AACGTGGCTTCACGAAATGGCGCGGCAATCTTGTTCTTCTTGTTGCGGGCGCGAGACGTGATCCCAATGATTTCCTTGGTCTTGGGATCCGGAATCTTCGTGACTTGCGCCACTTCCATACCGATGGTCGAGTGAAACCGAATCGGCTTCTCGGCGATCATTGCCGTCTTCTCGGCGAACGCCATCGCATCGATCTTGTCCTTGTACTGGTTGACGATCACGAGAGCGATGTCGAGGTTCGAGATCTTCTTCGTGATGCGGCGAAGTCCCCTGGACATGACGCGCGCGTGCCCGCCAATGCCGCCCTTGTCGTCTTCTTCGGCCTGGGTGGAGATGCCAGCGACGCTATCGAGCACAATCGTCACGAGGCAGTCGGGGTCTTCCTCGCGGACGTACTTGACGACCTCTTCGATGTACGTGATGCACTCATCCAGGGTGTCCGGCTCCAGCACAATCAAGCTGGCGCAGTCAATGCCGATCGCCGCGGCCCGGTCCGGGTCGAGGGCGTACTCAGCGTCAATTAAGATAGCCACCCCGCCCAGGCGCTGCGTCTCTGCAAGGATGTGGTAGCAGATGGTCGTCTTGCCTGTGGACGAGTGGCCAAAGAACGAGCACACACGGCCGCACGGAATGCCTGGGTGACCGATGGTCATGTCGATTAGCGGGTGCTGTGTGGAGATGAACCGCTTGGGCTTGCTGGTGATGTCCTCACTCAGCATCTTCGCTCGACCACCCATCTTACTGACGATGCCCCGCGCCCGCGCGGCGCTTGTTCCTTTGCCGCTGCTGCTATCTGGCCTAGCAACCGACCGGGACTTTCGCGTGCGGGTAACTGTAGCTGTCAACACTCATCTCCTGACGGACAAAGAGGGCAGCACCGGGGAGGTGCTGCCCTCTCGTTATTGGTTGCCTGGCGTGGGCCGCTAGTTAGCGAGCCGCGCGCTGCAGCCGGTCGTTGATGCGACCGCGGCGATCGCTCTGGCTGACGCGACGGACGCTCGGTGCCGCAGCCGCGGGAGCGGCCTTGGTCTTCGAGGAGCGGCGGGGAGCGGGCTCCTCGTCTTCCTCGTCGTCGTCATCGTCCTCATCAATGTCCTCGTCCTCATCGACGTCTTCGTCGTCATCGATGTCTTCGTCTTCATCGGCTTCGTCCTCGTCCTCGTCGTCTTCTTCCTCGACGACACGGCGTGCCTTGGCCTTGGCCTTCGTGGCCGCGGGTGCCCGGCGAGGAGCGACGACTTCATCGTCGTCATCGTCTTCGTCATCGTCGTCGAAGTCGTCGTCGTCTTCGTCGAGGAAATCCGCGTTCCAGGCAGACTTCATGGCATCCCAGGAAGCATCCCGGAGCTCGCGCTCCACCACGTCGATGAGGGAGGGGACTTCGTTTTCCGCGGCGTAATCCACGAGGGCGTCCGGCCACGGCTGGTTGGTGCCACCCACGGTGATCGTGTGCTTGGTACCGTTCTTGCCGGAACCAACGCGCTCGTTGATGAAGACGCGGCCTTCGGTGTAGCTCAGCACGTCGCCGTACTCGTCATCGGCTTCGATGAATCCGAGAATGGCTTCAGCCTGCTGTTTGCCGAACGAGACCAGCTGCCAGCCCTTTTCGGGCTCCTTCACCACCCAGATGTAGGCGATGTAGCCGGCGCGAGCGTAGAAGTCCGCGGATTCTTCCTTGCTCATCGAGCGCGTCACCTGGCAGATGTAGCAGCGGTCGCCGGTGGTGCGGCGCGGGCAGGCGAACACCTTGCCTTCGGGCCCGATGTTCCAGTGCTTGAACAGCGGCACGAGCGGGCTGTCCTGGCCCTTCGGCGGCGGTCCGAAATAGAACCGGACCTTGCCTTCCGGGAACTTGTAGAAGGGCGAGGCGGACTTGATCGCGGCCTTGATCTTCTCCCGGTTGACTGTCCCGAACTTGCCGGCCAGGCGGTCGATGTTGGACTTTGCTTTCGTTGCAACAGCGGTACGAGTTGCCATGGTTCTCCTCAACTAACTTTCGCTGGGTGCGCCACCGGCTGTGAAGCTGTACTCGGTGCGCATGTTGGCGTTAACGGACTGAAGCATCTGGCCGCGGATGCGGAGTGCTTCGACGACGGCCTTGATGGTTTGACTGACGCTGATTCCCTCTTCTACCTGTGCTCTTGCCTCCTGCAAGCGTTCCTTCGCGATGTGAACTTCGCTGTCGACTGCGATAAGCGCCTTGACGCCTTCCTCAGTCGGGGTCTTACCGCCAACCGTGTAGGTGGGGTCGTTCTTGATACGCACGTAGGCACGGGCCTCGGCGTCTTTCAGGTCCTGTTCGGCGAGCTTCACGTCCTCGCGGTCGGAGCGTTCGTCGGCATCGGTCTCGGCCTGGAGCATTGCCCAGTACGCGAATGTGCTCGCGTGCTTGGCCATCGCTGCTGAGATGGATGCCGGAATGCTCGGAACACGCAGAAGACGTGCGAGCTTGTGCTCGGCTCCGTCCACTTCGACGAAGACTTCCCCGTCTCGGAAAATCCGCTTGATCTCCACGAACTCAACCTCCAGTCCGTCGATTATGACCTAGTGAATATTGACTGTCAACTACCGTACTGACTAGCACCGACTGAAGCCACAGAGCGGGTTCATGCACTTCATGCACCCCTCCGTGACGACCATCTCGTTGCTGCAGTCAGGGCAAAATTCGCCGGAGCTGAACGTCATCCCGAACTTGTCCTGGAGAGTCGAGATGTTCTCCGCGGTCATGGGGACCTCGATCTCGACCTTGTACTGCTCCAAAGACAGCGTGACCGGTCGCTTCTCGCGGAACCGGAGGAGCAGCCACCTGCCCAGGTAGTCGAGCGGGCTCGTCGCGGTCCGGATCTCCTTGTTGCTCGTCATGCCGGCCGGCTCGAACCGCGTGCCGATGAACTTCTCGCAAATGGCACCGAGCGGGACACCGTACTGCAGTCCCTGTGACAGGATGGTCACCAAGCCGTTGGCCCAGCCAGCGGTGGATGACCCTTCCTTCGACATCGTCAGGAACACTTCGCCGGGGCTGCCGTCCTCGTACAGGCCGACAGTGATGTAGCCTTCCTGGTCGCCGATGCGGAACTTGTGCACGAGGCCAGGTCGCTCGTCCGGGAGACGCACCCGCACAGCATCCGGCGGGCCCGAGAACTCCTGCGGGGCGATCGGCTCGACGTCGATAGTGCTCGGCTCATCGGACTTTGCGTCGACGTGGTACAGCGCCTGCTCACTCCGACTACCGTCGCGGTAGACAGACAGGCTCTTGAGGCCTTCCGTCCAGGCCAGCATGTACAAGTCATGGACGTCTTCGACCGTGGCCGAGTGCGGCATGTTCGCAGTCTTCGAGATAGACGAGTCGATGTGCTTCTGAGCCGCGGCCTGCATCAGTACGTGCTCGACCGCAGACACTTCGTTTGCGGTGATGTAGTAGTCAGGATGGTCGGGGTCAACCGCGCCGGCCCCACCGTCCAAGTAGTACGCTGCCGCGTGCTTGGTGAGCAGCAACGTCTTACCCATGCGGTTGTTGAGGAGCGTGCGGAAGTCGAAGTACGGCTCGATACCGCTCGACGCATCTGCGAGCAGCGACGTTGTGCCGGTCGGAGCCTGCGTCAGAAGGTAGCAGTTGCGTATGCCATGCGAAGCGATGTCCACCTGCAGCCAATAAGGCAGTGCCTTAATGAACGGCCGCTGCAAGTACTCTTCCCGGACGTACTCCGGGAATGCCCCTCGCTCTTTCGCCAGCTCGACGCTGCCCGTGTACGCTGCAATTTTCAGCGCCTCGTAGACGTCTTCGACGAAGGCAACGGCCTCCGGGCTTCCGTATCGCAGACGCAACGCAATCAGTGCATCCGCCAAACCCATCAGACCCAAGCCCATGCGGCGGATGCGCTTCTGCGAGTCCTCGCACTCAGGCAACGGGTAGCTGGAGAGGTCTACGACGTTATCCATGAAGCGGACAGCAGTGTGGACATCGCTGCAAAACGCGTTGCGGTTGAACAGTTCGTCGGCGTTGATGTACTTCGAGATGTCAAACGCGCCCAGGAGGCAGGCCCCGTAGGGGCCGAGGGGCTGTTCGCCGCACGGATTGGTGCTGACCAGATCCTCGAAGTACGCGGAGTTCGCCATGTCGTTGGCGCGCTCCATGAAGTAGATGCCTGGCTCCGCACTGGCCCAGGCGGCGTGGATGATCTTGTCCCAGATCTCTTTCGCCCGGACGGTTCGAACAACTTCGTCCTGCCACACGAGGTCCCAAGGCAGGTCGTTGATGACGGCATCCATGAAGCCGTTCGAAATGCAGACGCTGATGTTGCAGCCTTCGAGCACGCCAGGCGCGCGCTTGGCGTCGATGAACGCCTCCAGGTCCGGGTGGTCGTCATTGAGCATGATCATGGCTGCGCCGCGGCGAGACCCGCCCTGCTGGATCACCTTGTGAGTGATGTGGCTAAACGGCTCCGCCCAGTTGACCGGACCGGAACTCACACCATTGACGCTCCGAACTATGGCTCCACTCGGGCGGAGCGTGCTGAGGTTGATACCAACACCGCCGCCGGCCTTCTGGATGCGTGCCCAGTCCAGTAACGACTTCCCGAGGATGCCTTCGACGCTGTCCTCTGGGCTCGGGATGACGTAGCAGTTCATCGTCGTGACCGCATCTGCCCCGCCCATGCCGCTAAGGATCCGGCCAGCCGGCACGAACTTGAAGTCATCGAGCAAGTGGTAGTACTTGGCTGCCCAGGATGCGTCGCGATCGCCCTTGGCGACTGCCTGAGATACTCGTCGCCACATCTGTTCTGGCGTTTCTTCGACGACGTCTCCGCTGAGGGAGCGCAAGGCATAACGGTCCTTGAAGACCGCGAGCTGATGGTCGGTGTAAGGCAAGACTTCCTCTTTACGCAGCGAGTTTTCCGCCAGGATGGGAGACGCTGTTGTCCCCCCAGTACCTGCCGAGCTTGACGTCTGACTCCAGGGCCCAGTCGGACCCAAGGCAGAATCTCGGGACTCTCTTCATGACTTCTTGAACACGCGCCCCGGCTTCAACCGCGTGACGCTCAGGAACTTCAAAGAAGAGTGCATCGTGGAGAGTCATTGTAAACCTCACACCCATCTTCAGTAAAGCGTCATCCGGATACAGGAGGAGCTTGATAGTTGACATCGACAAGCTGTCGCTGCCGGCACTCTGGATGGGGAAGTTGACGGACACGCGCTTCAGGTGAGAGTGGCGCTTCTTCCACTGCGGGTCTGCCCGGTTCGGGGTCTTCAGTTCCGGGAGATGCCGGCGACGCATCCAGACGGAGTCGACGTAGCCGCGCTTCTGGGCTTCCCACTGGGTCTTCCTGATCCATTGGTAGACCTTCTTGTACGCTTTGAACCATGCAGCCAGGTACTTCTCGGCTTCCTCGATCGTGATGTCGAGCCGGAAGGCCAGGGTGTACGCACCGCCGCCGTAGAGGACCAAGAAATTGATCGTCTTGGCCTTGTTCCGCATGTCATACGTGACCTTCTCGACAGGCACGTTGAACATGAACGCAGCGGTTTGCTCGTGCATGCCGAGCGCGATGGCCATGGCCATCTTCTCGTCGCCCGACAGCCGCGCGGCGATATTCAGCTCAAGCTGGCTGTAGTCCACTTCCCCGAACACCATGCCCGGAGGTGGCACGAACATGGAACGAATCTCTTCGACCTTGGCGATGTTCTGCGTGTTCGGGTCTCCGGTGCTGAGACGCCCGGACTCGGTGCCGTCCACGCGGTAGTTGGTGTGGATGCGGCCATCGTCCTGGACCCACTGGATAAGACCGCGGGACTTGCCCCACCCACCCAGGAAGTCCTTCTTGATCTTGACCAGCTTCTTGAGGTCGTAGAGCGTCTCAACGACAGGATGTTCGCTTTTCAACTTCGCCAGGGCAGGTAGCGCAGTACTCGGAGCGCCCTTCTTCGTGGTGAGGACGACAGGCAGCTGAAGGTCTGTGTACAGGAACTTCTGCAGCTGCTGTGCTGAGGTGTAGGAGACCTCGGAGCCGGCCACGTTCCAGAACTCCTGCTCGGCCGCGGCGATCTTGTCGCGGTACTGCTCGTCCAGGAATGAGAGTTTGTCCTGGTCAATCAAAACACCGTTGTGCTCGATCTCCTGGAGGGCGTGGACCATCGGCATCGTGATGTTGCGGTAGATGGCCTCTCCGCCTTCGAGGCCCCAGTCCACCCACGGCATGTACTGGCGTGCAGTCGTCATCGGCGCGCCGGCCTGTAGAACGGGCCACCCACGCCGTGGCTGTCCGAAGATAGCTTCTGCATGTTGACTTCGTGCACACGGAGGACACAGTCGACGTCCGCAGCGGCGTAGTTCCAGAGGTAGTCTGTGGGGATCCCGGCGTAGCCCCAGGCAACCCCGTGCGGACTCAATTCCTTCATCATCTCGCGGATAGCGGGGTCATCCTTGAACGACTCGTAGCGAGGCATGTTCGTGAACATGATTCGCTGGTGTTCGAGCGAGTGCGGTCGTTCCTCGTGGTGTATCGCGTAGCCGTACTGGCTGTCGTCGTAGTAGTTCGTGACACGGCAGTTGAGGGCGTACCTTGCCCAGGCCAGGTCGAACTTCCCGTTCGCGGCAACCTTGTCCGCGCTGGAAGTCAAGATGTCCCTGATGCAGTCTTCGACGAAGCGTTTCTCTTTCGTCGTCCAGATCTCTTCCAGGTGCCACCCGACCAGTGGGATGGTGAACCCTTCTGCGGCCTGGCAGGCGAAGCTCGCGCAAAGTATCTGCGCCATCGGGGCCCGAGGATTCAAGCCACCGCGACGGTTGTCCCATGTCTCGAAGTCGAACGCGACCAGCGGTTCTTCGACGAGAATGTCTCGAACACACTCGACTTCATCCACATCGAGCGCGACGGAATATTCGCCAAGCTCAGGAGTCTCCACGCCTTCGGCCACGCGCGCCGCTTTGGCAATGTCAGCGATGATGTACTCGATGTTGCCAGCGTTGTGGAACAGCGACGCCGGGGAGAAGGTAGCTACGGCCGGAATGCCCCACTCGGTATCGAACACCGAACCGTGCTGAGCCGTGATGCCTTCCTTGCGGAGGATGGACCAGAGTGCACCGGTCCCCATAGGAACGATGACCGCGGGCTTGGTCGCAGCGATGTCCTGCTCCAGGTACGGCCGGCAGGCTTCCTGCTCCTTCCGGTTCGTTGCACGTCCCGGCAGGTGGCAACGATTGGCCCCAACGATGAAGACGTCGTCGGTGTTCACCCCGGCACGCCGGACGGCTTCCATCAGCTGCGTGCCGATGTCTCCGGTGGCGTACTCACCCATGTTGTCGTCGTCACGCGATGGTGCGTCGACGACGATCATCATCAACGGCTGTTGGGGTTCGCCTACGCCGTTGACGATGCGCTTGCGCGTATCTGCTCGCGTCGGCGCACCCTTCTTGGAGGCAGGGCAGAGGTTGCAACTGGTGACCTTGCAGGCTTTCATGCTGCAGCTCCTTCCCTGAACCTGAAATACGCTGAAGGCGAGTACGGAATGGCTTCTTTGAGGAGCTGACGTGTTGTGAGCTCCGGAAGACTTCCAGGGTCTTCGCCATCAGGCAAAGTAACGACACCTACGTCGAATCGTTTACTGAGTATGCGCGCAGTTGCCCATGTCGCGTCAAGTGCATCGTTGTCGTACGCGATGAGTACTCGCTTGACGTTCGCATGAGTGAGTAGCGACACCTGCTTCCGGCTGATCTTCTTGCCGAAGCTTGCGACAGCAACATCAGGCAGCTTGAGTGCGTCGAAGGGCCCCTCGACCAGGACGATCTCGTCACGACCCCACAACCGGTCCAGGTTCAGCAGGTAGTTCGACTGCTTGTTCCCGAACGGAGTCAGCTTGGTGCGCTCGACATCGTCAGACAGCGACCGGGCTACCCAGGTTACCAGGGTGTCAAACCAGTAGACCGGAACGACCACGCGGTTGCGGTACCTGCCTGTAGCGCAGTAGCCGAGCTTGTAGTCCAACGCAACGGACGGAAGAATCCCGCGCTTTGTGGACCGCAGGTACTTCCAGAAGCGTTTGTTTTCCCTGGTTTCGGGGAAGGATAAGAACTTGAACCCTTCCGGATAGTCGATCTCCGGGCCGATCTCCGAGTCAGCGTTCAGCCGTCCCCGGCGCAGGACGGTCGTCTTGTTTCTGTCGTCGAGAATGAGGCGGACAGCCTCATGCAGCGAGAGACCCGCGACCGACTCAATGAGGTCAGTCAACCCGCCGCGCTCACCACACTTGTGGCAGAGCCAACGCTTTGAGTTCTTGTTCACGTACATCTTCTGCTTGCCGCCGCAGAGCAAGCAGTCGAGGTTGAGTTCGTACGGAAGTTCGCTAATGCTGGCGCGGTTGCGCAGGAACCCGGCGACATCGAAGCGCCTGATGGCGATGTCCAGCGCGCTCACTCGCCACCGCCTCCTTCGGCGTCTTCGCCGACGCGAGAGCCGGTGGTGTTCTCGACAAACCGTGCGTAGGCGAAATCGGTGTTGACCAGGATCTGCTCGCCCTGGCCGTTGTTTCGGCACTTGGCCATGTAGAGGCGCGCTTCGCCGACCTCTTTCTCAGCATCGGTCTGCGCCTGGGCGATGATGTAGTCGGCCGTCATGGCCTTCGAGAAGTCCTCGGACAGGTGCTCGATCGTGATGATCTTCTTCCGGAGCGCGAGCCGGTTGGTTTGGGATGCGGTCCAGAGCCGGACGTTTCTCGTCACGGCGAGGTTGCGCAGTTCCTTGTAGACGGCGTTCGTGTCATCGCGCCGATTTCCGGTCCGCTTCAAGGGCGCGACGATGTCCGCGTAGTCCACGACCACCAGGTCGAAAACCACGCCGCGTTCCTCGAAGTGGTCCAGAACCGCGGTAAGGTCGTGGACGTTCGCGCCGCTGTCCGGGTAGCGCTTCACCACGAACCGTGCATCCACGCCGTTAACCTTCTGATACCTCTGGACCCTCCTGGTGAAGACGTCCGGTTTCATGAACGGGATTTCGGTGACAGGCGTCTTCACGATCGGTGCGTAGAAGCGCTGGAGAATGCGCGGCTCTGCCATCTCGAAGCTGAAGTAGATGACGTTGCGATTGCGCGTCCACGCTACGCGGGAGGCGTGGGTCAGCCACTGCGACTTGCCGTGGCCCGGCGGTGCAAGGTAGACGCACATCTCTCCCGGCCGCGACCCGCCCATGAGGATGTCGTCCAGCCCGCCGATGCCTGTCGGCAGTGCGAGCCCATCGTCCAGGAACTGAGCAGCGATGAGCTCGAAGGTCGCGGCCAGGTCCTTGCTGGAGTCAATCGCGGTCTCAGCGTCACCGGTCGTGCTGGTGGTGAGGTCCGTAAGGCCCGACGTGAGGACGTCGCGGATCTCTTCGAAGTCCCCATCGTCCAGGGCGTCTGCGTAGTTCTGCATGACGACCTCGGACTGCCTGCGGCGGAGGTAGTCCTCGCCGAAGTCAACCAGGAACGGGAGCGTGCCCTCGTCCGGGGCCGGCGTGAAGTACAGGTCCTGGCAGATGTCCTTGTCGAAACTGTTGGACTCTTTGCGGGCCGCAAGCATGAGCTTGAAGGCCGCTTCGGTGAGCGGGACTTCGTACTTGGCGTAGTACTCGACGCATTGCTCCAGGAACCACGCCTCTTCGGGGTTCTCGTAGGTGCCGGGGTTGATGATCCGGCCGTACCGCTTGATGAACTCCGAGTTGTGAGAGGCGAGCCAGTAGAAGTGCTTCTCGAACAGCTTGTCCTGTTGTCTAGCCATACGACATGGCCTTCGCGAACGCTGCTTGCTTCGCGCGCAGCGCCTTCCGCTCTTCGGGCGTCAGCACCTTGACCGGGTAAGGCCGCTTGATGTCGGTGATGTCTTCGTCCTCCCAACCTTCGATGTCCTTCATGTCCTCCTCGGTCAGCTCCCGTACTCGCTGGACGGGCTGCTTGACCTCCGGGACCGGGAAGTGGGCATCGAGGCCCATGCGCTTCATCAGCCGCTGGATGTAGGTGCGGTCGGTGGAGTTGTCCGCGTACTCCTCCAGGATGGCCGGGAGGTTCTTCTGGAAGGTCACGAGCGTTCGGCCGTAGTTGTCGACGGCCTCACCGGCCCAGTCGACGACGAAGAAGAGCAACGGCCCCATCAGTTGCTTGAAGGTGGCGTCGCGCACGAGGTTGCGCGCGGCGCGCTCGTTTGCGACCTTCGCGCCGGCATGGGCCATTCCGATGTCCGTCTTGCTGCCCTTGGCCGCGGTGGCTTTGTAGAAGAAGTCGAGCACGAGGCTGGCCTGGCTGCCGATGGTCTTCTTTGCGAGCAGCGCGGCAACGTTTGAAGCCGGCACGGGGACCAGGGCGGGGTCTCGCAGCCACAGGGTCAGCTCGTTTTCATCCACAGGTTGGTCCTCCACGCAGGTGACGAAGTGCAACTTGATTACGGCGTTTGTCTGGTCGAGCTCGACAAGCCCGAAATGCACGAGCCGCGTCATCCGGCGGCGTACGGTCGCTTCAAGACAGCCGAGCCGACGCGCGAGGTCTGTATAGGCGACGAAGGGGCCGTCTTCCTGCCCGCCTGCCCAGGTACGCCTGAGCTCCAGGTAGAGGCCGGCGGTAGGCTTCTCTTCACGGAACGCCAGGAAGAGCTGGCGCTCCTCGTCTCGCGTAAGCTCTGGCCGAAGCGTCGAGAAAGCGGCCTGGAGGAGGATGTCTCCCTTGCCGCGAAAGGTCTCGACGGTTAGATGGCTGCGGGTGGCTTGGTTGACCTTCCAGACGAAGTCCTTGCCGTTGGCTTCTTGCTGCTTGGTCAACCACCCGGCCCGTTCCAGGGCTGCGAGTGCACGCTTGTACGTCTCACGAGGAAGTCCAAGGCTGGCCGCTTCAGCTGAGATAGACAGAAGCCTCATCCCTCGCTGGGCGCGTAGGCTGGCGTAGACCTTCTTCGCGTTGACCTGACTCTTGTCGAAACCTGGGTTGGTTTCGTTGAGGCGCTCGTGGTTCAACTCTCCTAGACGATTGACCACGTAATGTGCTGGGCGATGAGACACGTCTTCGGTTCCCTCCTCCTCCGAGTTGACAGAGAAATACTCAGTCAGGATCGTCAGAGTACACAGACGTCTGGGCGGTAGTCAACTGGGACTGACCACGACTGACCGGTTTTCCAAAGTAGAAGATCTTCGATCTTCTCTATATAGATCTTAGGAAAACCGGTCAGTACCCGGTCAGTCAAAACGATTGTTTTCGGCCCAGAATGAGACCTCTCGGAGCCAGTCAGAGTTGACAGTCAGAGTACGGTACGGTAACGTTTGAGATGACAGAAGCAAACAGTCTGCCGCCCAGACGGGGCCCAGACTGGCTGCTCAGTGGGTCGTAGTACCTCGTGAAGGAGTCTTTGCTTACCTTTCCCCTCCTTCCCCTCCTTTCTCCCTCCTCTGTCGCTCCGATCGAAGTACTACGACCCACTGAGCAGCCAAATCACCCAGAAGACAGAGGTTGGAATGGCTAAGAAGAAGAAGGGTCAGCGAACTCTCGAACCAATCTCCCAGAACTACTCAGGCCCGTTCAGCGAGACGGAGCTCCAGTACCTCCAGCGGAAGATCAGCTGCGCAGGTGAGATGAAGAGCAAGGTCCGGCGGTTCCTCGATTGGTGGGATTGGCAGAGCGAAGACGACACCACCGGGCAGGGAGTCATCCTGGTAGAGGACCTGCGTAAGGCAATGGAGGACTACCTCAACTGCGTGCCAGCGACACCACCGCACCGCATCGGCCTGGTCATCTGGCCGTGGAAGTGGTCTCGACTGCTCGGCAAAGGGTGGTTCGCGTGAGCCGCTACGCGCAGGACACGTCTGTCCCCATCGAACGCTCGCGCGTCGAGATCGAGAAGCTCCTGGACCGCTACGGTGCTGACCAGACCATGCAGGGCCGTGACGGGCTTACGTCGTTCCTGGCGTTCCGAATCAATGGCCGGCAGGTACGGATGAAACTGGAGATGCTCCAGCCAGACGACCGTGAGTTCACCCACACCCCAACCGGCCAGCGGCGTACAGCCATCCAGGCCAAGGCGGCGTGGGACCAGTCCTGCAAGGCGCGCTGGCGCTCGCTCGCCCTGGTAATCAAGGCGAAGCTCGAAGCGATTGAGTGCGGTATTTCCACGATCGAGGACGAGTTCTTGAGCTTCATCATGCTGCCTGATGGGTCGTCTGTTGGAGACTACATGGTTCCTCAAATCCAGGAGACCTACGAGACCGGGCGAATGCCGGCTGGGCTTCCTGGGTTCAACCAACTTCAACTCGCTGCGGCCAGCCAGTAGTTGGCCAAGAGGCGGAAGCGCAAAGGACCACAGTCACCGGCGCGTAAGGCGTACTTGCGTAATCGCCGGGCGAAGAAAGCGGCGCGCTATCAGGACTGTGCGGTCAACGACTTCAACAACAAAGCCTGGTACAGAGTGCTCGCGCGATTCAACTACGAGTGCGCCTACTGCCTGAAATCCTCGACCCCACGCTACCGACCAGATGGCACGCGAATCGCTCCGTCGTGGATCAGCAGGGACCACGTGGTGCCTGTGTCGAGGGGCGGCGACAACACCGAGTTGAATGTCGTGCCAGCCTGTCGGCGGTGCAATGAGTCGAAAGGTTCGAGGCTCGTGAACGAGTGGACAAAGGACTGGCCCGCCCTAGCGGACGCCGCTTAGAGCGCGTCTACGGACCGTGCGAGCGCACAGTCCAGGTGCTCGCAGCCATCGCAAGGCGTCTCTGTGAAGTGGAGCTTGCGCCAGGCCGTTGCTGACTCCACGAGCGCTGCTGCCGCTTCCTGCCGCTTTCGCGTAGCCAGACGCTCAGCGTCATGCGCGGCCCACTTGGCGCGCATGACGGCATCTTGTTCGGCCTGGCGGGAAGCTTTCTTCTCCCAGTCGTGCTTGCCGCACCAGTACCGCTGCTCTTTATCGGCGTGCCCGTGCAGGCCATCCCCGACCTGGTGCCCGTAGATGTCCCAACCAGACAGCTCGACGGTTGCTGGCAGTCCGCAGACAGAGTCCCACACGCCGTGCCACACACGCGCGCGGCAGTACTTCGCGAAGTCGTACCCATAGCAGCGATTGCAGAAGCGGGAGGCCCCGCGTTTTCGGAACTCTTCGAATACGGGGCCCTCGTTGTTTCCTGTTAGCGGTATGAGATAGTGCCTCGGCCGCTTCTCGTCGGCTGTACGCGAGAATGTGCAGAGACCCTTGGGGTTCGTGATCTCTTGCAGCAGCGGGTTGCTTTCGTTGTGTACCCGTTCGAGCTTCGTCACTGGTTGACCCTCTTAGCTGCGATGCGCTCGCACTTGCGGCAGCGGATGTCGCTACCAAGAGGGAGGTGCTGAGCCACGGGCGGGATGAGCGCCCCGCAATACGTCCGCGTCTTCCCTTCGTCGTAACTGTGCACGGTCGAGCAGATGTAGGTGCGTTTGTTCCACCATTCGATATTGGTCGGCATCAGTCAGGCATCCCCATGATGAGTCCGTGCTGCTGCAGCTTGTAGAGTGCCATTTTGGTGGCGTTCATCGACAGGCCGGCCATCCGGGCCAGATCACCGAAAGAGAGGGGCACAGCAGTGCTGTGCGCTGTTTCAAGGGCACTCCACACGGCCTGCTCGTTTTGAGTCAAGCTCATGCGCCAAGCTGTCGTGAGCTTAGCGGATCCGTCAACCACGAGGTTGACTCGAACATCTCGCAAAGACAAAAGACTCATGCTGCCTCCAGTGCGACGCCGGCGAGCTTACGCATCGCGACGCTGTCGCCAATGTCCGGGACCGAGTTCGAAACGATGTAGTCGACCTGCTCGCTCTTCAGTGCCTTCATGCGTGCGCGGGTATGCGCCGTGAGGTTCCTGTTCTGCAGGTCGTTGAAGTCGAAGTACAGGCAGTACGGGTGGATGCCCTGGCGAACGCCACGGCCGATGGTCTGGATGACGTTGTGCGGCGCTTTGCCTCCACCAGCGTTGATGATGCAGGTGAGGTTGGGGATGTCGAGACCCTCTTTCGACACGGTTGAGATGAAGCCAGGAATCTTCCCTGAGTTCACCCGGTTCTGGACAGAGCGCCGCTTCGCCGACGTAACCGACCCGCGCAGGAACGGCCATCCAAGCATCTCGGAGAGCAACTCCCCGTGCTCGATGCGCGTGACTGTGATGAGCGTGGGCAGCTTCGCTGCCTTGGCCGCGGTAGCGATCTCGCGTATAGCCTCGTTGCGGTACTCGTTGACGATGACCGCGGAGTTGTAGACGTCCTGGTACTTCTCAAGCCCCTGCAGTTTGCCGGGGATCTTCGGTTCGTCCTTGTTGCCTGGGTAGTTCAGGAACCAAGCGAGCGGCTTGACGGAGATGCCCGCTTCGACCGCATCGACCAGCGAGAAGTCGTAGATGATCTCTCCGGTCGCCCCGATGAGGACCAGTTCACTGCCAGGCGGGTTGGTGAACGGAGTCGCATCAAAACCAAACCGGAAGTACGCAGGACATGCCTCGACCACGCTGAGCCACGAGCTCGCCTTGGCGTGCTTGGCTTCGTCGATGATGAGCATGTCGAAGGTCGCGAGCAGGTCGAGCGTCTCTTGACGGATCTGGTCCTTCTCTTCGCCCAGGAGGATTACATCCTCGTACGCGTCTTCGGTCAGGTCGCCGGTGAGAAGCTGTTCCTTGATGTCCTGCATCTGTGCCTTGGTCCAGCCGCCTTCAAGCCGGCGAAGCAGGGTCTGGAAGGTTGCGACGACCACATCGTCGGGTTCCCACACACCGTCACCGATGACACCGATCGGAAGGTTCGGGAGACGTTCGTTCAGGCGCTTCACCGCTTGGTTCAGGAGGTCTTTCGACGGAACCAGGACCAGTGTCGGGACACCGAAAGCGTAGCTGAGCCCCCCCAGCACTTCCGTCTTCCCGAAGCCTGTCGATGCCTTGCAGATCCCGCGGTGCTTCTCGGTGGCGATTTTGATCGCTTCGATTTGCTGCTCGCGCAACTCGATACCAGACAGTGCCACGTCAGGGATGATCTCGTCGGCGGGCATCTCCCGTTCATCCACAACGACCACATCGTACTTGAGCTTCCGCAGCCGTTCGACGACGCGCGGGACCAGGCCGGTCGGCAACTGCTTGCGCCGGGTGTTGTACACCTTGTTGTAGCCGTCCCACATGTGGCGCTTGAAGAGTCTGCTGAACTGGTAGCCCTCGGGGCGGAACCGAGTCATCTCAGTGATGACGTCCGTGGGGATGTCTCCGCTGAGCTTGGTGTTGACGTTTCCTAGCGTGAACGTGATGGGCATGTTGGCTCCTTGATATGGAGAGAGCCCCGTCCCATATGCGCATTCAACGCGCACTGGGTGCGGGGCTCTCAAGCGCTCCAAGAGCTAGTGTCAACTAGCTTGGGCAGACTGTCAACTAGGAAGACGCCGGTTCTGGCAACTTCACGGCCGATCCGGTGATGGCGTTGACGTTCTCCAGGATGGACCCGAGAAGGCCGAGGCACATTGCACTGCCGGCAGCCCAGAACGCACCGGTGATGATGGTGTCGTAGGCGGTCCCTGCCGCGGCTGCGGACATCGCCGCGAGAACGAGGAAGGTGATGCCGAAGGGCATGGTTTTCGTGATGAAGATGTCAGCGACGCGCTGCGGGCGGAAGGTGCCCATCTTGAGGGCACGAGCCGCACCCATCAGAAGGTCACCAAAGACGAGCGCCAGGAAGGCGAGCATGAGCGGGAGAGGGAACTGGTTCAGGATTTCCAACGTATGTCCTTTGTCGTTCTGTCGGGCCCTGTTAGGCCCTTTGCGACGCAGCTGCAGCTGCAGCAGCTTTGTCTTTGGCGTCGAGGCGGGCGATGGTTCGAGCCAATTCGCTCTTGTAGATGTCGGAGTCCTTGGGTACGCCCTTGAACCTGCGGCTGACCGACATCTTGGCACGCCACTCCAGTGAGAAGGGTTCGCGTTTCTTACCCCTCTGCCGGTCCTGGTGATAGGTCCGGGCCTTTTCGCTGGTGCGGAGTGACTCGCTGATGGCTTCCTTGTGTTTTTCCGTGAGGGTGGAACCCTTCGGCCTGGCCATTACTGGCCGGCGATCTGGGCTGCGTCCTCCAGGGACTGTGCGTCGGTGGGCTTGGCACCCTTCGGCTTGTTGCCGCGGAGCGGCGTGATGGCTTCGACAGCCGTGTCATATACGGCCTCGCCGTCATCGGCGGGGCCGGCTTCGGCTACGACTTCGGCTACGACTTCGACTTCGGCTTCGGCCGGTTCGTCCAAGTCAGTGACGGGCAGGTCATCGAGGTTGATCTCGTCCGTGAAGTCGTAGCGCCGGAGAGCGTCTCCCGTTTCTTCGACCTCGCCCAGGTACCAGCTCGTGAACGAGCCGTTCTCCAGGCGCACGATGGCGCGATCCTGGATCCCGGTCGGGTCCGCGCCGGCGACGAACTGCTCAATGAGACCGCGTTCGTTGGTCTGTTTGTTTCTTGCGGGACTGTAACTCAAGTTGAGTGTTCCTTTCAGGTTACATTGACTATCTGAAGATTAACACAACTGAGCACTCAAGGTGACCTAAACCGTATACTGTCGAAGTGACAGATGAATCGCAGAGCACGTCAACTGTAGTGCAGGTAGGGCGCGGGTCCAGTAACCGGATCGCGCACATGGCTATCCTGAAGTCTGAATACAAGGACGAGATCGACTCGATGCTTTTCGTTGAGAAGCTCGCAGTCGCCAAGGTGCATCAGCACCTCACTGACCTTGGAGAAAAGGACATCAATTACATGGCGCTGCTGCGGTACAAGCAGAGCGCTGAAAAGGGCAACGTCCCGCGCGTCGTATTGGAGACGAGCCAGGAAGAAGCTAAGCGAACGTGGGACGTGCTGAGCAAGATCATCCGAGGCGCGGAAGACTTCATCGCTGCCGGCGGTGTCCCAAACATCCAGGACGCGCTCCGTGCTGCGAAGCTGCAGGCGGACCTCATGGCGCGGTGGGGTATCGACTTCAACATCCAGGCCACGGACACGGCCAAGCGGATGCTGACGCATCTCGTCGAAGACATCATTCTTCCAATCGTTACCGAGGACCAGAAGGTACTGATCGCTGAAGCGATCGCGGCCGACTACGAGCTCTCGGAATGGGTGATGCTGGAGTCAAGCTAGCCTTGGCCACGCCTCGACCGAAGAAGGAAGACAAGGAGTGGCGACCGCATACCGGGCTGGTCAGTCTCTTCGCGACGCAGGAGCAGTCTGACCTCGTAGCTGGCTTGCAAGACGACTACATCCACGAGCTTCCGTCGTTCGAAGATTTCGTGACGTCACCCAAGTACCTCGGCCAGCCGCCACCCTCGTCCAGGCAGCGCGCAGCTGTCCTCGCAGTCATCGGTGAAGACCCGTACAAGCTCTTCTTCGACACTACCCTGCCGAACGAAGGCGTCCTAGCGTACGGGAAGGGCTCGGGGAAGGACTTCATCGTGAGTGAGGTCCTCGCCTATCTCGTGTACATCGTGCTGTGCATGCGTGACCCGTGGACCATGCTGGGCCAGGCCCAGGACGAGCCTCTCGATATCTGCAACGTGGCCACGAACGCTGAGCAGGCGCACTCCGTGTTCTTCGCCAAGCTGAAGGCGCGTCTTGAGCGCCCGTGCTTCTCGGAGTTCGAGCCGCAGTTCACGAAGGGCAAGATCGAGTTCGCGGCCAAGCCGAAAATCACTCTCTGGTCTCTTCACAGCCAAGCTGAAGGGTGGGAAGGCAAGAACGTCCTCGCCTGGGTCATGGACGAGGCGAGCGCTTTCCGCACGGTCGGGGGCAAGGACAACGCCGCCGAGGTCTACAAGTCGCTCAGGTCGTCCGCGATGTCACGCTTCGGCTGGATGCACTGGCTGGGCATGATTATCTCGTTCCCGCGCAAGCAGCAGGGCGACTTCACCCTGAGCAAGTACGAGGCGTCGCTCACGAACCCGAACATCTTCGGCGACCGCGGTGCGACCTGGGAGGTCAACCCGCGCTGGGAGAAGGGCCACCCGCTCTATCAGCCGACCTCCGACGTCTGGGTCACCATCGAGGACCTCAACATCCAGGTGCCCCAGGAGTTCGAGGAGGACTTCCTGGCGGACGGCATCGACGCCCTGACGCGCTACAAGGCCGAGCCGCCGCTGACCGAGGGCGGCTTCTTCGAGAACCCGCACACCATCACCGAGGCCATCGACAAGAACCTCCAGCCCATCATCGCGAGCGTCGGCGAACGCATGGAGATCATCGAGCACGCCGTCGACAACCCCGTGCGCAGGTACGTCACGCGCGAACTGGAGTACCTGCCGCCCGTCGTCGAGGGCCGGCCCTACTTCATGCACGCCGACCCCGGCGTGGTGAAGGACTCGTTCACCATCGCGGTCGCGCACACGATGCCCGAGACGAAGGTCGTCACCCAGGCGAAGGGCGACGCGCTGGAGATCCCGCGGGTGGTCGTGGACTTCGTCCTCAGCTGGGACCCGCGGCCGAACCGGCCGGTGGACTACCTCAACGTGGACGAGGTCATCAAGCAGATCGTGAAGTTCTACGGCATCAAGCGGTTCACCGCGGACCGCTGGAACTCGGTCCACACCATCCAGACGCTGGTCGAGCTCGGGGTCGACGCGTCGGACATGAACTTCTCGAACCCCGACCAGCTGGCGATGTACCGCTACCTCCGGCTCTGCTTCTACAACGACATGATCTCGCTCGCGCCAGGGGACGAGCCCACCCAGAACGAGTTGAAGTTCATCAAGCAGAAGGACGGGAAGATCATCCACGACATCTACGGCAAGGACCGCGCCGACGCGGTTGCCGCGGTCGTCTGGAACGCGGCCGGCAGGCAGTACTCGAAGGTGAAGGACCTGGTGCGAAAGACCGTTCAGGGTGGACGTTTGGGTGCTGCCCCACCGAAGTCGTGGGGAATTGTACGCACGAAGCTGGTATAGTAGTCTAACTGAAGTAAGGTATGGTGCCTAATTGAATACAACGATCCTCACTGACCGTCTGATGCTCGACGGGTACATCCAGGAGTCTGACTACTTTCCCGGTCACTTCTACGTCGGCGACACTGGCCGCAACACGGCGCACGCGCTCGAAGAGATGCGCAAGAAAGTCCTCGCCTACGTCTCCGACGACGCCCGCCCGTACACCGTGGAGTTCACGGTGAAGGTGGGTTTCACCGAAGGCGCTCCTGCCACGGACCAGACGGTCATACGTACCGGTGAGGTCGGCATTCAGCCGGCATGGATGAACATCGCGTCGTCGCCCGACCTTCCCGAGGTTCCGGAATCGAACGTAACCATGGAAGCCAAGGGCCTCATCTTCTCGCGCAGCGGCGACTTCTTCATGACGAAGCCCGACAACTCGGAGATCGACCTCATTGGTCGGATGAACGCGACGCTCGTGCGGTCTCTGCAGCCGTTCATGCCGTACAAGCGCTCGCTCTACGTTGAACTGAGCCTGGCCGTCGGCCAGTCGAAGAAGCAGGTCGCGGCCGACGCCTGATGCTGTTCGAGAACCTTCCTGAAGGCAAGTTTCGTTGCGTGGAGGTAGACCCTCCCTGGCAGTACCAGGACAACCTTCCTGGGAAGGGCCGCGGTGCGACTAAGCACTACCGCACGCTGACTGTCGCGGAAGTGGCGATGCTCCCGATCCCGGACCTGGCTGAAGACGATGCTCACCTCTGGGTGTGGACCACCAACCAGTTCATGCGCGAGACGTTCTCGCTCATCGAGCACTGGGGGTTCACGTTCAAGGCTCCGCTCACGTGGGGAAAGACGACGGACGATGGCCTGCGGCCGCGCATCGGGATGGGCCACTACCTGCGGAACAATACAGAGCACTGCTTCATGGCCGTGCGCGGGAAGCTGCCGGCCCTTTCGCCCAGGAACGTTCCGTCGTACTTCCTGGCCCCGCGGGGCCGGCACTCCCACAAGCCTGACGAAGCGTACCGCATCATCAGGCGAGTGAGTCCGGGCCCTTACCTGTCTCTCTTCCAGCGAACGCCGCGGGAAGAGTTTGTGATTTGGGGCGACCAAGCACCGGAAGGCCAGGCGGACGCCGCGTGAACCGAGCGGTGCGTTGTGCCCATTGCTTTCAGACCGGTGGCACGTTTCGGAGTGCCACTATGGATGTCCTTGTTCACGATCGCTGTTACGCAATCTACGAGATGGGTCACGGCCTTGAAGAGAGTGACCTGGAGAGTAGTCCGAGCCTCGGCTCTGCAAGAGTGGCCGAAGCCACTCAAGTGCTTTCTCGTAAGAGTGCGGATCGGCGTCGGGCTGCAGGGTTGAGCCCTCGACCAGGTCGCCGTTGAGTCGGACTACTATCCGTCTTCTCACGCAATCGCCAGCTTTCTTGTTCCCCAGTTCTCCCATTGTCTCTGTGGAACGATGACGTACGCCAGCGCGAAGCCGGCATCTGCCAGCGTGAACTTAGCGATGACGTAAACTGGTCGGCCCCAACGATCCCGAAACGACAGCGGACGGGTGTGCTCCACCAACTTCCCACAGGCAAGGCCGAAGAGGACCTCCGACATTTCTTCGTCCTCGTACCACGGTGCGTCCGTGATGTTCTTCAGTGACGCGTCCATGAGCTGGTCGCTGTCGTAGCCGAGGAGTCTGACCAGGTCCATGTCGATGGCGACGACGCGCCCGGCAGGGCTGATTTCGACGACACCCTGGGTGCTTTTCGGCCGGCTCCGCTTGGGAGGCTCGACAGCCATGATGTTGGTCGTGCCGTCGGCTCGATGGATCTGAGCCCCCGTACTTATGAAGTGGCCTCGCCCGGCGAACTCGGATAGCTCGCCTGCGCGCTTCTGGAAGGCTTGCTCTGTCGCGTAGGTTGCGCGCCTGCCAGGGAAAATGGCTTCGAGCCGCTCCCGCACCAGGCGTCCGCCGTACAATGTGGCGCAGTTTGTGTGGTCGTCCGTACTCTCAGACGGCTGACTGAAAGGGTCAGCTATCCCTTCTTCCTCGGCGTTGGCAATACCGAAGAGCAAGTCGTGCACTCCATACTCCGCTGCGCTCGTCCAGTCAACGACTGGGTCTTCATTTCTGAAGAGCAAAGTGAAGGATAGCTCTATACCATATGCTGTATGGCTGCTGTGCAATATCTTCCCCCCTTGAGGATCCCCTGAAGTTCTGTTGTATTACGTACCGTTTAGTCGTTGTTTAGACTACTCACGCGTACAAGCAATTGCAACGGTCTAGCGTCCCAACGACAGTAGCTGACGTCGGAGAAAAGCAAAGGGAGGGTCCGTTTGCTGGACCCTCCCTCGTTGAGCGCGGAAGTGGCTTGATTGTGACCTGCGGCGTTATGTAGTCGCCGCAGGTGACTTGGCTCGGCGTGTCCGTTGTGTGGGTGGACCCTCGGTGCCTTCCTTGTGGACCTGGATGACGATCCGGTCGAGGTTCCGCTTGACCACGACAGGTGTCTCCTTGTGCCTGTTTTTCCATTGCACCATTGAGCGGTAGAACTTGTCGACCGCCTTCTTGTCCTCTGGCGCATCTGTCTCCGGGCTGACCTCGATGATGCCGCTCTTCGCGTTCTTGGCGGCGACGTACGCCTGAAGACAGCGGCTCTCTCTGGGGCCGCGCCGCGAAATTTCTTCAGGCATGGCTTCTAGTTCTCTGAATTTGAGATTCATGTGAGTCTCGACTCCTCTTTCGGTATCCTTTTGGCTTGGTGCGTTGGCTGCCCCAAACCTCCCAGGACAACCGTATTCCGAACACGTCCGGACTGTCAACACATATTAGTGTGAGAGACGCTAACTCATGTGATTTTAATGACTCCCCTTTCCTCCAACCCCAGCATTCGTTCCTGAAGATGGTTCGGTAGCCGGATGATGGACTCAAGCGACACAAATATATCGACTTTGGGTTGCTCAGGTACGAGTTTTTCAGCAAAGAGCGAAGCCTCAGGGAACGTGCCCTGGGCCTGCCACCAGTCGACTACTGGCTTCACCTCGCTGTGGTCGACGAAGCAAGCAGTGACGCGCTGGTCATCGAAGCCAGGCACCTTGATGATGGCGTCGCCGCGGCCCAACAGTAGCTCTGCTCCGGACTGGTCCATGACAACTCGGCTGTCGATCGCTGTCGACACACGAAAGGCCGCTCGGGCAGGGAAGTTGGCCTTGAGTCGGCCGCTGATGATGTCGTGTGAAGGCCGTTGAGTAGCCAACACCATGTGAATGCCGGCCGCACGGCCAAGCTGACCGAGCCTGATGATCAGTTCCTGCGCCGCCGGAGAGTTACCGAAAAGGTCAGCCAGTTCGTCGATAATGAGTACCACGTACGGGAGAGTGTGGCCGCTCCGCAGCAAGTACTCGCTGATATTCCGATCTGAGTGCGTACTAAGCAACTCGTAGCGGTCACGCATCAGCTGCTCCAGGTCGGTGAGCATCTGGACGGTCTCGTCGGAGTCGTAGATGACCTTCCCGTAGCCAAGATGCGGGAGCCCCTCGAACACATTGAACTCGACACGCTTGGGGTCGACCAGGATGAGCTGGACTTCCGCCGGCGTGTACTGCGCGGCCAGGCTGGCGATGACCGCGTTGAGGAACACGCTCTTGCCCGAGCCCGTTGCACCAGCCACCAGAAGGTGAGGCATCGTGGCGAGCGAGTACCAGACAGGGGTGTTCGTGACGGACACGCCCGCGGGAATCATCAGCGGCTCGTTGGACCTGGGCGACGCGAGGAGGGACGCGAGACTGACGCGCCCTCTCTCCAGGTTGGGTACCTCCAGGCAGATGAGCCCGGTCCGGTTGTCGTAGGTGATGCGCACTGTGGGGCTGCGAAGGTAGAACGCGATGTCGCGTTCGCGCGCCTTGAGCTTGCTGACTGCGGTGTACGTGTCTGGCTTGAAACGGACGACGGTCACTGTTGGACCATGCTCCATGCCGACGACGTCACCTGACACGCTGAAGTGGCCGAGGACTCGTTTGACTACCTCTTCAGAGATCTCTGAGGGAACGCCCCGAGTGCTAGGGCCAGAGCTCTGTACGAACGAGGCTATTGGTGAGGACAAAGCCGACATGAGGGAACTCCTTGGTTAGGATCTCGATGGCCTTCTCAGGGCTGAATTCTCCGACCCGGTAGTGTGTGTAGACCGCACGCGAGATGTCGTGCCGCAACCACACAGGCCCGTACCAGCAAAGGTCAGCCAGCCTGCTCCAGATGACTTCCCGCTGCCAATCGTCGATGTTCGGGGAGAAGGAGATGAGCAATTTGCGGTGCTCAGTCTCGAAGACGTCGATCTGCGCGGCGATGCTAAACGTACTCCACAGGTGTTTCCATGGTTCGGGTCAGCGCGACGCGGAGGCCGATCGCATCGTAGAGGTCTCGCGCCGCGGCACGGAACTCGACGATGGATGTGGGATGCTCACGGTGGTGGGCGTCGATCTCGTCAATCACCTGGAACAGGTACGCTTCAGCTGACCGTTCCGGGTTCTGCCGGATCCAGGTACGGATCTTGGCCCAGAACTCGATGACCTGGGGTGTGATGTCCCACTCAGCCAGGGTGACGGTACGCGCAGTTTCCGAGAAGAACGACTGCGCGTGCAGGTGGGCGACGAACTCAGCGAGGAAGTACTTGTGGACCTGCACGCGGAACCGCTTTAGGTTCCGGCAGTAGTCCCAGTCAGAGAGAATGTACACGCTTGTCCTCCTGTTGAGGGTGCATCCGTTTGTGCTCCGCTATGGTTGCGACCAGGTCCAGGTCGCTGTCTGAAAGGGTGTAGTGCCTGAAGGCCAGGACGATGACTCCTGCGCTGTTGCGGTGAGTGCCTTCGTACAGTCCTTGTAGCCGGCGAGCGCACGAGCGGGCGTCCGGGCGTTTCTCGTCCTTCACGTGGTCAAGCACCTGCGCTACGCACAGGTCAATCAGTGTCTTGTGTGTCTGCATGCGCTTTGGCACCTCGTAGCAGGAAGATGCAGAGGGACGCTATCGCGACTCCCCACAGGACCCAGGCCGGCGCTGCCATAACCATGGCAACAGCCAGCCAGAGGATGATGAGAATGATAGCGGACCCCAGGCAGCCGCAGCACGCGAGGTTCTGGACAAAGACTCGGAGTAGCCCTAAGGCTACTCCGATGAGGATTCCTCCGAAGAACCAACGGAGGAGCTTCGGTTTGTCGTTCAGGAAGCGACGCGCTCCATCTTGATCGCCGCCTCGATCGTGAACCCCAGACCGCCCTGCTCGCAGAGGATGCTGCAGTAGGTGAACTTGAGTGCGCTCCCAGAGCGCTTCCACTCATACCTGACATGGCAGTTGCTGCACGTGCGCACGTTTGGACAGAGCGGCTGAATAGGCGAGGTTGGCACTGGTTTGCTCCTGTCTGACGTGGAATCTGAAGAGTCTCTGAAGTCCAGAGTACCGGTAACAGAGGTCAGTGGGCGCTCCGTGATGAGGTTTTGCATAATGTTCGTTCGACTACCTTTCGAGTCACCGGTGGACCAGAGTGTCGTCTGCAGCACGTCACTGGCGTGTACGGGTGTTGTAGAGTGTTCTAGAGCAGGTCTGGCTCATGCTACGCCGGGGTCAGGAAGTAGCCTTTGGCACCTGCGCGGTCGAGCAGCCGTCCGACCTCCTGGTATGAGGTGAACTCCACCGGCCGGACGATGACTGCCTGCCCTGGCCCACTGAAGTATGGATCCATCAGAACGTCCACGAGATGCTCGCCGCAGGCCGGTTCGCCTCGAAGTCCCGCACCATTGTTGATTGTCGCTACGGGTGCGGAGTCGCAGAACGCTTTGATACATGTCAAAGGACACCTCCTTCACTGACGATGGCTGCGATGAGTTGCCGGGCCCGCTCCTGGTACTCCAGGAATGCGTCCGACTGAGACGCCCCGCTTTCCGCGCAGCGCCGGCAGCGACCTTTGTGGTCCACGTCCTCGACAGGGTCGCTGTCCTGGCCGCAGTCCGTGCAGTAGTCCAGTTCACCGCACGGGATGAAGGCGACGTGTGTTGCGAGGCTCTCCACGAAAGAGAGGACGGCTTCGCGGGTCGTTGGCTTAGGCATGGCACGCACGCGCAGGTCGCGCGCGGTCTCCCTCATCGTCATCACGGATGGTTCCCCACGCAGAAAGGAGCGGATCATCTCCGCCCGTTCCAGGCAGGCGCTACGGGATATGCCGTCACCGGCCGCACCGTCATCGAAGCGTTCAGCGAGGTTGTTGAGGACTGCGACTGCTTGGTCCAGGGTTACGTGATTCACTGGCATTCTCCTTTACGAGAGCTGGTTGAGTGCTTTCTTCCATCGCGCGCCGTGTGCGACGAACCCGATGGTGATGCTGTGTTCCTTGAGCTTGTCGGTCTTGCTGCAAAGCAAGCAGGAAGCGCACTGGACGCCGCGGGTCTGCTCCGGGCACGGCATAACTTTGATGCCGTCGCGCTCGAAGACCTTGGGCCCGTCCGGAAACTCAGGAACAACGATGGCGGTTGCGAAGCCAGCTGCTCGGGCCTGCTTCACATCCTCTGCGGATTCACACGACGCGAGGACGTTCGCCCCACGCCAGTCGTCCACGTCGACGTCCCGCCAGGCGTGGGTGTACGTCCAGGCCGGTGAAGGGTAGTCAGCCATGGCTTGGCCGACGATGCGCGCCGCTTCGGGTGTCGCCGAGTCGCCGACGACGTGGACGCGAAGAGGGAGGTTGCCTTTGAGTGCGCGGATCTTGTTCGCCTCTTCCTGGGCGATAGCCACTGGGTCGGTCGTCTCGCTCTTGTTGACGCGACGCGTAGCGAATGCCATGTTTCCGACTTCCGCGTAGCAACCGTTGTCGCGGAACCGGCACGAGGTCGGGCAGGATGCCTGCGACGCGTACGTCGCGGCCACCTTACCGAGCTTCGAGTTGTTTGACCTCGCGGCCACACTGACCGCGCCAGCGATCTAGTTGAGACCCCAGGCTTCACGGTCGTCGGCCCTGTCCTGCTCGTCGTCCCCGTCGTAGAACTCTTCGAAGGACGCACAGAGGCTAAGGTCCGCGCGCATCAACGCGACGGACATGTCGTCGCACTCCACCACCCAGTCGTTGATGCGGTTGTGGAGGCGGTTGCGGTCGTTAACAGAGAGGGAGTCCAACGTCTGGTTGGAGAGGTTCTCGATGAGCACGCCTTCAAGCGTGTCGACCAGTTCTTTGACCTGGGTTGTCGTCTTGCCGTTGGCTTCGCACCAACGTTCGAAGGCGATGGATTCGAGCGCCGCCTTTTCGTAAGGGCGTTCGAGGTAGGACTGATGGGTTATGAGTTACTCCTTGTTGGATGGTCGCGGTTTGGTGCCAAGGGGTGCGCCGACCTGTTCGAGCATGCTGCGGGACATCATCGAGATGATGTCCCGGCTGGCACAGTCGTAGGCGAGGTTCTCATCGACCTTCGTGACGACGTACTCGTAGTCAACGTCGTAGCCGAAATCGATGAGCGCACGATGGATAGACGGGCTGACGCGGTCGACCAGGAATTTGAGATTGCCGAGTGGAGTGGTTTCTGTGCGTATCTCACCCAAGGGAGGCACGCTCCCCGCAGTTTCCACACTCGCGACCGGGGACGACGTAAAAGTCCTTGCACGAGGGACAGATGATGCAGCGATCGCAGTGTTGTGGTTTCACCATGAAGGTGAACAGATCACCAGGCTTGAAACCTGGAAGTTCATTTATTGGCAGCTCAGCCACCTTGTACCTCCTGTGTGTGCAGCGAAAATTTCGCGCGGCCAAATTTTGGTCCTAAAATAACGTCTTAGGCCGCTTGGATTGCTTCGGCTTCAATGAAGTTCAGGTTGTGGCGTGCCCGCGTGTACGCCACGTAGATCAGGTTGTTCTCTTGCTCGATCTGCCAGGGAACCTTGGCTGCCTTGCTCGGCATCCCCGTCCAGCGGTTGAGGATGTAGACGTTGTCCCATTCGAGACCCTTGGCCTTGTGTACCGTTGAGAGCGTGACACCCCTTTCCTTGTCACTGAAGACGCGGTCGATGAAGTTGATGAGGTCCTGGACGGTGGTCCCGCCCTCGGTAATCATCGCCTTCACGACGGCATAGATGCTGTCTACCTTGTCGGCAACGGACTGAATCCGAGCATCCTGCTTGCGCGCCTTGTAGAACTCGATTTCGCGGTCTCGGAGCTCCTCCAACCGCGGTACGAACTCGTTGATTGCCATGGAAGTGTCCTTCCGTGAGGCTTTCTTGATGTACTCAGCCAGGTCGGCTCCGAAGTCCGAACCGAGGATGGTGCACGGGATGCCCGAGGCGAGCATCTGGATGGCGAGGCCCACGAGCGGAGCGTTCGTGCGGCAGAGAATCGCGTCTGTCAGCTGCACGTCGTCCAACTTGAGGTTGATGAGTGTGTTGACGGATCCCTCAGGAGCGTTGTCCCAGGCCTCGATCTCCGGGCAGAACTCCCTGGCGTACTGGATAACAGCGCGCGAGCACCGGTAGTTGACCGAGAGAGGAAAGCGGACGGACCTGAAGTCCCGAGCGATGTTGTCCATTGCCCGAGCGTCAGCGCCCCGCCAACCGTAGATAGCCTGGCGGGGGTCTCCCACCGCAATCAGCCGGCCGCTACTTCCGACCATTTCGTGGAGAATCGCCTGCTGAATGGGGTTGGTGTCCTGGGCCTCGTCCACGCAGACGATGTCTTGCCGCCAGAACCGCGCCTTCGTGAGGATTGGCGCGTAGACCATGTCGTCAAAGTCGATCCAGTTGTCGACACAGTCGTTGCTCTCGCGGAGAAGCGTGTTTGCGACTCGAACAGCCCAGTTTTCGAGGTCATCGACCGTGCGCTTGTCTCCGTCTTCCGGGTCGAAGCGCATGTCGTGGTAGCGAAGGAGATTCTTCCAGTTCTGCTCATTAGCGTCGTAGAGCGCGCCGATGCCGCTGCCGCGGCCAATCCCGACGAGCTTCCGGATGCGCCCGCCGTAGATCTTCACGTCCCGCTCGCTCAGCCCGTCCTCCACCAGGATTTCCATGATCTCCCACAGCTTGTTCTCACGGATCTGGGTCTTCGGGTACTTGCTTCGAAGAGCGGAGAGGCCAGCCGAGTGAAACGTGGACGCCTTGATGTTCGGAGGCATACGCTGATCAGCCTCATCACGGTTGCGCTTGTTAAAGACCAGGTACTGGCCTTTCGTAGACGAGGGGAGACGCTTTGCGAACTCCTCGATCGAGGTCGTCTTGCCGGACCCTGCCACGGCGCGGACGTCGCCGTTGTCCTTGGCCTTCGCGAATGCGAAGAGCGACTCCTGGTAGGGTGACCACTTCTTTGTGGCGGTTGCTGTTGCCATTTCCTGCGCATCCTCCTTGGGACAACAAAGTCCCCCGGACGGGTCGTTCCTTGAGAGCACGACTGTACGGGGGACCCTGCCTTACATCACACAAAAGCGGAGTTTACGGCTCGCTACACCATCAACATGCTTCTTCGTCAGAGCCGGCCGGAGAGATATTCTCCGGGCGTCAGCACCAACGCCTTTCTCTCAAGGCTGAAAGGTTTTCGAAAGGACCCAACTGCGGGAGCGCCATTTGCGCCCCCGGAGTCGACAATGGGAGGCATCCGAACGATGGCGATGTCGAAATACCCGAACAACCAGTTCACGCGTCGACAATCTCCGTCAGTTCGAAAGTTTCCTCAGCTTCGCCGATCTGCTTCCAACCGTCAATACCTTCACACAGGAGTTGACGAGCAGCTTCAACGGCGGTGGCTTCGCTGTCCGCATGAACGGTCAACTCCGTGACTTCAGGCCAGACGCGAAGTATGGATACCAGGAAAGTCCTCACACGAAGTGTGTTCTTCGGTAACGGACTACACTCTTCGCGACGTCCTCCGGGGTCTTGCCGAAGAGGTCGGCGACCAGGACAACGGTGAGCATCAACGCCACGCTGTCCACGCCGTACCACGTGGGTTCGTCGTTTTCAGCAATCCACTGAACTGCTGCCTTGTAGGTTGGGACAGCCATCACAGCACCGCCTTCAAGCGCCCGGCATCCACTGCCAGCAAGTCCAGTGCAACACGACCTAGCGCCAGGCGCTCATCAAGCGTGCCCTCAGTCACTGCCAGGACGAACTGGATGCATGCTGACTCGGACAAGCTGGGCACGGGCTCCTTGGACCCCTGGTAGGGCGCGAAGAAGCGGGCGTACAGCGTGTTCGCGAGTTCGCGGTCTTTGGGCTCGATCAGTGCTCCGAATAGCCGGAACTGGCGGAATGTGTCCTCTTCCAGTTCCTTGGCCTCCGCCACATACTCAGCGATGCTGCGAGGGACGTCATCCAGGAGCTCTTGAACGACCACCTCGAACTCAGCGAAGCGCACTCGCTCACTTCGGTCCTCGAATGTCTCCACGGTGAGGTTCTGGTAGTTGCCGTAGTACGGTGCGCACCAGCCGCCGCTGCGGCCTTCGGACGAAGCTCCGGCGTAGCCGAGTTCCTCGGCCGCGGTGTGGATCTGGCTCCAGAATTCCTCGGCCGCGGCGTCCCAGGCGTAGGAGCGCTGGCTTTCGGACGCATCGCCGTACGCTGCCTCAACCGCGGCTTGGTCGAGGTCCCAGAGCTTGACACGCACAGCTGCGTGCCCGGTTTCCCCGTGAAAGGGGATGGTTTGGGTGTCGGTCAGCCTGTTCTCCTTCTCATGTTGCAAAGTTACCTTGACAGCCAGCAAGCAATGTCAGACAGCAACCCAGCTGGGGGCGATGAGGTAGGTGCTGCAGGTGCTGCATTCGTCACTGAACAACATGCAGCAGTCTCCGCAGAACGTGCCTGGCCCGTTGTTGATTGGGTAGTGGACACCTTCGTCGTCGAGACACCGGTTGCAGGTGTCGCAGTGCGGGATGTCGCACCCCTCGGATGGGTGCGTTGCGGCAACTTCCGCGCAGTAGTGGTCATGGAGGTGCTGCATGCACACGAAGTGGCCGCAGTCTTGCGTTATCCCGTCGTCAGAGCATTCCGGGCAACGTTGTTCCTGCCGCTCTTCGTCCGTGGGCGTAGCTTCGAGTGCAGCGTAGGCGCTCTCGTACTTCGCACCAAAGTCGGCGATGTCTTCGTCGGTGTATTCTCCTGGAAAGCGAGTGGAGTACTCCTCAAAGTCGTCTCGCCGGTCCATGAGGCATTGTTTGAGGAAAGCTTTGTCAACCTCGTTTATCAGTGCGGTTCTCCTTGCGAGAAGCAGGCTCTCCGCGGAGCAAGCTTCACCCAGACGTGGTGGAACCCGTCCTGGTGCCCGTTGATGACAGCCACGACATGGATCCCGTGCGGGTCAGCGGCGCTGATGAAGTCCTGGTCGGCCACATGCAGTGCGGCCTGCCAGTCGCTGTCGAAGCGCTCGCACATGTCGCAGCGCTCGATACCGATGTAGCCGCTGTAGTGGTACTGGTCTGTGAACCACCAGCCTGCGCACGGGTCAGGCCAGAAGCCACAGTGCTCCGGGTTCTTGTAGTCCTTGTAGGCGGGAGAGGCTTCGTAGAGCCTCATCCACCCCGCCGCGAGGGCCTCTTGAACCGTCGCAACCTTAGCTCTCACTTTTGGCTCCCTCTTCCATTCCGCGTTGGATTTATCCCACTCGATTTCGGACCGGATGTACCCCCTGAGGATTTCGTCGATCGGGTGGTCTCCACTGAAGTACATCCCGGCCCACCCGCCCTCCTCAATACCGAGCCGCTGCTGGATGACGAGGCAGGCGGCGTTTAGTGCTTCATCGGCGAGGTCTTCGATTTCCTGGTCGGAAAGCTCAGGCATCAGTCACCTCACGCCGTCTGGGGTCTTCGTACTTCAGGCGCTCCCAGAGCACCCTGGCCGCGGCGCGCGGGATTTCGTCCCACACCCTGCTCCAGTGAGGTTCAGCCATCTCAGCTCCTCTGAGCCCAGCATTAGTCAACACATCAGCGAGAAGCACGTTGGCATCGCAGTTGTCATGCATGACCGTGGGGGCTATCACGGCTAGGGCGAGCCAATCCTCAAGGGCAGCGGGCCGGTGCAGACGAAAGGGCCAGCCCCCGAACGGCTCGCGACCGTTGATCGGGTCCCAGTGCTTCTCAAGCAACATCAGGTTTACCCAGGCCCTGACAGTCCGCGTAGCCAGCAATCTGTAGTCCATTAGGCACCTCCTGCTGCAGCGTATGCGTAGTCCACCATCAGGTGGGCTGCGTTCGCTTGAACGAGCGCCCTGGCTACCGGCGGGCAGACGCTGTTGCCGGCCATGCGCACCTGGGCGGTCTTGGTCATCGGCTTCCCGTTGACGAGTGGCTCGATGACGTAGTCCCTGGGGAACCCCTGGGCTGCGTAGAGTTCTTTTGGTTCGAGCATCCGCATCCCGATATCCGAGATGGCGTACTGCTCGCCGTGAACGGTGACGAGAGCGATGCGCGCTTTCGAGGTGACGACGTGCATCGGTTCTCGCATGTTCTGCGCCTGTCCCCCACCGCTGTAGTAGTGCGTGAGAAAGGCGTAGACGAGTCCGAGCTTCTTGCCGCCCGCGGTCACGGTCGGCATCGGCTGCTCCAGGTCGGCACCAATCGCGGTCCCGTAGAACTTGGTGAGGAACGCACTGACGAGCGCGTGCTTCACCCCTCCGCCCATGGCAGTGCCGAGGGGTTTGAATAGTCCAGGCACGCGTGGAGCCTGCCCAGGACGTTCCCCCCAGCTGGTCTGGATGAGGGTCGGGACGCTGATCTGGTCGTTGCCGACGATGAAGGGGTCAGGGTCGTTGATGACGTAGCGGTAGGTGCCGTAGGCAATCCGCTTCAGGGTCGCGTCGGAGAGCGGCTTGGGTCGGCCGAAGATGCTCCTGGTTGGAATGGAGAAGTCGATGCATTCGTGTGCCGGCCGCTCAGGCAGCCGTCCTGGACCGTGCGTAGGCTCCGGCCAGATGATCGGCTTCCCATCGCGCCTGGCGATGATGAAGAGTCGCTTCCGAATGGTTGGCGCGCCGAAGTAGCTGGCTCGCAGCTCTTTCCACTGGACGCGGTAACCGAGCTCTTGAAGCGAAGCAACCCATTCGTCGAAGGTCTCACCCTGACGGAGCTTGTCAGGCTTGTTGTTCGCGTCGAGCGGGCCCCACGTACGGAACTCCTCGACGTTCTCGACCATGATGATTTCGGGATGCACTTCCCGCGCCCAATTCACCACCACCCAGGCGAGGTCGCGAATCTTCTTCTCGACCGGCCTGCCGCCCTTGGCCTTGCTGAAGTGCTTGCAGTCCGGGGAGAACCAAGCCAGACCTACGGGGAGGCCGCTGGTCACTTCCTTCGGGTCAACGCTCCAGATGTCCTGCACGTAGTGCGTAGCGTCCGGATGGTTGGCCGTGTGCATGATGATGGCTTCGGGGTCGTGGTTGATGGCGATATCGACCTGGCGGTTGAGGGCCATCTCGATACCGGTGGATGCTCCACCGCCGCCTGCAAAGTTGTCGGCGATGAGCTTCTGGGTGGTCAGGGTCAGCTAGTTTCCTCCTGCAAAAAGTTGGTGGCCTCTGAGACGGCCTCTTCTTTTGCGCCCTCCAGGTCGTCGCGAGCAATCGCCAAGGCTTGGAAAAGCAGCAAGTTGTTCTCCAGTTTTGCCTCGATGGAGGCGCACACGTAGCGCAGCGTGGTGGGTCTCAGGACCTTCAGATCCTTTCCGTCGGCAGAGGCATAAAGGATCTTCACGTTCCCGTACGCATCTGGCGAGACTCTCCACGAACCATCGAATGACTGTTCGAAGAATGTGTAATCATCCTCCACTTCCTTGACTTTGTTCTTCAGCTGTTTGTACGTTTCAAGACTGTTCACTTTTGGCGTTACTCCTTTAAGCGGCTTCGGCTTCGGGGTAGGGGTAGCAGGCGCAACAGAACCGTTGCGTGCTCTTCCCTTTCAGCAAGTACACACGCCCGCCCATCGCGATGCGGCTGGAGCACGCAGAGCAATGTCGGTCGGTGGTGGTCTTGGCGCGAATCAGCCGGACACCCGTTGGCCAAAATGTCTGAGCCTTCCGACTGCTTATCGTGCAGCGACGGCTTGGTCCGGTTATGAGGTTGTGCTCGACTTTGCCTTGGCTCAGTCGGCGACGGATTGCGTCGTGACCGTCTTTTTCCGTCGTCGGAAATTCAGGAAATTCTCTCTCGAAGAGGGCACCGTACTCCCTGGGCGTTCGGCCGGGCCACATGTCGACCAGCGTCAGGGCGATTTCCAGGAGGGCGTTGATGGGCGCGCTGTCTTCAGCGTCATGAGAGCTTTCAGGATCACTGTTACGAGAGTTGCGACTCATGTTTGTCTTCTAGCTACTCACAGATGCAGATGGTTTTGTGGACGAGACTGCCGGCTCGTCGTAGTTGTTCGATGCAGAGGCGACCAGCAGCCATCGCCTCGTCTTTGGTTGGAAGGTCAGCGACGCACTCGACGCCACCGATCTTGAGATGGAGGTACACGGACCAGAACTCGGCCTCTCCTGCGCCGCAGCGTTCGATGTGCTTGCGTTCGTTGCCTTCGTAGCGGACGGCGGAGACTTCTACTCCGTCGTAGTGGTCCAGAGCGAGGCTGGGTGCGCCCAGCCAAGCGTTTCGCAGTGGGGTTATTCGACCCAACCCTTCGCTTTCGCAACGGCTTCGATCATGGCGAGACGGGCGCGGCATTCAGCCCCTACGATCTCCCCATGAGGATGTTCGCCATCCCAGTGTGCGTGGGCTTCGGCCAGTGTGAAGCGGCGGCATCCAGCCTGTACCAGCAATCCGCCATCGGGCGAATACGTGGCGTACCAGAGATAGCCCCGCGTGTCCGTCCCGGCAAGGATGAGGTTCGCACCCCAGAGGTCCGCATTCCGGAGGTCCGCGCCCCGGAGGTTCGCGTCCCGGAGGTTCGCGCCCCAGAGGTCCGCGCCCCGGAGGTTCGCGTCCCGGAGGTCCGCACCCCGGAGGTTCGCTTCCCGGAGGTCCGCGCCCCGGAGGTCCGCGCCCCGGAGGTTCGCGTCCCGGAGGTTCGCGCCCCAGAGGTCCGCGCCCCGGAGGTTCGCGTCCCGGAGGTCCGCACCCCGGAGGTTCGCACCCCAGAGGTCCGCATCCCGGAGGTCCGCATCCCAGAGGTCCGCACCCCAGAGGTCCGCGTCCCGGAGGTCCGCGCCCCGGAGGTCCGCCCGGCTTTCACCGGCGGCCTCCGCGACTGTGGTGGCGGTTTCCGAGTGGAACGCGACCGTCCCGTCCCGTCGATAGATTGTAATTCCTTCGCTAGTCATTTGCCTCACGAGCGTTCAGCGAAGAAGAGGCGCGCTTCGGTGAGCGTCCTGCAGTAGTCGCCGATGAAGGTGTTGCCTTCCTTGTCGCAGCGCCAGACGGCGTACGGGTGGTAGGCGTTTGCCAGGGAGATGTCCACCAGGACGATGAAGCCCTCGCGGGTTCGGTCCTGCTTCCAGTCAATGACCGGATGTCCGTTCTTGAGGTAGGGTTTCTCGATGACTCGGGGGTTGTTCATTCCCACTCCTTGTACCCGGTTCCTGGCCGGCGTCCTTCGGTCCACCTGAAGCCGCAGTCAACGCATTTCCATTGACGTCGGCCATCGCCAGGTGAGTTGGATGTCAGTTCGATGTTGCGGCTGCCGCAGGGGCACCAACGTCGCAGGCTCCTTCGAGACTGCATCTGGTTAGCCACGGCTACTCAGGAAGGTCAGGGCAGTCGTCACCGTTTTCCTCCTGACACAGGTACGGCTCAGCGCAGTCCTTGTTGGAATGGTACGAGATGTCTGGAGGAGTAAAGGAGTCAGCGCAATCGCACCCGAAGGAGCCAACGCACTCCTCCACGCACAGGTCAAACGACACGGCTTCTCCTGCGGTTGACAGCTGCTGGACGATGAACTCTCGAATCTCGTCCAGGTCCTTGACTCTAGCGAGTTTTGGAAGCTCGACGTAGACACCGATCGACACAGCGACCGGACAAAAGTCCTGCATCGTTTCGTTGTCACCGGGCATTTCGGTGAGTCTCACGTCTGCCATAGTGCTAGTCCTCCGTTTGTGGGGGATGGTCCCCGTAGGCGTGCTTGTCGGAGTAATCATGGATGCACCAGCCACGGCCGAGTCGCAGTTCGCCGGCGATGTCCTTGCCGTATTCCTGCAAGAACTCCGGCGTCAGCGGGTCCATGCCCAGGCTGACGCGGTACATGAACGCTTGTGCTGCCTTGCGGGATGCCTCTGGGTACTCCAGAGCCTCGCCGTCCGGGTCTCGGTAGCCGCCCCACCAACCGATCCTGAGCATTTCGGTGATGTTGTTGATGAGCCGCGGCTTCTCGGCTTCGGTTGGGGGGTGGTCCCGAAGGTAGGCGTCGTTTTCGGCCTTGACCAAGGCCTGGGTTGCAGGGGCGATGCTGCCGATGTCCCAGTAGGAGCCCCACATCGCCTCGCGGCTGTCGAATTCCTCGGGCGTCGGGCAGTCTTGCTTGATGCAGAATGTCATTGCGGTAGACCCTCCTTCTTCAAGGCGATGCGTTTCACTGAGCCTCCTGCACGTCGATGACTTCCCCGCAGCCCATCTGCTCCAGCTGAGGCAGGTACTCGCTGCTGAACATGTCGATCTCTTCCGGTGCGCCGATGCGCAGCCGGCTCTCCACCTGGGCCGCGGCTTCGTCTTCAGAGTCAGCGGCGACGAGCACGGTCAGCTGGACGGTCTCTTCGATGGTGACGGCGTAGATGCTGTCAACGTCCTTACGCTTGAATGCATTGGGCATACCGTTGTGTCTCCTTGACTGCTCGGGCGGTGCCAGAGCTTACATTGCCGTAGACGACTCTGTCAACGCAAGTACGTGAGTTGCTCGCCACTGACGCTGTCGTAGTTGATCTGACGCCCGCGAGTGACGCCATCGATGGCGCGCTGAAGCCTCGCAATGTCCGACACTGGTAAGCCTGCGTGACTCATTTGTCGGACGGCGAGCTTCGCCTCCCACACGAGGCGGAGGACGTCTTGCTTTGTTGATTGGGTCTCGGGGGACGGGGTTCGCTTTCGAAAGCGCTGTGAAGGGCTAGCCGCCGTTGCGCGGCTCCGGCAGGTGATGCATGTTGGGGGCGAACTTAGCCTTCAACGCGTCGGACTCGTACCAATCCCCGTAAACACCGGGGTGCTCCAGGAACGTCGGGTGTTCGCCGGCTAGCTTTCCGAGCACGTCAAAGAGTGCGTTAGCCCATCCACGCGTGTATTCGCTGTAGTAAGCAGCAGCTTCAGCGCGCCTGGCGAGTTCCCGCAGCAAGGCCCACTGGTCTTCTTCACCTTCCGGCGAAGGGTCCAACCAGACGCAGTGGTCCTTGCACTTCCTGTGGGCTTTCTCGTCGTGCTTGGCTCTCATTCGCCGTACTCAATGTCCGCTCGGGAGAGAGCCGGCTCACCAATACTGACGCGCCTGTGCCAGTCCTCGACGCTGTTGTAGAGGCAGGCTTGACCGTAGCCGATGACGATGACGCCCTCACGCTCGACGGTGTAGCTGTCCCAGGGAGTTCTCTCTTCCGTCAGGTATGCGACGTGGAGAATGGTGATGATCTCACCACCTCCTCCAACGTCATCCGTACATTTGAGGATCCTCACTCGACTTCCTTCATCTTCTCGTTCGACCTCGCTAGGCGAGGTCGATTCCTACGCTCTCTAATAGTTCTGCGAAGATAGCGATGTCCTGTTCTTCCCAAATCGGATCCGCATTGGTTTTGGCAACGCGGAAAGTGAAGCCGTCAGGGCCGGTCAGTTCCCAAACCGAGATGTGGTTCTCGCCTTCACCACCTTCGGTGAGGAAACGAGCGGCGGAGATGCCAAGCGCCTTGGCTTCAGCCTCGATGCCAGCAGAGTTGAGTTCCTCGATTGGGGTGAGGTTCTCACTGTCCTGCTCCAGCGCCTCAAAGCACGCCGAGACGCGCCCACTCCGAGTGTGGTACATCTTGTGGCCCATCTCGATTCGGGCCGGGTTGCCGGTCGCCGTACGCGGCTGGCCGTCCAGCGAGCGGCACTGCGGGCAGGATGCCGCTGCGGTGTGATATGTGGAGTTCGTTGCCATTGTTCTGCCTTTCAGTCTGATTTGGGTCTTGCGGTATGGGTTCACTCGACCTCCTCCCACGTCCACGAGTACATGCCGAGGGCCCACACTTCCTTCGGGCCTTCAGGGGTGCTGATGGTCAGTGCCTCGTAGTGAATGTCCTGAAGACCTTCAGCCTCTTCTACAGACCCCTCCTCGTAGTCACCCCTTTCGCAGATAACACCAGGGTAAGGGTAGTCAGACCACATGATGTCCACCCATTCAGGTGCCACATGCTGCTCTGCTCGGAGCTTGTTGTGCAGTTCGACGTAGCGATTGGCTTCGTCGCGCTCGAAGAGCGGACAGGCCCACCCGTTCCAGAGCTTTCCGTCCGTCCAGCCTTCGAACGAGACGTCGTCTGGTAGCCACTCCGCGGTGAAGCGGGTCTTCCGGAATTGCTTAGGCATCATCTGGCTTGGCTCCATCAGTCCTTCCTGAAGACGTAGATACCGTATGCGTTGTCGTCGTACGGGTGGGCTTCGACGGACGAGTAGTCACCGCCCCGGAACAGATCCTTCGCCCAAGCGTCGACCGCGTGGCTCATGTAGCCTGCGAGCGGGTGGCGTACCTTCTTATGGCCGTAGCCGTTTGGGTCTTCCATCTCGTCCGGGTCGCCGTAGCAGTCTTCATACAAGTGCGCGCCGAAGGCTTCCTCGTCGTCCCACTCGCCCTGGTACTCGTCGGTGAACGATTCGAGGAAGGAAAGGTCTGGGCTGTCGTCGTAGCAAGCGTCGCTCCAGTTGTACCACGCTGCGAAGGCTGCGCCGTGCTCCTCAAGCTTCTCGGCGATGGCTGCGACCTTGGCGAAGCTTTCGTTCTCACCCAGGCCCATGTGGGCGAAGCCGTCGTAGTCGTGGATGGCCCACTCCTCGGCGCTCTCCACCTGGCCGGAGCCGTTGCAGTGGCCGCAATCTACGCGGCCACCCATGTCGCTTGAGAAGCTTCCGTCGCCGAAGCACTCAGGGCATTCAACCGTGGTGTTCGGGAACGTGGAATCACGGAGCAGTGCCGCGACTTCTTCCTGGATGTGGTCCTCACCGAGTGTCGCGTCGATCCACTTACCGTGGTGGACGCCGTTGTTGTAGCTTGCCAGGCAAGCTACATAGATCCGGTAATCAGAAATGCGCGTACTCCTTCTCTACCAGTCGTAAGTTGGGATCGGCTCGTGGAAAGCCCCGTCCCGGTCGAAGCGGAGGATGTCGACGTCCTCGACCATTGCGGCTTCGATGATGTCGATGAATGTGGTTGAGAATCCGAAGCCCAGGGCATCGGTTCTCTCCTCGGGCCCCCACTCGCTAGGGACCACGACGAAGAATCCCTCCGGGTAGATCATCACCCGGAATGGGTCTTCCGGTTGATAGCGGGCGAGTAGTCGTTCGTCCCCGGTCGTGAGATGCCCGGTGGACAAATCCGCGTAGTTGTAGATGTACTGGTTGTCGAGGTTCACGTCATCACCAAGAAGGTCTGACCGCCTTCGCCGGACCAAATGCCAGCGCGTTCGTGGCCGGCTATCCGGGCTGGTGGACAGAACTCGTAGAACGTGACCTTGACGCAAGTGCCAGGGGCTTGCATCCCAAGGTCCACAAGGCGGGCACGGACGAGTGCGACCGCCTCAACCAAGTCGTTGGCCGATACCATGCCGAAGTCGCCGTCGGCTTCTTCTTCGCGGTAGAAGTAGTAGCTGTGGTCCATACGATTCTAGCCGTTGGTTTCCCGCTGGTGCAGGGCATCCTGAATCGCCTCGATGGCCTTGATGACTGCTTCTGGCGTGATTGAGTCGTCACCCTTGTTGTGGCTGATGTGATCGTAGATTTCCCTTGCGTCGCAAGTCCACGGCAGGTTTGTGTTCCAGTCCTCTTCGACCTGAAATCCAATACCAATGGTGCCGAACTTGGGGAAGGCGACGATAGCCTGCGCTTCGCTGAGACGAATGCGGTAGAGCCAATAATCCTCGCCGATTGGCGGGGTTACCATCACGATTCCCCCTTGCGGCATGCTCAGCGTGTCGTTGGTCATTGTGAATTTCTCGTTGATTTCAATTCTCATGGTTTCGAGCTCCTGATCTCTCTTCGCGGTAGAAGTAGTAGCTGTGGTCGTCCATTAGTGTCACTCCTTACACTCTCCTTCGTGTTCCTTCTCTCCGCATCCGTCGCAGGTAGGCTGGGACCCCCAGATCCATCCCATGACGTAGGCTCCAGCACTTTCCCCGCACGAGAAGATTGGGCCAAACCCACTGTCGTCGATCTCGACTCCCCCATCGCGACACAGCTTCGACGCGTCTTCCAGGATGGCGTCGTGGTCGTGGTCGAAACCACACTCTTCACCAGGCGCGTCACCGATGACGTGCGGGATTTCGGCGAGTCGAAGCATGTCGATGGCAAGCTGTCTCACTTCGGCCAGTGGGATGCTTATCTCCGAGGCTCCTCCTCCAAAGACTTTGATTTCCTTGTTGGTCCTGCCGACACCGACTTTCATTCCATCTCCTTCTGTTGCCTGATGAAGTAGGTCAGGTCGTCCATCGTGGTCGAGTGCAGACGAGCCATGTCGGGGAGGTTACCGTCCAACTCTTCCCAACCAGCTATTGGTTCGTAGTAGATGTCGCCGTGCGATTCGACGAGCGAATCGATGTAGCGCGCGAGCACAGCGGCGTGCTCGCGCACAAACTTAGCTGTGACAGGCACTAGGGCGCTCCGAAGGAGAGGTCCTGAACGTTCCGCTTCCGGGTAGCGTTGACCATCTCATCCAGGTCGTAGGTGGACCAGCGATTCGCCTCGTCGGCTGAGAGGAATACGGCTGCCGCCACGATGTCGTCAACCGTACGGTCGCACTCAACCACCTGACCCGGGTCGGCGTACTCGATCGTGGTGAAATGGTCGTTCTCACGTACAGCGGTAATGGCGTTGATGGAGATGGCAACCCTGTGCTTTTGCCGGTCTGTAAACGTGATGAACTTGTTCATGGTTAGTTCTCGTCCTCCCATATCCCTGTGCCTTCGCCGATCGGTGCGCCGGCATCGGCCATTTCAAGCGCGTTGACGAAGAGCTTGGCGTACTTCTCCTCGAAGAACTCAGCCAGGTACTCGTATTCCGGGAACTCGCTCGTGTCTGCGAAGTGCCGGTCAGATGCTTCCTTGCTTGGGAACACGAGGAACCCGTCGCACGTTGCAGTGATGGTGTAGGTTGGTTCAGGCAACGTCGGACCCATCAGCCAGCATCTTCGCTGCCTCAACCACCCAGGTGCTGGTGTTCATGAACTTGGCGAAGCCGTTGAGGACTACGGCTGCCCCTCCCCCGAACGCGTCAAGTCGTGGCTTCGAGCAGGTGTTTGCCCATTCGAAGCCGATAGGCTTGTCCCGGTGGTGCTCGTAGGTCCAGCGTTTCAGTACCTCAATGAGTCCGTCGATGTCCCCGCTCTCCTCTTCGTGGAACCAGATGCTGCCGTCGTCTTCTCCTCCTCCCTGCCAGTCAGCGCGGGAGTACCTCATGTCCTCACCGTAACGGTCGGTTAAGGCGACGAGTTCTTCATCGTCTACGTCACCCCAAGCGCCTTCGTAGATGGCATTGGCGGCATCAAGAAGCTTCTTGAGTTCCTTGATAGCATCCGGGTTGTCTTCGACGATGAAGCTGTAGCTGGTGTAGTAGTTAGCCACCCGTTGTCTCCGTATGGTAGTGTTGTCGCGCCCGGTCGAGTGCATCATCAAACGACTCGAACTCCGCCCGAAGATCCGACCAGTGCATTAGGTCGGCCAGCAAGTCAGTCAGGGCGTGTTCTGGGTCATCCTTCGTCGTCTTGAGGTAGGTGATGATGGCTTCGTCAGCGAAAGTTGCTCTGTCTTCGTTCGTCGGTACGTTCCAGTCCGGGAGCGCCATCAGACCGGCCCCACACCGTGGTTGCAGTAGCGCCCTACTGCCACGCAGTAGCTTGTCCTCGCTTGCAGCATGTGGAGCACGGCATCGATGTCGGTGAGGTTCTGCTCAGAGTCCTTCGAAGGGTTAATGAAGACGCGCGTGCCGTTGCTGAGGATGATGAGCGCCCACGTGTGGTCGCCGTAGTACGCTACCTGCGCGTCGTCCTCGCCTTCGATCGCGATGACGTCCACGCAGTCGCGCTCCCACTTGTCGTAGCCACCGTCCGGGTCATCGATGGTGCGTGGGAATGCTTCGAGGTTAACCGGTACGAACTTAATCAACGCGACCTCCCATGGTCCAGCCCCGGACAGTCCGGGTTCCGCTGTTGGCGTCGAAGGAGCGGAAGCGAGCGCGCTCGGTCTCCTGCGTCGGTTCAGTGGCGTAGGGCACCGTGTTCTTGACGATGTAGTGCCACGTCTTCCCGTCGCCGAGCTTGCGCCGGGCGTGGTCACGCTCGCGGCCTTCGGGGTCGTGGTACATCGTCCCGCGAGCGTATGTCCCGCGAGGTGCGAACTTCGCGAGGGTGTTGTTGTTGAGAGGCAGCGCCATGTCGGAGACGAAGCTCTCGGTTGCGGTGTGGTTGGTCCCGAGAAGGGATACCCGCTTGCTGCGGGTACGGATGTCCTTGGTGTTGATGCCGGCCATAGGGATGGCGAAGATGTCCCCCTGGCGCACAACTTCGAGGCCTTCGGCTTCGGCGACCTTGACTTCATGCGGCTTGAGGGATTCGTACGCCTCTTCGATGGTGTTCGCGTCCGTGTCGGGCAGCTGGCAGAGGAAGTAGAGCGGGCGGCGTTCTTGCTCGTCGAAGGAGCTGAGGAACTTGGCCTTCGCGAAGCGGTCGGGAACCCAGGTCAGTTCCTCACTCATCTTGGTGCGCTCGTTGTACCGTTCTTCCCACGTCTTCGAGTCATCGTTGTTCAGGGCGGCGAGGCGTCGCTGGTAGTCAGCCATGTCGGGGTGCGTGTTGTGGCCGGGCTCAATCAGGTACTCGGCCTCGAACAGCGATCCACCCATCCAGTGCCGCCAACGCTTGTACGCCCAGCGACCGTTGTGCCAGAAGAGCGTATGGTCGCCCAGCTTACGGTAGGCGACTTCGTACTCGTCGGCGGGGGTTACTGTTCCATCGTCATTCCACTCGAACAGCCAGCCGTCCTTGCTGTACGGGTACTCGATACCGTCCTGGAGCTTGCGGCGGAGAGTCATCGTGACTGTCCGAACGTCAGCCAGCTCCTCGTTGGAGACGTAGACGATCTCCTCCTCGGACCGGTCACTTTCGACCTGCAGCGGCTTGATTCTCTCGTGCGGGATGCCTGCCGCGTCCAGGGCGCTGAAGGGGAGGAGGATGGACTTGATGCCGCTCCTCGTGATAGCGCCCCGAACAAACCCCTGATGGGAAGTCGTCGTGCTCGAATAGCGGTCGCTGTTGACGAGGAAGAACCCGTCCTTCCGCGTCCCTACGAGTTGGGCCAGGGGGAAGTGCGATCCGTAACTGAACACGGTGTCGACGTCCTGGCTTTGCCGCGAGCTGCCGCCGATCTTTGCGTTGACTGAGGCCGGCCGAAGGAACCGTGGCTTCTCCTTGCCGACTTCCTGGATGAATCGTTCGATAACCTGTTGTGCGCTTGTCATAGTGTCTCCTCTGTGTGTGTTGGGTGTAGCTGTCGAGTGTTTGACGGACTAGATGTGCTCGATACCGTTGGCGTCGTCGCATTGCAGGCAGAGCGCTTGCCTGTTCGTGAACTTGTGGCACGGGCAGCTTTGCTCGCCCTGGCGGTTGATGTCGGTGTTGTCTCCGAAGACCCCGGTGTATGCGAACCCGACACCGAAGAGCTTGGCCATGGTGCTGATGAACTCGATGAAGGCCGCGTCATCGTCGACGTTTGCCGGCGTGGTCATGTACGCGACGACGGCCCTGCGTATGTCGCTGGTGAGCACTTTGCGCCCATTGACGTGAACGTTGTCACCGACGATGCGCTTAGTCATAGGCGTCGTTCCAGTCAGTGATTTCGATGGTTGCGCTACAGTGCGGGCAGACAGTGAAGTTCCCCGAGTAAGGTGCTACGCGCTGGACGTTCATCTTCTCCTCAGGGTCCTTGTGCATGTGCGAGAGATGGTCGCGGTCGTAGGTCAGTTCGATGACCTTGCCCTCGTCAGTCCATCGCGGTACGGAGTTGAGCAGGTTGTACCAGCCACACCTCGGGCAGTTGTGTTCGTAGGCCGCAACAACCAGTTCTGTGGTGAAGACTTTCGGGGTGGTGTTAGGCATTGTTGTCCTCCTGAGGGCGAATCGACTTGTACCAGTCCTCCCAGGCCATGAGGGTGTAGTGTTTGATGCTGTCTTCCTCGATGCCGTAGTTGATGGCGTCCTCTTCGCAGGCTTCGGTGATAGTGACGATGTGCGGCCATTCGAAGCCGAGCATGTAGTTGATGTTGTTGGAGATCCGTTCCATCGCCTCGTCTTCCGACATGGCGACGGTGTTCATGGTGATCGTGATGCTGTAGTGCTTGGGCAGGTCGGGCTTTGCTGGCATTACTGGCGCTCCGTTTCCCAGAGAAGGCGGTCGTAAATGTCCTGCCCACCGAGAAAGTGGCGCAGTTCCTTCGCTTGCTCGGCTATGGTGTGGTAGATCCGTTCGGCGGTCCGGGAATCGTCGTCGTACCCGTATTCAGCGCACCAGTCCGCGAAGTTCCGGGAGTTCTCATATCCGCTCGCATCGGACGCGAGGCAATCCAGCACATCGGCCGCGGTAGGGGGCTTTTTGTGGCCGTTCCCCTGGGAAAACCAGACCGTGATGTAGGGCCCCATCTTTTCCCATTGTCCGTTGCACTGAATACTCTCCCGAGGGTAGACCCCCTCCATCTGGTGCTTTGTGCCCCGTAGCGGCCCTTCCGTGCGCTGTAGGCACGCGGCGCATATCTCATCGGCGGAATTGCGCCGCCACTTGCGCAGCGTGCACTTGAAGTGCCGCATTGAGTCGGACATGAAGCCATCGGGCCGCATGGGGAACGGCTCCGCCTTCATGTCGATCCCTATGCTTTCAATGAAATTCGCGATGGTTGGCGCGGGTATCTTGCGGTCACCGCCGCAAGTCTGGCACGGCCCGTAGGCTGTCCCCTTGTTGAGTGTCGTTCCCTGGAAGGCATAAACGCCGTCCTCGCAGTCTGGACAAGGGATTGTTTCAGGCATCGAACACCTCCCTAACTGTGTCGGCTATGGCTCCGATGAAGCCCCTGACTGCCTGCACCAAGCAGACAACAGCGCCCGCTAATAGGGCGCAGATAATTACAGGCACCATACGTATGCCATACCTCTGCGTTGTGTTAATTCTCGTGTTGTGCGACTGTTGTGCCTTTGTTAAATCAGGGGTTTACCCATAGCTCCTGTTGTTTTTCAATGTTGTAACAACACGGCTTTTCGAATCTGAAAGCCCCTGAAGGCGTGTTGTTTTACGCGATGTGTAGCTCGCGAGCCTTTTGGTACCACTTTGGTGGGTTGCCGTGAGCCCACGACACGCTCTCGTACTGCCTCGTCGGCCCGTCCAGCGCTATCACGCGAAGGTAGGTTTTCCAGCGGTCGCAGAAGTAGAGCCACCCGCCCTCGTGAGGGCCCAGCACTATGCAGTCATCGCACAGGTCTTCGAGCTTCTGAGGCCACGCCAGGTAGGCGTAGTACGCGCGGACCTCGTCGTTATCCCAGAAGTTCTCGACGGTGTACTTCTGGCCTTCTTCGGTGAGTGACCCACCCAGGAAGGCGTGACAGCTGCCACACACGTGCGGACTGTCTGTCTCGCACCAGGAGAAGCACGCCGACATGTCGTTGGTGTTGATGCTGCCGTAGCGTGCTACTGCGCAATCCTCGCAGAGGACGCTAGCGGCCTCGTCTACGTAAGCGATTGGTTCAAGACTCATGCTGCGCCCTCCGATGTGCGTTCGACCTTTCCGTCCTTGTCCACGGTCAACCCGAGCCGGTGAGCACTTGCAACGGCGTCTTCGCGGCGCTCGAAGAAGTGAGGCTCACCGGCCAGGGAGATCGTGCTGGCCGTAGCAATGGTGTTGCCGAAGATGAACACCCATGCTTGGTTGACTGGCAGGTAGACGAGATGCATCAAGCGGACACGGCCTTTGCCCGGTACCGTTTGACCGCGGCATCGATGTCGTGAGTCAGGTATCCGTAGTCGTCACCTACGACTTCGTATTCGCTGTCACCGATGGCTTCAGCAACAGCCTCAGCCAGGCCGGACGTCGCCGGGTCACCGAGGAAACCACCGCACGAGTCGACCCACTCGCCGTCCTCGTCCTCGACGGCGAACCAGAACCCGTAGCCGTTCGCCCAGTCGGTGTATGCCTGGCAGAAGTTCTCAGCGTCCTTGAAGCGAGCCTCGTAGGTCTTCGCCCCGAGGTTCGCAACCGGCTGCGCCCACACCAGGAGGCCAGCGTTGAGCGTCCCGTCCCACTGGAACTCGACGCCGGCAGGTACGTGGCCGTTCTTGACCATCCAGATGCAGCCACTGTGTTCGTAGTAGCTGAGGAGGAAGGCGGTGCCCTTGGTCAGCTTGCGGCGCAACCCGATGGACATATCTCCGAAGCTGCCCTCGAAGCCGAGGTCACTGGGGTGCTTGTAGCTGCCGTGCCGGGTACTGAACGAGTAGAGCTTCCACCCACCCCAATCGCTCGGGCATTCGAGTTCTTCGTCCGGCTGAACGCTAACCCTGAGCAACTGCGGCCTCTTTTCGTGCACGGCTCCATGCGTAGGTGCGCTCCTTGAGCACCCGCCAGTGCTCGGCCATGGCTTCCGCTACTGGTTCATGAAGGTAGGGCAGGAAGTACTCGGTCGAGCGCCACGTGGTTGGGTCGATGGTTTCGGGGGTGGCACCATCGAGGTAGCCGACGAGGTGCTCGGCCAGCTCCCGCATCCTGAAGACCATGCACTGCTTGTAGGCAGTGTCATCGTCGTTGCGGTCCCAAAGAACCGCGATGAACGGTTCAGCCTGCCCGAAGGAGGTATCAGTCAGCCGGCCCATCGCGAGGACTGACCCATCACCACCAGAACCGTTGCGGTGATAGGTAGCGGTTACGTCTTCGACAATCATGTGTTCTTACCCTTTCGTGAAGAGGACTACTTGGCCGAGATCGAAGTGCGCCTCGTACACCTCGCAGGTTTTGAGGGCGTCGAGCGCGACGAGCAGGGTCTGACCGACCATCTGGCTCACAGTCAGGTCGCAGTCGGGTGGTGTGTTGGACTGGATGATGGCGCGCAGATCCGCCAGGGCGTCGTTGGACACCTGGTGGTCTTTGCTGATTGCGATGTGGGTCGTCGCCTTGCCTTCACGGATGTGTTGCTCGACGACTTGAAGGACGTATGGGTGCGTCCGTGCCCCGACGCTCAGTCGGTCGCCTTCTGTTTGAGGCGGTCGAGACAGTCGCGCACATCTGCGAGGCAGGTGTAGAAGATCACCTGGTCCAGTTCTCCCAGCTGACGAAGTACGGACCGTGCTTGGTCACTTGTTCGTAAGCGTGCTTGGCGATCGCCTCGAACTCAGCGATGGTGAGTGCAGGTTCCATGTGTGTCCTTTCTTTACGCTGCCGTGAAGTCCGGGTAGTCAGCCGCGAGCACATCCCGCCAACGTGCACGCGTCTGCACTGCGTAGCTGGGAAACTTGGAGTGCCGCTTGGCTACCTCCTCCAACGATTCACCCCGGATGCTTGACAGCAGGCAGTCACGCTCAAACGTGGGCAGGCGCATGATGCTTTGCAGCAACTCGCGCGTTTCGACGAGAGACGGGACGCTCGAAGGCTCTTGCGGCTCGAAGTCAAGGTCACCCAGGCCCGCCTCCGCGGTTTCCCGCATCTGGTCGAGTGACCGCGCGCTGATCTTCTGCTGGCCTTTGGTCGTGCGACCGCCCCACATGCGCATCTGGTCTATGACTTCGGCGTTCATGCGGCGAGCAGCGTAGGAGCCGAAGCCCCCACCCTTCTCCGGATCCCAGCCCCGCCCAGCCCTGACCAGTCCGGTCAGGGTGGCGGAGCGGAACTCATCGCGGGTGAAGTAGCTGTTCTTGTTGGCCCACTGCGTGGCCACCCTCCCAGCCAGGGGGATGTAGTCGACGATGATGCGCTGCTGCTCTTCGAAGGGGAGAGTGCTCACGCCACGTAGTCGAGTACGGCGTCGAAGTAGCCCTGATGCTTGACGACGAGCATGCGCTTGCCCGCTTCGCGGCCGCGCTGGATGTGCGGCAGCAGTTCCCGGTCGTAGCTGTAGTAAGCGAACGGCATGGCCGGCGCGATCCCGTCTTCGCTGATGTGGGCAATCTGACGCTTGGTGAGGTAGTAACTCATGCTGCTCCAGCCTCCTGAAGGGTGGGTTCCTTGATGGGTTTCGGTCGTGATTTCTTGGCTGCGGGGTTGATTTGCAGCAAGCATTCGTCGAGGTTGCTGCCTGTGAAGCAGCCATGGTGCCGTGCGAGCTCACCTGGCGGGTAGTGGTTGGGGAAGATGGGAATCCTCACCTGCCAGAAGTTGAACGGATATGACGCGTTACCGCGTTCGTAGTCGCGCACGATGGTGAACACGAGGTGTTCGGTGCGCATGGTGTTTCCGTCGAAGCCATCGAACACTGCACAGTAGTTCCCGCCATATGAAGCGGAGAACCGTTTGGCCATGTTTCTTGCGGTGGCCCGATAGAGACGTCGTGTTCGCGTCGTCGCAAGCAGAGTCACGCTCATGCGATAGCCTTGAGGTGGTCTCTGAGGGCGGCTATGAAGCCGAGACGCGTTGGGTTGGGTAGCAACCGTAGGCTGAGCTCCGTTGCATCAATCGGCTCTCCTGCGTTGCCGGCGTGCCATGCCTCGCAGTCGCCGTTGCTGCATGCGTACCAGTCGTGCTCATTGTCCGGGATGACGAACGCATCGAGCTTGTTGTTGTCGACCGCTTCGTCGAAGGCGTCCTGCTCGTTGGATGCGAAGACGATGGCGATAGGTGTGTCCCGGTTGCAGATGACCCAGGGGCTCACCCTGTGTGGGTTGTACTCATCGTTTGGTATCCAGCCATCGAGGCCGACGACGATGTCGTCGCTGAGGTCCATGCCGCGGAATCTGATGGTCACCATGAACCACGTGTCCGACGCGCATGGCGGCATGGAGAAGTGCAGAGGCAGTTGAGGGGTGGCTTACGCTTGCGTTCCACTGGAGGTCACCTGGCCCTTTCCGTTGGTAGTCCCTTGCGCGACATGCTAGTGCTGCCTCTCGTCATCGGCGGCAGAACTTGCAGATAGCGCCGCGGTTGGTGACGCGCAGGCTGGGACGGACGGTGAGGTCGATGTTGCCGCACTTCTGGCAGGTGTGGCGTTCGTTCTTGCTAAGGGTGTTCCTGGCCATGTTGTGTACCTCCGTGTACTAGGTGACGTTGAGGATGTTGTTGGGCTACCAGTCGATCACTGCCGCGATGGCGTCGAGCGTGTCGGCATTCCACTGGTGATCGCGGTCGCCGGCTGGGTAGAGGATGTTGCGGATGGCGTCGAGGCGGTCGTGGGCAGTCCAGGGCCGGGTTTCCGTGATGGCCTCGAAGCAGCGCATGTGGAAGGCACCAACGCCGCACTCAACCGCTGGCATGCCAGGGCCAATGATGTCCCAGCAGCCACGGCAGCCGAGGTCATACCACGAAGGGCTGAGGCCCACCCATTGCACGAGCTCTTTGAGGTCAGGCCAGCGTTCACGCGCCTCCGCGATTTCACCGCACGTGATGTGCTCGTGCTTGGCATGAGTCCAGCAGTAGCTCATCGGTTGGCCTCACGTTTCGCCCTGCGCTCATCGCACCATTCACAGCCATCCCAGCAATAGCCGTTCTCGTCTTCGATGAACCTCAGCTGCATGTCCTGGACGGCATCGCTGAAGGCTTGGAGCATGGAGCGCACCATGTCTTCAGCGTCCTCGTCGTTGGCGTCGAAGAGCGCGTCAGCGATGCAGTCGTAGATGGCGCGGTACTCGGACGATCCCACATCGTCCGGGCTGTTGAAGCGGTCGAGGAGTCTCATGCGGTCGGCCATCAGTCAGCACACATCCCGCGCAGGTGGGTGAAGAAGAACGGGCCGAAGGAGAGGAGGAGACACTCGCCGCCAATGCAGTGGCTCTTCGTGCCGAGGCACCAGCTAAGGGGTGTGACGCCGAATTCGCAGTTGTGGATGCGTACGTACGCCTGGGTGAATTTGTGCCTGCGCAGTGTCTCGCGCATCACTACCAGCCCATCTCAGCGAGGTCGGCGCAGGCGTCGCACTGGTAACCGCGTCGAACGTCGGCAGGGGTGAGCCGGTCAGGTCGCTTGCAGGTAGGGCAGGGAAGGTTGCGAGGGTTCCTCCGGCTTGAAGCACGGAGTGCGCTGTTGCCGCCAGGGTGTGCGAACTGCATGCGGTGTTCGAGCTCGTCCATGTGGTTGCTCTCGTGGATGGTCATCGGGTGTAGCCCCTGGCGCGGGCTTCGCGCCGGCCTTCACGGGTGTGGTTGAGCAGTTCCCGGAAGGTCATCGGGGTGTAGCAGGTCGGACAGGTGATTTTGTGTGCCACGGGTTGAACTCCTTACGTGTGCGGGTTACTCGCCCCCATGTCCCTTTCCCCGAAGGACCATGTAGCCGAGGACGATGAGTGCCACCCAGAGGGTGCCTTGAAGGACGTGGCCGAAGGTGTCCAGGTCCATGCTTACCTCCGCGCCTTGATGCGCATGTCGTCGTGCAGGTGGTAGCCCTTGCGTTGAAGGGCCGCGGTCAGTTCCTTCTTGCTGGCGAAGTACAGGGGACAGCCGTCCAGCTGTGCGATTGAAGCGGCGCGGATGACCACGTATTGCTTTTCGGAGAGCAGGTAGTGAGCACGAAGGGACAAGGTGACTCCTTAGGCTGTGGTTGCGGTACGGGCGTTGAGGCGCATCCACGCGCCGATGGGGTCGTTTCGCAGGGAGATGTGGTTGAAGCGGTCGCGGAGGACATCGAGGATGTCCAGCCAGAGCATTACGTCGGCGTCACTGCCGTATTGCGCTGCTTGCCGGCCTTCGGTGTGTGCCTGTTGCATGGCTCGCAGCAAGACGGTCTCGTTGACTGCCTTGTCCGCGATCTCGATCAGCTGGTCGACCGAGTAGGGGATGAACGGTGCCTCACCCATTGAACAAACCTCCCAGGTGTCAGGACTCACAACGCGGGCAGAAGATGCCGTGCGCGTGGTTGAAGTGGTTCATGTTCACCGTGGCCAGGCCGCACCGCGTATACGCGTTGAAGCCACGGACGGTGCGAACACGGTGTATGACTCCGGTGTGGCCATATGCGGCGTAGCGGAAGGGCACGGTTGAACCTCAGTCCTCTACGAAGCGAACGAAGGCGTGGATGGCGTCCATCTGGAAGCCCGGTTCGTCAGTCGCGGATGTGCGTTGAAGGACGGCATCGGTGAGACGCCAGTGTGCGGTGACGGAAGGGACAGCCGGGGGCCAGTCGACTCCGACCAGCTGGTAACCCCAGCGCTTGAGCCAATCGTCGCAACAGGCAACGCACACGTCCTCGAAGAGCGTGCGCCCGGTGGAAGAGGAGACGCGGAACATGTGGCCTAGAAGCCGAGCATCTGCCGTTGAACGGCCCGGTGACGCATGATCAGGCCGCGGTCACGGGGGACTTCGGGGAGCGCGTGGAGGCACATGGCGCACACGTCCGGTTGAAGGGTCTGGCGGTTGCAGGCCGGGCAGCGAAGGGACACGGGGGGCAGGACAGCCATTGAAGAAACTCCTCGGAAGGAAACACGGGTTGAAGGGGGTAGGCGTCGAAAGCCCGTGGAAGCAGGATGCAGACGCCGCATGCAGCTGCCAGGCCAAGTCCCTCACGGGGACGGCGCAGGGTGAAATGCGCCAGGGGAAAGTGAGTCGGCCAGCTAACGCGTGGCCAGACGTGGGGGTCACGACTCCCCATACCGCACGGACGCCGTGGAAGGGCGTATCTAGGTGCCCAGCGTCAGTCGGCTGCGTGGAAGGTTATGTGCGCTCGTTAGCGCTGTCCCGCGTCTGAACACAGTGTCACCTCCATATGTGACCGAAAGCGAAGACGGGTGGAAGACGGGTTGAAGGGTAGGCTTTGTGGGTGTGAAGTCAGGTAAGCGGGCCATGTGTGCGCATGTGAAGCCGAGCACACCCTACGCCCCCATTGAACAAACCTCCAAAGTCGTTGAACGGACGCTACGGTACACAGGTGACTACGGAAGCGTCAACTCCCTGTAGTCACACGTGTGTATCCGCGTTGAAGGGCTGTGGTTAGGCCTTCAGAGGGATGTAGGGCGTGATGGTGACCTTGACCAGCTCGTTGCCGGTGAGGCCCGCAGCCTTGAGAGCTTCTCCCGAGAACACGTCCCGCGCAGGGATGGACGCGTAGACGGTCCCGAGGGTGACGTTGCCGGCCTGGCTCACACCAGCCGCGCTCAGGTTCTCGTCGCTCAGCCGGAAGGTGAAGGTCTTGCCCGTGCCTTCACCCTTCCCGCCGATGTTGATGCCGGTAGCTTTCGCCTTCGGCATCGCGACGCCCTTCGCCTTCGCCTTGATTTCACGTGCGGCCGCTACGCGGTCTGCCACGCTCATGTTGGCCATCTGGTCGCGAAGGGTAATCGTGTGGGTTGCCATGGTAGGTAGTGACTCCGTTGGGTAGTCACGCCAGACTGTGCGCCTAGCGTGCTGGCCAGCCCATAACGCGTCCCGCACGTGTGTACGTACGTTTCGAGTTATCACGCAGTAGTCGACCACCAGACTTCAGGGAAGATCCTATAGCCCGGTGATTTACTACAAACGCGCCGCGCCCGGACGCGCCCCGAGCTTCGCTACGTGTGTAGCTCCACCCGGTGGCGCATCCTGGCGCATATGGGGACTGGCCAGCGCGCGGGAAGTGCGCCCCTGGCCACCATGTGTAACCCCTATTCGGCAAGCGCGTACGTATAGCGCTTACCCGTTGACTGCTGGAGCAACTCCAGGTGTGTCCGGGTAACTGCGAGGATCACGCAATCACCCAAATCGGGATGGTGGACGTGCTGCCAGATTGTCACCGGCGCTTAGTCCTGGAGACGTAGCACGCCATTTCATGCTGTCGCCATATCGTCCACGGGACGCGCGTGCGGCAATGCGGACATTTCCACAAGTCTTCTGCCATTGGCTTTCCCTGGCGCTAGTGTGCGCCTATCCGCCAGTCCCTCCAGGGACGTTCGGATAGGCGCACGTAACCCGCCAGGGTGATTGCCCCTGGCGGGTTACGTGCGGGTAGGGGTAGGGGTTAGGGGTTAATCGTTTGCGTAGTCTTGCGTGCTAGTGCCCGCTACCGTGCGGGCACGTTCCGCGCGTTCGAATTCCGCAAGCGCCTTACGTTCACGCGCAACGGCAGGCGAGTCTGCCCGCTTCGCGCGTGCGGCGCGCGCTTCACGTTCGGCTTGCCGCTTCAGGGTTTCCGCCCATCGGACAACATGCCAAAACATATGGCGTTTCGCGACCGCTTCCGCGCTTTCACCCTCAGGTGACATCCATGCATTATCAGCCGAAAACTGCCGTTTACAGCCGACAATCGGGCATGGCGCAACGGTCGTGAGACGTTCGCGCACTAGCACCCGAGACGTTTCGCGGGCAGGTGTGCCATGCGGGCAGACCTTGACGCGATGTGAGCGAAACACTCCGTCGGCATCCTGAGACACGCGATCCGTTTCCGGGCAGGTGCACGCATCGTCAACGGTTACCCGTTGACCGTCGTGCACTAGCACCTGAGACGCTTCAGTCTGAAGTACCGCTACCCGCCATCGGGCATCGATCAAGTCCCATAGTGCCTGGACTTCGGGCAAGGGTGCCGTTTCCAACGTGTCCAGGCGCATGTAATGCCCGTCAACGCGAGTAACCGTCGCACTTGATGGGTAGTGCGGAAACGGCATATCGTACCCGTAGCGGGTAACACAACGAGTACAAACGCATACAGCCGACACGTCGTGATCCCGATCGGAACGATCGGGACAAGTGAGCGTGTCCATTGCCGCATAGTCGACCCATTGCGTAGGCGCTTTCGGCCCGAACGCGGGTTTGGGGTGAGCAACGGAAACCGTTGTTCCGTTCCTACCGTCTCGCGCTTTCGGGGCGGGTACTTCGGGCAGGTGCACGGCGGGTACGTTGGCTTGCGCGTCACGTTCCACCTTGCGCCACGCCTTAAGGCTAGCGCCTTGCGTCGGGGTGCCCGTCGGGGCAGGTGCTTTCATTGGCTTTGGACTCCTATCGACTGGGATACCCCTATTCTAGGCGGGCAGACGACGCCTGGCCCTATGTGAGACACCACCGGCCACTCGCAACAAACTGTGAACCTAAAGTAACCCACACTGACTACCACGCCCTCGCCTGGCACAACATTTCGCGCACCTGAAGTAACCCTCAACCCCTTGTCATCCCAACCCAGATGCTGTCTACTTGACTGAGTACTTTCTGAGGAGGGATCGAGTCACGGACACTCACCCGCAACCGACACGCCAACAAATCCTCGATGACTACACCGCCGCGGTCGCCGTGCTCCAAGCAGAGCGCGACCAGGAACTCATCGAGCTCAAGGACAGCCTCTTCGCCGGCCTGGTCCGGACAGCCGTGAACTACCGAAAGTTCATCCCCAGCCACGGTGGCAATGCCAACCCCCATCACGTGTCCGACGCCGACTACCGGCTCGACTGTGCGGAGTGCGTCGCCCTCACCCAATTCCTGGAAGCGGCATCCGCCGCGGACGACTACCTCACGGGAGATGCCTCATGACCGGCGAACGCATGACCGGCGTTTACCCTGCCTACGGGGCCGGCAAGTACTGGTGCGTCGAAAGCGAATGCAGCTGCAACCCACCCCGGCACTCCTACGTCATCGCCAGGGTCGGCGACGAACGGGTGGTCTACGGCGAGTACTCGGATGGGGGCACCTACGGGATCGGCCACTACGAAATCAACCTCGCCCACGCGCGCTTCATCGCGCTCATGCCGACACTCCTCGACGCGGCGATGGATGCGGTCCTCCAGGGCCGGGTGGGCAGTGCTACCGGCACTTTGTGCCGGACGTGCATCGCCCAGGCGAAGGGACGCGCCATCACGGAGTGCTTCCCCTGGTGCGCGCTCCTCGACCTCGAACGCCTCATCAACCAAGCGCTCGGGGAGGCGTGGCACGAATGAAACACACCCCCGAACAGTGGGCCGTCTACGAGGCCCTCCTTGCGGACGTCGACGAGACGCAGTTCCTCATCCAGGCCCACACCTCGGCCGGCCCGGACGACTTCGACGACATCATCGCCGAGATCCCCTGGGTGTTCTTCGATTACCAGACCCGCGAGCGCCACGCCTACATGATCGCCGCCGTCCCCACGCTGCTCGCCGCAGCCGAGGCCCTCATGGACGAGCACCTGTGGGTGTACGGGCGTGAGTTGCGCACTCGGTCGTGCCGGCTTTGCCGCGCCATCGCGACCGGCAGAGATGTCGAGCACTACCCGAAGTGCCCCATCCCTGCCCTCGCATCCGCCATCGCCCTGACACGGCCCACCCCGTGATGGGGGTGTGCGACGACTGCGGCACAGCCATCGGCGAGGCGTGGGTCACCTCCCGCGGCGTAGTCCTCTGCCTGCCCTGCAACCGCCAGCGCATCACCAGGTACGCCGTGGACCAGGCCTGGGCTGAGGCGGATGAAACCACCAACGACCAGTACATGGAGTACATCCACCGGGTCCGCCGGACACAGGAGCGCAAACAGTGAAAGACCTCATCCACACCCCGAACGGGTACGTCAAGGTCAGCGAGATCGAGACCTTCCACGTCAAGTACTCGCCCGGCTACTACGACCACCTGCAGGTCGTCGTCACCCTCCGCAGCGGCCGCGAGTTCCCCACCCGCATGTTCGAGGACACCTTCCTCCGCGCGTACGAGCACGCCACCGGGGCCGGCCGCTGATGTCAGTCGTCAAAAGCATGCGCCGCCATCGACACGACTGGACCTTCGACAGGTTCGCGGGGACCGGTGACCTCTACTGCGCCGCCTTCAACTGGGTCCCGCCCTGCCAAGCAGAGCTGACCTTCCAGGACGTGCTCGACCTTTTCGCACTGCTCTACAGGCGCAGCGACGCCATCGAGGACACCCTCGTCAGAAAAGGCTACCAATATGTCTAAACGAGCAAGCACAGCCACGACCCCGAACGAAATCGCGATCGAGTACGACCGCATGATTCGGGAGGCGAACAAAGCACGGGCCCGAGCCAAGGCCGAGGCCAAAGCCTGGCGCGAAGCCGCTATCTCCGCCACACGTGACCCGCTCCAGCGCGTCCTCATCGCGGCCTTGCCGCTTGCTGGCGTCCCCGAGCTCCGTCACAGCCCCAGGTGCTACGACATGGTCGGCGGTTGCCCTTTGTGCGACGCACGCGACACCCTCTGGGACGCCATCGATTACGCCGAGGACGCCACTTACGACAGCGCCGCAGCTATCTGCGGCTACTGCCGCGCCGGCTTCCACGACAACTGCCTCATGGACCGCTTGGTCGAAGCGACCAGGGTGTACCGCGAGTGCCGCTGCGACGTGCCGGCGCACAAGAAGAGGAAACAAGCATGAACGAGATGCCGTACAACCCCGAGGAGACGAAAGCCATTCTGCGGGAGGTAAACGAGATTCGACTGCACGCACTCGATGGCATGGACTACACCGTTCCTCGCATTCCACCCGCACCCACCCGGGCGATGTTGACCCCTGGTGGGTTGACTCGTCGCCAGCGCCAACGCCGGAGGGCGCAGAGTGCCACAGGCGGCGCGGAACAGTGAGCACCGACAATCGTTCACGCTCGTGGGGAGTCACCTGCCCTATCTGTGGGCGCTCGTACGTCCTCACCAACTTCATGTCGTTGCGCTGGCCCGAGTACGGGCACGATGTCTACTTCGGTGGCGGGCGACACATCCGCCGCGGGTACGCCTACACGAGCAGCGACGGCATCCCCATTACTGACACCCATCTCCGCGCCTGCGACCGGGATCGCACCAAAGCACAGGAAGCGAGGAGGACCAGGTGAAGCCTGAACCGAAACTCACCTGGTGCGACTGCATTCAGGCGCTCCACCACCGCTGGAAGGGCAAGCCCTGGAACGGCACGGACGAGTGGCACCGATGCTGCCAGCACCAATGCCCCTGGGGAGGTCTGCAATGACTATTGATGTTGCATTGCTTCGTCAATTGGCCGCGCAGCCAAACACGAAGGTGCGCGAGGATTTCACCGAGCTTGCCCTGAAATCTATTGGCACGGTGCTACTCAAACCAACAACTGTCGCTGAACTCCTGGACGCCTACGAGGAGCGCGAGCGGCTGCGGGCGGCGCTGGCGGAGCAAGGGCTTCTCCAGAAGAAGCCGGGCGGGGGGATGCTATGGCACGCCCACGGCTGCCCTGCATCGTTCGATTTCGCGCAATGCAACTACCGCTGTCGAGTGGCCCGCGCCGCACTGGAGGGACGGGAATGACTTTCGATGTTGCGAAGTTGCGGCAGTTACATCGCCCCTATCAGCCGGTGCCCCCTTACGGCGAGCTGTACTGCCAAGGGTGCTATCTGGACTGGCCCTGCGCCACATCCGAACTTCTCGACGCCTACGACGACCTGCTCGCGGCGGCAGAGGCGGTGCTGAATGACGCCTACATGATCTCCCCAACCAACGGGGATCGTGTTTGTGCGCATTGTGATGCTTACCTCGACCCTGATCCCAGACTGTATGAGGTGCACCACGCTGGGTGCCCCATCCAGTCTCTTGCCGCCGCCATCAAGAAAACGAAGGAGCACCAATGAAAACGCGCGAAGAGATCATGGCGGAACACGAGCAGCGAGTACGCGCCGCAGCCTCGGCGAAGACGTGCTTGTCAACTGATGCATAACTGAGTACTGTGTACTTCTGACTACTCTCAGAGGTACGCCTATGACTCTCTTCCCAAGACGCATCCCGGCAAGTCTCATCCAGTGCATCGCTGCCCCTGTGGTCCTGGTGACCACCATGGCCATGGCCTGTGGCGGGCAGGTCGACTACGCGGCCGCGGGGACCCCGATGGCCCAATGCACAGACCACGTCGAGCTCACCCAGGAGATCGTGCCTGGCCCGGTCAGCCACGATGACTTTCGCCTCTACGCCCTCGCCGCCGGCTGGCCTTGTTCTCTCCTGGACGAGGTCGAAGCCGTCGCCTTCTGCGAGTCGCGCCACAACTCCGACTCGGCCAACACGGCCGGCCTCGAAGACAAGCCGTCGCATCAGCAGTTCGGCCTGCTCCAGCTGGTGCCTCTCTGGTTCAGCTACGCCGGCACGAACATCGACTTCTGGGCGGACCCGCAGGTGAACCTGTACACCGCGCGTCAGGCTTACCTCTACGACGTCGAACGCGGCAACGAGCCCTGGACGCAGTGGAGCTGCAAGCCATGAGACCCGCAGGACAGGCGTCTGCTGACGAACTCACGTGCGGGGCCCGCTACACGCCGCGGTTCGACTACACCGTGGGCGACCACTGCCTTCACCGGCGGTTCCTTCGGTCTCCGAAGTGCTGCTGGTGCAAGCAAACGAAGGCGACGATCGAGCGCGAGTTCGATGAGTACCTGGAGCGCACGGACCCGAAGGTCCACGCGCCGAAGGATTAGGAGGGGAACGTGAAGAAGCACTACATCGCCTGGTACGGCTACGTCGGCTGGTTGGTCGCCATTGCGTGGCTGCTCAGCATCCTGGCCGGAGTCGGGCACGAGGCCCTTGTGCGCACACTGTGTCCCGGCATCGCAGTCACCAGCATTGTCTGGCTGAGCGTCGCCGTCGCATGGACGCCGAGCGGCAGGCACCACGACTGCAAAAGCAGCTGCTGGTGCAAAACCTACGGCGACGGCTGGTAGAGGAGGTTACTCATGTCTAACACAACTACAGCGTTCACTTCGTTCCCTGTTCCCCTGAAGGTCCGGCACATCAGCGACTCCGGCCAAACCCTGACCGTGCACGGGTACCGTGGCAACGACCACGGCCACCTCCTCTTCGCCCACAACTCAGACGGTAGATTCGTGACCGTCTGGGCCAGTGAATGGGCTGTCGTCGAAGAACCGACGTGCGACGAAGAGGCACGCAACATCGTAGGCGACTGCACTTGCACCGCATGCACAGTCCTGCGCTCCAGCGTCGCGCAGGAGCTTGCTTCGTGCCCGCACGGCATCCGGAACGCAGCGTGACTATGACCCACAAAAATCGGGCGGGGGATCCTGTGATCTCCCCGCTGTCGGAGGACGAACTCTGCGGGCTCCAACACCACATCATGCACCGGTGCGCGTGCAATCGATGGGATGACCCGTGCTTGATAGCGCGCCTGTTGGTGACCATCGACCACCTGCAGAAACCGTCCCTGCTCTGCCTCGTCGACCGCATGAAGCCCAATCACTGAGTCGATCCCGTATACTGTGGTGGAATCAAACTACAACGGAGTACTCAGCAAGCCTTATGGCAGACTTCAACACGACCAACGTTCCGGTCACTGCGCTGTACCTTGCTGCAGACGCCGACGAATCCGACATCCGAACCTTCGCGACCAATGACGGTGTCGACATCGTCGACATCTACGGTCAGGCCCTTCCGGGCATCTCGTACGTCTCGGGCCCCGAGGGCCGGCGCTATCCCCTGGAGCGCGGCCAGTACGTCGTCACGTATGCCGACGGCACTCGCAAGGCGTTCTGGCCTTCCGAAATGCAGGCCCTGTACGACCAGGCCGTCACCTGCGCTGTCACCGGTTCGTTCCTGACCACGCCGACCGAGGCCGAAGTCGTCACCGGGGGCCAGCAGGTTATCCTCACCCTCACCGGTGCGAAGTGGGCCCCGGCCGACGACCCGGTGGCCGCTCCCACCGTGTTCCCGACCGCGGTAGCCACGGCCATCCGCAACGGCATGGACTCCGACGGTGCTGCGGCCGGCGGATGGGACGCCAAGGTCAAGGCCGTCATGGCTGTCGGCAACGTCGTCCGCACCAATGACACCGTCGTGACGATCACGCTCCCGGCCACCGCCGATTACGTGATTGCCGCGAACGAAACCATCACCGTGACCGTCCCGGCCTTGGCCATTGACGGCGGTATCGACGCTGTTGTCGCCGCGCCGACGTTCACCATCGTCAACGCCTAAAGCCACCCTCCTGGCCCAAACCAAAGCCCCGATCGCACTGCGGTCGGGGCTTTGCTATTTGTAGACTTGTCGCCTAGACTGAGTACTGAACTGAAGCATTCGCGTTAAGCGAACTGGAGCTACCATGTTGACCACCAGCGATCTCAAGAACGCAACAATCGCGCTCTGGCTCGGATACGAGCTGGCGCACACCCCAACCTTTGACTGCAGCGGTTGGGTGGACTCCCGCGGCAAGGACTGTGGCGTGCCCGTCGGGTTCGGCCACGACCCTGTCGCCTTCCAGACCCTTGTGGACCGCGCCGCGGCCGACGGGCGGAGCATCGAGATCTCGTTTGACCCGCTCGTAGAGGCGTCCGACAGCCCCTGGTCCTGCATCATCTCTGACCCAGACCCGGACGAACCCACCCTTCTCGGGTACGGGATTTCCGAGACGATGATGGCTGCGTTTCGCGACAGCTTCCTCAGCATGATTGGCTGAAAAGGGCCGCGGATGACCGCTGGGCCCACAATGCGCGTTTAGGCGGGCTGACGGGTGTTGTAGAGTGTTCTAGCGCATGCTTCGAAGCTCTTGACAGCCTACTAACTGAAGGACAAACTGAGTACAGATGATCACCTTCTCCATCAACTCCGTCATCGTCAACTCCGACTTTGCAACCGTCGACCCGATCAGCTACCACCTGGCGATGATCGAGTCCTGGTTGGATTCGGTGGAGACCATTGCTCCGAGCCTCGTCCAGGAGCTCGCGGACCGGTTGCGTAAGGCCGAGCACAAGTTGCTCGACCTCGGTTCGCATGTTGCTCCGGAGGAGGTGGTTGCCGCGGCCTGATCGTTCACAGGCCGACGCGCCGGCAACCACCTGAGTCCCCGCTCTTCGGGGACGAGCTGAAAGGCCCCGTGTGACTCCTTCACGGGGCCTTTCGCTTGCCCGCGAATAGGTGAGAGTAGTCACTAAATGTAACGTGATGCGCGTCAATGCTTGTTAGGTGTGAGCGTATAGGCTACAGTTGAGTCATCTTAGAAGTACTCAAGGAGTCATATGCTTCACTTTGCGGTCGGTTTCGTCATTGGAGTAGCCCTGGTGTGGGTCCTCAAGGACGAGATCCTCTACGAAATCAACCTCTGGAAGGTCCGACATGACGAAAACTGACCCGATTACAGCGCTTTGGGGCCCGGATCCGGTCCTTTTCGTCGATTGCGACGACACCCTCATCCAGTGGCGTGGAGACCCAAATACGCCCCATCCGTTCGGTACCGGGGCCCTCGTAGACCCCCAAACCGAGCGCCCCATGTGGGATTGGAACCATCACGTCGTCAAGCTCGTCAACGAATGGCCAGGCCATGTCGTGGTCTGGTCCGGTGGCGGGACAACCTACGCGACCGGGTGGACCCAGGGGCTCATCGAGTCGCAGGTAGTGACACCGCGGCCAAGCACCGAGGGTTCGTGGCTCCACGTCCTCGACAAGATCCCGTCCATCCCCCGCGCCCAGGACACCGTTATCGAAGACGACAACGGCCACTGGGGCTTCGAGGTCGGGAACGTCATCCATCCTCGCAACCTCCCGGAGGTCGAAGTTGTCTGAACTCTTCATCTTCGTCATGGGGTGCTGGTTCATGGTCAACATCCTGGTTTGGTTCCGGGCGTTCTTCCCGGACCAGTTCGCCAAGCTGTTTGGTCTCGGTACGGCACGCTGCTGCCTCGCACCCGAGTACCGCGGTGACCAGCGTCCCATCGCCATGCATTCGAATTACGCCGCGATGTCCAGGGAGTGTATTGCCCCTTGCTGCGACCCCGACGGGTCAGCAGCGCGCAAAGCAATCGCAGCCGGGAAGGCAGAGTAGCGATGCTCTTCAAATACCGTGTCCCCGGCGTTGCCGGCGATAACACTGCCGACTACTGGGCGAATGCCATATGGGCGGAGCACAACCGGGAGCGTCGCGCTCTCGGCATCCCTCCTCTCACCCGCAGCCCGCTCCTGGACCAGGTAGCGGCCATTCGTGACGACGACCTCGTCAACGAGGGCTACTTCTCCCACAACGACCCAAACAACAACCCCGGCAACTACCAGTCGGTCGCGGTCCAGCAGGGCCTCGCGGTCTGGGGTTGGCTCGGGGAAAACCTTGCCATGAACAACTACAAGAACCCTCTGGCAGAGGCGTGGCGTGGACTCATGGCAAGCCCGACTCACCGCGACAACATCCTCACTCGTGACTTCACTCACCTGGGTGTGGCCGCGCGTATCCGCCCGGACGGGCTCTATGTCTTCGTCCTCATCTACGCGTCGAGTGACCAGCTGTGACCCTGATAGACGCCAGGAAGCTGGTCATCGAAGCCCTTGTCGAGGAGCGGCAGCTGCTCGAAGAGGCCGGCATACCGCCCTCCTACAGGGAGGATGTCTCACTCATGCAAGAACTCTGTCTGGATGACGAGGAAATCCTGGAGGCAGTCGTGAAGCTCGTGCTCGCAGACCTGGGGGTACGTCCGGACTGATGGAACGCTACAGCAAAAACAACGCCTGCCCGAAGTGCTCATACGGACCCAGCCCGCGCCTGCCAATCACAACAACCTACCACTTCAATCGGTGCCAGCTGGTGCCAGACGACGACATCGTGGAGCACTTCGACCGGCAGTGCCCACGGTGTAGCTACCTGTGGGCGGAACAAACGTTGAGTACGCCGAGGAACTGGCTCGAACGGCACGTCGTGGTCACGACAGAGCTGGCGTTCGCGCTCGGTGGGGTTGCCGGAGGCGTCGTCTTCTTTCTTACGGAGGGATCATTGTGAAACGCATCCTCGCTCTCTCGCCCGACCTCAGCATCAAGGGCTTCGTCAACATCCGGCCGGACGCGCAGTTCACCTTCCCTGGTGGCGAGCGCCACGTGGACATCAGCAGCTACCTGCCGTCCGGGTCACCCGCGCGGCTGAAAGCGTACGTGTCCTCTCGCCTGGAGACGTCTGACGACCTCATGGACCTGCTCCTGGCTGTCGACGCCCTCCAGCGCCGGTACGTCGGTATCCGGATCGCTGCGTACCTTCCGTACATCCCCTACGGAAGGCAGGACCGCTACCAGGAAATAGGTACGCCGTTCAGCCTCGCCGTAGCGGCCCAACTCATCAACTCCTGCAACTTCGCGTCGGTGCACACCCTTGACCCGCACTCCAGGGTCACAAGGGAACTCATCAAGAACCTGCGCGTAATGCCGATCGATCCCTTCTACATGTTGGCGATCGACAACCTCAGCTATGAGTGGGACGAGAGCAAGGGCATCTACATCTTCAACGAAGATGTCCCGGTTTTCGTCGCTCCGGATGAAGGCGCTGCAACGAAGCTGCCACCAAGGTACCTCGTTGACGACGGCGAGGACTGCTCGGTCATCTACGCCAAGAAGACGCGTGACCCGCTATCCGGAATGGTAACGCCTCGCCTCGACGACCTGGTCTGGACGTACGGCAGCACCCGGCCAGCACTCATCATCGACGACATCTGCGACGGTGGGGCGAGCTTCACCACACTCGCCAGGGCACTCAAAGCCGCGGGCGCACCCAGGGTGTACCTGTTTGTCACCCACGGGATCTTCTCGAAGGGGCTCCAGCCTCTGCGTGACGCCGGTATTGACCGCGTCTTCACGACCAACTCCCGGAGCTTCGTGCCTTCGACAGACGAAGACCAAAAGTTCCTCAGCATCTACCGAATAGCGAAGGGGTAACAGTGACCACCCAACGAAACGTCCTGGAGTGTACCGACGTCTACAAGCTCGGACACCTCCTGCAGTACCCGGAAGGTACCGACTACATCTACTCCTACCTGCAGGCGCGTACGGACAAGAAGTTGCCCGAGACCGTCTTCTTCGGGCTTCAGTACTACCTCACGGAGTACCTCGCGAAGCGGATCAGCCACTTCGACGTGGACAAGCTCGTGCAGATCCATGAAGTCATCCTCGGCCCGGTGCGCCCGGCGATGCTCGACAAGCTCTACGCTCTGGCGAACCTCGGGTACTGGCCGATCTCCATCAAGGCCGTACCTGAAGGCACCGTCGTGCCCGTCCAGAACGTCCTCATGACCATCACCAACACCGTCCCTGGCTTCGGCTGGTGCGTCGGGTTCCTCGAAAGCCTTCTCCTGAAGGTCTGGAACACGATCACCGTGGCCTCGTACTCGCTCCGGCTCCGCCGGCTCGTCAACGCCTTTGCCGAAGCAACGTGCGACGACTTCAGCCACCTTCCCTTCCAGGTCCATGACTTCGGCTACCGCGGCGTGTCCTCCGAGGAGACCGCCGAGTTGGCCGGCGCTGCGCACCTGCTCAACTTCTACGGCAGTGATACGGTCCCGGCCGTGCGCATGCTGATGAAGTACTACGACGCGCACTTCCCGATTGCGCTGAGCGTGCCGGCCACCGAGCACTCGGTCATGTGCTCGACCGGGCCCGGCGGCGAGTTCGACGCATTCGAACGCCTCATGTTCCGCACGTACCCGGACGGCATCGTCTCGATCGTATCGGACACCTACGACCTCTGGCGCGTCCTCACCCAGTACGTGCCGCGGCTCGGGCGCAGGATTCTCCAGCGCAACGGCAAGGTCGTGTTCCGGCCCGACAGCGGTGACCCGGTGAAGGTGATCTGCGGTGACCCGACCGCGGCACCGGGAACGCCGCAACATCGTGGCGCACTGAACATCCTCTGGGACACGTTTGGTGGGACCGTCAACAGCAAAGGCTACCGTGTCCTCGATCCGCACGTCGGCCTCATCTACGGCGACGGCTTCTTCTTCGAACGGTTCGAAGAGGTCCTGGGCCAGATGAAGGCGAACGGCTTCGCCAGTTCGAACCTGGTGGTCGGTATCGGCGGTCTCCTGCTCCAGGCGCACACGCGCGACGAGCTCGGGTTCGCCATCAAGGCTACGTTCGCTGTCATCGACGGCGAGCCGGTCGAACTCTTCAAGGACCCGGTCACCGACTCCAAGAAGCGGTCTCACAAGGGCCGGCTGGCGCTTCACCTCGAAGACGGTGAGTGGGTGACCAAGCAGGGCGTGTCCGAGAGCGAAGAGAAGAACGGCCATCTGGTCGAGGTCTACCGAGACGGATGGATCCGTAAGCTGCAGTCCCTCGATGAGATCCGTAGCCGCATCGACGTTTCTACCGGTCTGCGGCCGCTCGAACTGGTGGCAGCATGAACGACCAACTGCTTCACAAGCGTCAGAACATCCAGTGGCTCCTCAATGCGGAGCGTCTGCGCCAGCTGGACCTTCAGCGTGAGGGCCGGTTCCAGTACACCTGCTCCGACCCGGAACTCTCTCCGGCCGAGCGCCTCGCGGTCCTCACAGAGGAGGTCGGCGAGGTAGCTCGACACGTCAACGACCACACCGACCACAGTGTCGACTGTCAGTCCGAGCTCATCCAGGTCGCGGCAGTTTGCCTGGCTTGGCTGGAGTCGTACAACAACTACGAACGTCAGGACCATGGCCGTGTGTCGCTTTCCGACTACGGCAAGATCAACGATCAGCGCACGTAGTAAACTACGTACGTAGACACGGCCGCATGTAGTTCAGGTAGTGATGAACGCCGGGGGTTCAGACCCGGATGTCGCTGGGGCAGGTCCAGTCATGCGGTCCATATGGAGAACACAGATGCGTCCTCGCTGAATACAACCTTAGCCGCTCACCCCCGGTAGCGAGTCTTCGCACGAATCGACAACAACTCGACAGCAACATCAGGAGACCAAGGGTGTCTAACTCAGGACTTGACCACATCAGGGTCAAAATCATCAATCAGGGCGACGAAGCCCGCACGATCGCCGCGCAGGAACGCCGGCTCGCCAAGAAGCTCAAGCGCGCTCGCGAGCGTGCAGTCCCCATGGAGCACATCTGCGACCTGGAGGGTCGCATCACGTCACTGCGGAACCACCGGCGCATGCCTCTCCGCAGCGACACGCGCGCCGCAAACGTCGCGTACGCGTACCTCCGCAACAAGGCCTACCGCCAGGTGGAGCAGTCCGCAATCACGTCGCCGGACTGGGACAAGGCCAAGGCCATGGTCGTCCGGTTCTCGGGCTACATGAACGCCGACATGAAGGCATGGAAGATGATGGACTTCGAGCAGTGGGCGAAGACGGGCGTCGAGACGCCGCGGTACTGCGCTCCCCCGAAGCCCAAGAAGCCTTATGTGCGGGAAACCGCCGCGGCCTGACACGCAGCGACGAAACGTAAAAGCCGGGACCATGTGGCCCCGGCTTTTTCACGTACCTGCGAGTGGCTTTCGTTTCACTTTGCGGACGTGTAGCCCGGCAGAATCTTTGACGAGGTCGATGTCTACGCGATGTTCGCTGGACAGAGCATGAACGAACCTTCGAAGGGCGTACTCAGTCACCCCTGGTGGTGCACGGAATGTCTCTTGCACTGCACTGGCGTCCAGGAAGAACGCGGCGATGGTCTCCCGGATCTCTGCTGGTAGGGGCCTTCCGCCCTGGCTGCTGAATTGCTTTCGTATCTCAGGGGGCACGTACACGGAGTCAAGCTCGCGCCAGGAATCATCCACACGACATAGATACGCACAAAACGTAGGTAAGTCAAGGGAAATCCCTGATAGACACAGGATTGCCACAGACGCGCGTCTTGCGTTCTGAGTATTCCTAACGTAGTCTGAATGAAGCCTAACTGAGGATACTTACGCTTTGACAGCTGAACGCTTGGAAGCCTCGGTCATCGCCATCGGCGGGACCTTCCACCACATCGTTCGTGCCATGTACGACGACGAACAGAAGACCCTTCAGGTCATCACCAACACCAAGGACGTCTTGAACTACGTCGGCGTCGTCAACCTGCGCCACGGCCAGTACCTGGTCGATGGTGTGCTCCGCTGGGGCATCAACCCGACTGTCGCCTCTGGCGAAGACGTAGCCCCCGAAGTCGTCGCCGAAGCCATCGCCGACACTGTCGCGGCTGTCGCGGCCGTCGCCGACACTGTCGCGGCCGTCGCCGACACTGTCGCGGCCGTCGCCGACGCTGGCGAAGCTGCCGAAGACTCGGGGGCGCGCCGTGGCCGACGGAACGCGGAATAGCGACGTCGTCCTAGCGCACCTGAACCAGCGTGCTTACGACTGGGACTCAGACGTGCCGGACACCTGGGAGCACGGCGACTACTGGCTGCTGTACGACGCGACGGACGCGTCCGACTACGCGGACGTGATCGGCATCATGGCGGTGTGCCCCTACCAGCTTCATCCGCATCAGCACGCATTCCTCTTCCGCGACATTGGCGCAAGCCACGTGGTTGATGGGGAGTTCGAGAACCTCGACGGACTCGACGCACGCAAGGACGGTTGCCCCTTCGTTGGGCGAATCGTCAACAGCAAATGGGAAGGTGGCATCCAGTATGGCGGCACAGCCAATTCCTAGCGGCATGCGCGTCTGCATGAAGTGCCGCGAGGTCCTCCCCCTCGACTACTACAGGATCGTGACGGACGTGGGTAAGCCCATGTGCCAGTGGTGTGAGGACAACCCCAAGAAAAGCAAGCAAGCCGAAGGAGCGCTGCAATCTCGATGGTAACGACGATTTATCTTGCCGGCCCGGTCGCCGGAGAAACCCTCGCTGCGGCTGGCAACTGGCGACGCACGGTCGCCGCGTATTTGGACGAATGCGGATTCCGCGTGCTTGACCCGCTCCGCGCCAAGTACGACGTCATCGGCCAGGACGGCGGTCCTCTCAAGGACAGCTACAGCGGCATCCTGGGTTCTGGCTCGAAGGCGATCTTCGAGCGGGACCTTTACGACGTCCGCCAGGCGGACATCGTCCTCGCCAACTTCACCGAAGCGAAGAAGGTGTCGATCGGCACGGTCTACGAAGTAGCCGTCGCACACGAGCTCCGCAAGTACGTCGCCGTCTGCATGCGGACAAATGACCCCTTCCACGACCACCCCTTCATCCATGAGTCCGCCAGCATCATTGTGCCGGACCTCTGGGATACGGTGTTCCAACTCGTCAAGGAGTTCTCCGCATGAGTGTGTGGCTCCAGGCGAACATTTCGCAGAAGCACCTCAACGCATTCCTGACGGTGTACGAGAACATGTACTCGGACGCCCCGGAAGGGTTCTTCAAGACCGTCGAGTCTGAGCTCGTGAAGGGCCGCGTGGACCTCGGTTGGCCGCGGCTGAAGGCAGTATGTTTCCGCCTTGGTATCCGGCCCACGTGCCTTGAAGTCAACGCGTTCGTCCGCGCATCGCAGGATGCGCTAAGTGACTGACGTCTCGTTCTACCTCATGGCGTTGATAGCGAGCATCGCACTGGTAGGGAATTGGAAACGCTGATAAGGCTCAACATCCGCTACGCCTGGGCCCGGTGGCTTACCGGATGGGCACTCACTGGCGGCATCATGGTCATCATGATGTACTCCCGCGTCACCAAGAAGACCCGCTCCCCATAAGGGCGGGTCTTTGGTTTACCCTGTAGTAGACACCGTTTTCATTCATACAGCCCACAACACAGGGTGCGAAATCCACTACAGGAGCGCACCCGTTGACCGCTGATGTCCACAGGGAGTCCACACTCCATTCCGGCGAAGTCACGCTAATCCTCGCGGCCATAAACGCCGGGCGAGAGGACACGCGAGAACTCGACCGCAAGTTTGAAGAACACCGTCGCGACGTCGCAGAACGCTTCGATCAGGGCACCAAGAAGATGGACGCCCAGGAAGCCATCATCCGCAGCCTCGTTGAGCGTGAGACGGAACGCAACGGGGACGTCAAGAAGCTGGTAGCGGACTACTACGCGAGGAAACAGGAACGCGTCGAGATCCAGAAGTTCACCGAAGGCCGGCAGAGCATCACCTCGAAGTTCCGCGCCGTCGTGGTCGACGTCGTCAAGGAAGCCAAGAAGCCCGTCCTGTATGCGCTGTTGGTCGTCCCTGTCGCCTTTGGCTGGCCGCTACTGACCCAGGCCGGCTCACTCATCGCCGCGGCGTTTGGAGTGTGGATGCCGTGGTAGACCTGATACTCCTGCCGCCGATCGTTGGTTGGACCACCGGTCGGTTCGGCCAGTCGGACGATGGGTGGACTCCGGAGAACCCGCACCGCGGCTACGACATTTCCGGGCCGGAAGGTACCAAGATTATGGCCCCGTGTGACGGGCGCGTCGTGGACTTCACGAACTACGGCGACTTTGGTCCGCACGCGGTCTGCATCGACTACGACGGCAAAGGGAACTGGTTCGTTCTGCTCGCGCACTGCAGCAAGTCGTACGTCTCGATCGGCCAGTGGGTGACTATGGGCCAGGCGATCGCGGAGGTCGGCCACGAGGGCAAGGCGTACGGCGACCACGTCCACATCCAGGTCTGCAAGAACACTCTCTTCAGCACAAACCTCAGCGACTCAATTGACCCTGAGCCGCTCTTCATCACGGAGGATGAAATGGAACGGCTTTCACGCATTGAGCGAATCGTCGCAGGGTACGGTATGACTGTCGTTCCCTGGGCGAACGACCCGTCGATCGGCAAGGAGTACTGGGTGGAGCACCTCTTCCCTGCCGGTACGGCCTTCGTGGCTGCCGACGACCCGCGGCCGTACGACAAGATGGTGACCATCACCGGCGACAACGCGCTCGAATACTGCGACCGCCGCGGCTGGAGCCTCGGTATGGGGCTCGGGCAGGCGCGTGAGAACATCCGTCGGCACTACGACGCGCACGCCAACGCTGGCACGGCCATCGAGTGAACGCCCGTCCCACAATCCTGAGCTCAATCCTGGGCATCCTCGTCGTGATGCTCACCGGTCCGATGCTCCTGCTCGGCACGGTCAACGACGACAACTGCCCCGACCCAGCCGCCCCCACGGTCCAGCGCGAGTGCTTCGAGCTGCTTACCGATGGCGACTTTCACAAGCGCGTAGCAGCCGCAGCTATCGCCGGTATCGCGGATCCCTGGCAGGAACTCGCCGGCGGTCTCTTGACGATGTTCGGTATCCCGGCATTCCTGTCGGTCGTGAAGCGCGACGGTAAGGACGAAATCAAGGAAGAAGGTTAGTCATGGAACCGTTCATGAGCATCCCGGACCGCATCACCGAGTCGCGCAAGCTGATCGGGCTTTGCGTTGCGCTCCTCGCCGTATTGCTGACGATGGTCACGTTCATCATCTGCTCCGCCTTCCTTGGCACGCCGTGGGCTCCGTTCAACGACATGCTGCAGTGGGTGGCTACCATCGCCGGCGTGCACCAGACGGCGCAGGCAACCAGTGACGTGGTGAAGTGGCGTGCATCTGGTCAGGCAGGCTACAACCTGCAGACTCAGAACACACCTGTCATCAATTCCACGGTTACTCGCACGAATAGGCCCATCATTCCGGGTCTCTAGGACTCTTCAATGTAAGTTACATAGCGAGGCGTCGGCCGCTGCATGTCTGTTACCGTGAGACTACAGACTGCACAAAGAAGGCGAATACAGCTACATGGCCGATCCGTACAAGCGCATCCACAACCACCTGGATGAATATCGGGACTACATCAAGAGCCAGCCGCAGCGAGTACGTCCAGATGAAGCAATCGAGATGACGTCGGGATTCCTGTCAACGATCGGTTTCCACGACCATCACGTTCCTGTCTTCGACGTCGACCAGTTCACGTACCGTTTTCCGTTCCTGGACGAGTACTGGACCCGTCCAGGCGTCGTCTACATCGACCCCGACGAGATGTCTCGTTTCGACACCCGCCGGTTCCAGACCCGGCTCTTCTCGTGCCTCGCTGAGGCCGATCGCCAGGGACGCCTTTCGCGACTGATCGACAAGGGGAAGGTCTCTAACGTCCGCGCTCTCATCGATCGAGGGGTGTAGTTCTTGGCCACTTCCAGCATCCTCCGCGCACTCTTAGGTCTTCCGCCCAAAGCGGATGCGCTCCTGGTCGCGCGGAATCAGCTGGTTTCGCCTCCCTCTCAGACTGACATCTGGGTGGCGAGGACCAGTGGCAAGGGCGGCCGCGTCCGGCTTCGCACCGGTGGCGGCACGCTCAGCGAGCAGATGATTTTCGATCGGCAGAACGACCCGCTTCGACTGCCCGGTTCCGTAAGTCTCGACGACTTCGACATCACGATGGAAGACATCGCAGCCGAAATGGCCGAGCGTGCCGACTACGCAGAGGCCGCATCCGGTGGTAAGGGCAAGCTCCTCAAGATTCCCGAGCCGCGAATCAGCAGCAAGATCGCGCTCAAGATTGCCCAGCAGCTGAACTCGGGCGGTTCGCCGGCCCCTCAGCTCGAAGTGCCCGCCGACCGTGTCGCGCGCGCCAACCTCGCAATCAAGTACTACCTGTCTGACGGCATCGCCGGCCCGGCTATTCGAAGTCTCTACGAGTTCGTCATCGGGCCTGGGTTCGACATCGACCCGGTGTATACCTGGGACGAACTGCCTGGCTGGTTCAACGTGAACGCACCGGAAGTCGGTATCGCCCGCCAGCGCTACATCGAGAGCCTGGGCACGGAGACCGACGCCGAAGGCAAGACGAAGAAAAAGAAGACCATCGGCAAGAAGTCGGACGAGCGAGACCGGCTCATCTTCCTCGAATACCTGCGTCTGCGCGCCGAAGAGCTGCGTGATCGCCTCGAACTCGAAGACTTTGCAATCGAACTGGCGCGTGACGGGCTTGTGGCCGGTGACGGCTTCGGCTTCCGTGTCGACAACATCATCGACGAGAAAGCCTTCGAAGACCTCCAGCCGAAGGCTGAGTACCTGTTCAACACGGTCTGGGAGATCCAGGGCGTCAACCCTGTCGCCATCGAGCTCGAAACTGACGAATTCGGCACCCTCGTTGGGGCTACCACGAAGCCTGCCGGTGACTTCTCGGGCAAAGGCAACCCGGTTTCGACCGAAGACCTCCCCAAGCTCATCCACCTGAAGTGGAACGGCAACCGCTACACGACCTACGGCAACTCGCAGCTCATCAACGCACTCACCGAGCTTCAGCTCAAAGAGTCCCTGATGAACGCAATGAAAGCGTCAGCCGACCGGTACTCGCTGCCTATCAAGCTGGCGACGTACGGTGTCATGGCTCCTGGCTCAGATGGTGGTCCTATCGCTCTCGACGAGTGGCGGGACGAACTCATCTCGGCCATGACTGCCTTCAACCCGCAGCGGGACGTCCTGGTCGGCCCGTTCCACTGGGACATCAAGTACATCGGTGCCGAGGGCGACATCCTCGACTTGGCCGGCGACATCGAAGCCTCGAACCGCCGCATCATGATGTCGATTGGCGTCCCGCCGAACTTCCTCGACTCGAACTACACCTCGTACAACACGGCGAAGATTCAGGTCGCCAACATGTTCCTGCGCCTCCGCCAGCTGCAGCTTAAGACCGGCGGCGCGATGGAGCGCAGCATCCTGCAGCCCTGGGCGCAGATGCGCGGCTATCGCGACGTCATCGGGAACGTCATCCCGTTCAAGGTCAACTGGCGCAAGGCGAACCTCGAAGGCGACCCGGAGATGCTTTCCACCATCCGGACGCTCGCTTCGGTACCCACCCAGGAAGTGATGAGCGTCAAGACGCAGCGTCACCTGATGGGCCTCAACCCGGACATCGAAGAGCAGAACTTCGCCGCGGAGCGCCTTGCACGTCGGGCCCGCTTCGAAGAGCAGGGTCTCGACCCCAACACGGGCCTCCCGCCTGGCACGGACAAGAGCGGCAACCCCGTGAACGAAGACAACGGGACCGACAACACCGACCAGAACGACAGCTCGCAGAACAAGAAGAAGGACTCGGGCGACTCAGCAGCCTCGTTGCAGTCGCAGATCGACAGCGTGAAGAACCTCGTCTTCGAGGTCTCCGCGGAGCAGGGTGCCATGGAAGAGCGCATGGCAGAGCAAATCGAGAAGGGCTGGGAAGAAATGCGCCGTGTGACGACCGCACGCCGGCAGCAGAGGGCCAAAAGCGGTGAACAAGGAAAAGATCGTGGCTAATCGACAACCTTGGCGTTGTACCGGAACCATCCAGAAGACCGACATGCCGTGCCGGCAGACGCTCGGCTTCTACGACGCAGACAAGATGCCCCTGGCCGACCTCAAAGGCATCGTCCAGCTGCGTTGCATCCGCTGCAAGTCGCTCGAAGGCAATGGAGACCTCACCCTTCCTGACGCGGCGTGAACTCTCGTAGACAGACTGAGTACTGAGTGTGTACTATAACCCCATCTCTTATATGAAGTGGGGCGAGGTTCATGCAACCTGGTGAAATCGACGGAAAGACGCTCACGCAGTTCGTCATGCATTCGAACGCCATCGAAAACGAGCACCACGACTACATCGAGCAGCGGTTCCAGGCTCATATCGGCATCGCGGCAGACATCGCCGCATCTCCCGACTCGGGCTGGCTGTTCACGAAGGACGGGTTGCTGGTCGCGCATCGCGCGCTGATGCAGCACGACCCTTGGAAGTTCCCCGGCGAGCTCCGGCAGATGGATGTGTTTGTAGGGCAGGACAAGAAGATGAGTCCCTGGCAGGTTCGAGAAGAACTCCCGGATCTCCTGTCGTTTGCGCGCCGCGGCCTCCCTCACGACCACGCGGACCGGGAAGCGTGGGCGTGGCACGTCCACAACTGGTTCGAGCACATTCACCCCTTCTGTGACGGCAACGGCCGTCTCGGCCGTCTCTTCCTCAACGCTGCTCGCCTGTACGTCGGCCTGCCCTGGCTTGTCGTGTGGGAGTGGGAGCGGTGGCAGTACTACGACCGCATCATCGGATGGGAGCGGGACCTCAGCGCTTGGTTCCGGCAGATGCCCGACGGCCTCAACATCGATGACTTCGTCCAGGCCTCGCTCACTTCCTGGAGCACTGCCGCATGATGGTCATCGCTACAAACGCCATCCACCACCCAGGTCGTTGGGATCGCAAACGCGGCCGGCGTCGCTGCAGGCAGTACCTGCCTACGGCGAAAGCCTTTCGGCTGTTCCTCTACACGTTGGAGAGGTAGCCATGTCGAAGAGCAAACCACAGCGCTGCCGTCACTATCTCACCACCTACAAAACCGACAGCGAGAGCCTCGTCTGGAAGGTCTGCACCAGCTGCGGCACAGCCTTCGAATCCACGCCCATCAAGAATCCCATGGAGTTCGTATGATCATCAAAGCCCCGACACTATGGGTGTCCAACCCCAAGTACCTGCTGGACCTCTCGGTCTTCCTGGCCGGTTCCATTGAGATGGGTGAGGCCGTCAACTGGCAGGACTCGCTCGGTAAGCGTCTGGAGGCGAATGACTTCCTGGTCATCAACCCGCGGCGCGATGACTGGGACGCGTCCTGGACGCAGTCGATCGAGAACCCCGAATTCCACACGCAGGTGTCCTGGGAACTCAACTCCATCACCGAGGCTGACTGGGTGGTCTTCCACTTCGAGCCGGGCACGCAGTCGCCCATCACACTCATGGAGCTCGGCTACGTCGCCGGCGCGTTCCCGGACAAGGCCATAGTCCACTGCCCAGAAGGCTTCTGGCGCAAGGGGAACGTGGACATCGTGTGCGAGCGCTTCGGTATCTACACCGTAGAGCGTCTGGGCGACATACCGGACCTGCTCAGCGAGTTGGCAGGCCTGAGTTGGGCAGCGTAGATCCCTACGCATCCGCGTACCGAAAGACCCTGAACGTCAGGCTCGCCGACGATTCGATGAAAGCGCTACTAGCCCGCGGCTTCGACACCCCGGGCGGTGCTGACTTCATCATCCAGCTGTACGAGCGCTTAATGGATGCGTACAGCAACGCATGGAGCATCAAAGCACTTTCTGGCAACGAGTGGGCGTACCTGGCCGACGTGGTCATCGAACAATTCCCGTACGTCAGGCCGGACTTCGATTTCTCGGGCATGTTCACCGCCATCGCCCTCCAGCAGCCATTCCTGCCGGACAGCAAGGTTCGTTGGGAGTTTGACTACCTGCACTTGCGCAGGGTACTGCTGAACATGGGTCTCGCAGAGGCCGTGTGCGTGTGGGACACGATTTGCCTCATAAGGGAAGAGGCGCAGCAGAGAATACTAACCGGGCAGCGGCATCGACTCGGCGGTGAACAACCTCCGGCTGGCAAGGTCGCCAAGGTGTCTTTGAAGAAGGCCGTCCGTCGGGTGACTGGACAAATATGCTAAGCTGCGTTTAGCAGACCCTCTAGTTCCGCGGACCTAGCGAGCGGCCTTTGAGCCACCGTCCAATTCAAGGATGGTGGCTTTTTCTTGTCACAAGCACTGGCACCTAACCACGTACGGATCCTCTCGGGTGGCTTCGCTTATGCGTCGCGCAACCCGCAGCCGACCATGTCCGTGGCTACGAAGAATTACCTCAGTGCCGGTGGAGTGAAGGAAGAGGATCTGCTCTACCTCAGCTACCCGTTGGTCCACGAAGGCACCAACAACAACGGTGACGAGTTCACCGCCGAAGAGATGAAAGCCTCGTACAAGACGCTGGTTGGCACGGTGGTCGACAAGGACCACAACATGAGCGTCGATGCCATCTGTGGTAAGAACTACGAAGCCGAGTACGTGACGGAGTCCGGCAAAGGCATCATCAACGTCGACGCGTATGTCTACGCCAACCTCTACCCGGACCTCGAAATCAAGATCCTGGACGGGACCATCAACGCGGTCTCGATGGAGTGCTTCTTCGCGCGTTCCGAGCAGGTTGCTCTTCGCCGCCGGCGACTCCACGACATCCAGTTCATTGGCTCTGGCCTCGTCCGTATTCCTGGAGACCCCCAGGCCCTGATCAACACCGACGAGCTGGCGGGTGAGACACAGAGTGGTCTCGTCACGCCTGGCCGCACGCAAGCAGACCGCCGCCGCTTTGCAGCGATTGCCGCGGCTGTCATCGCCCTCCAGGAGGTTGCCTAATGCCCGAACTCAACGAATCCAACGAACTGCTGTCCCCCGACGAGATGCGGACGTACCTGGCCATGGCCAAGGAACTGATCACGCTGGAGCGCGTGGAGGCGGAGAACGCCAGCCGGCCGCGCTACGCGGATGCGGCGCGCATGCGCTTCCCTGTCTACACGGCAGAACTGGCTGTCGCTTCGAAGGTGTTCTACGACAACGCCAATGAAACGCACAAGGCCGTCTACTCCGCAGAACAGTGGGAAAACATCGGTAACGTTATCAGTGCTGCACTCGGGTACACCAATGCGGCACACAACGAAGAAGAAGATGTTAATCTGGTCTTGCAGGCCATGGTTTTGGTGCGTGAGCTTGTAGCCCGTGAGGCTATCGATGGCGCACCCGACTCCACTTGGAAACTCAGTGACCTGGTCTACTGTCTGCAGCTTCTCTGCTCGCTCAAGTGGCAGGAGGAGTGGGACGTCTACTTCCAGGAAGAAATGGCCGAAGCCAGCGTTTCCGAAGAAGAAACCACCGCGACGGACACCGTCGAAATCATCACTGCCACGGAAGGTGAAGAAGACATGGCAATTTCTGACGACGATCTGGCAAAAATTGCCGAGGTCAACAAGGCGTCGAACGAGGAGCTCAAGCAGTCCCTCGCCGACAACACCGCGGCCCTCCTGGCTGGCCTGAAGGAAATCCTCTCGGCCGCTGCTCCGGTCGCTCCGGTTGTTGCTTCCACGGAAGTCGAAGCCGAAGTCGAAGCCCCGGTCGTCGAAGCCCAGGGCCAGGCCGAAGCGGCCTTCCCGCCGGCCGACGACAAGAAGGACGAAGAGGACGACGAGGAAGACGACAAGGATTCCAAGGCGTCCGCCCCGGTCGCTCCGGTCGTCGCCACGAACCTGACCCCTGCTGAGCGCGCTGGTCGCGCTGCTGAACTCGCCCTTGACCAGGAAGCCGAAGCCGCCAAGGCCGAAGCTGCCGATCGTCTCGAAGCGAACGTCGGTGGGGGTGGCGGTGCTGCCAGCCTCGGCACCCTCGGTACGGCTTCGTTCCGCCTCTGGGACCCGGCCGATGTCGACAAGGTCCTCTCGGCTCAGCGCGAAAGCGTGACTGCCGGCCTCACGAAGCGCCTCAAGGGCACGGCCATCGCCGTTGCAAACGGCGGCGGTCCCAAGCGCGACGCGTCCGAGTACGCCGAAGCGTTCATCGCTCTCCTTTCCCGCAACTAAGACCTGCGGGCCAGTCACCCCGTCCATAGGAGGACACACAAATGGCCGAACTCGGCGTCGCACAGGGCATTTCCGCCCAGAAGTTTGAGGTCCTGGACCACAAGGGGCTGAACGCGTCCACGTTCAAGTGCGCGTCCCTGTGCAGCCGGGGTGACCTCGTCTACATCTCGGCCGCGGGTGTTGTCACCATCGGCACGACCGGCCTCGGTGCCAATGCCCGGTACGCCGGCTTCATCGACACCAATGTCATCACCCAGGCTGACCTTGACGTCCGCGTCATCGGCCAGCACGGCGACTACGCTGCCCAGACCACGGGCGTCGTGTCCGTCTGGCAGGAGGGCGAGTTCCGCGTCTCCAACGTTAGCGGTGTCATCGGCGACAACGTGGCCGTTTACCCGGCCGCGAACGGTGCCCTCTCGGCGTCCCAGACGGGTTCCGACAAGGCGGTTGGCTTCTCGATCACCGGCAACGGTGGCGTCTCGGGCAAGCCGATCACCATCCGCATCAGCAACTACAACGCCTAAACCGTAAGGCGAGAGACCACCAAACCTAAGCAGGAGAACCAAGAAATGCCCAACGCAGGAAACCGTGGCCTCTCCCTCGCGGACAAGCAGGCGCTGTTCGCGGAGGCCAAGGACACGCTCAGTGCCAGCGAGTTCCAGAATGTTCTGGCCACCGCTGCCCTCGTCCCGATCGCCGAGCAGGTGATTGAGACCTCGATCGTCCGGAAGCTCTTCCAGACGGACCGCTTCAGCCAGGGTGCAACGATTCCCTACACGCTGAAGACCCGGATGAACGCTGCCGCGATCATCCCCAAGTTCGGCATGGCTCCGTCCATGATCGTTCGGCAGAACCGCATCCAGGTCGAGCCGTACATCATCAGCCACAAGCACGAGATCAACCTCATCGACATCGAGGACGCGAACTACAACGTGGTCGCGGACTCGCTCGAAGACGCCGGCAAGGAAGTTGAGATCAAGGAAGACCAGGAAATCCTGCGCCTCCTCTCGACCTACGCCCCGGACGCTGGTGGTGGTTACCCCTCCACGACCGAGACCATTACGGTCACTGCCGGTCCGGGCGGTCAGGGCACCATGCTCAGCGCGAACGTCTTCCGCGTCGGCTCCTCGCAGACCGCCCCTGCGGGCGGTGTCGCTGGCGATCCGACCATCCAGAACGTCCAGGTCATGCAGTCGCACCTTCGGGAAATCGGCTACGAGCCTGACCAGGTCCTGACCAGCCCGTGGGGCATGGGCAAGTTCAACGGCCAGGAGCTCTTCCTTCACGCCGACAAGCGCGGCAACAGCCGCACCCTCGATACCGGCATGGTCACCGACAGCCTCGGCGTCAAGTGGACCTGGAACCGCCTGGTACCGCGCAAGTCCATCTACATCATGGACACCGGTGAGCTCGCCCGCTGGGTGGAGCGCAACGGCCTGTCCATCAAGACCAGCGAACGCGACCTCATGGCCGAGTGGTTCATGTGGGAGCGGGCTTGCCCCTTCCTCCGGAACGCCAACGCGTACGGTCGCATCATCTTCAACACCTAAACCGAGGTCTTCGGTCAGAACCCCAAGAGGGTGGGCATACCGCCCACCCTCTTTGCATAGGGAAAGGGTCCACCACATGTCCGCCAATGCGGCCGGCAAGACCACCATCACGACAGGCTTCTCGCGCATCGCCCGCAGCCAGAAGTCGAGCTTCGCTTCGAAGGCCGACTGCGACTGCCTCTGCCACCAGGGAGCGGCTTCGCACCTTGAGCCGTGCGTGTGCGTGAGTACCTCTGAAACAGCTCAGAACACGATTCTACAGGGGTAATGTACGATGGCTGACAAAGCGGTCATGGACCTGGTTGTAGACCTCAAGTCGGACCTTCATTCGGTCCTTCAGGTCTACGTGCCTGAGAAGCTCATGGCCGTCGAGGCTGACCTTCAAACGTGCACGGCGTGGGAACAGAACTGGTACCAGCGCCCGCCCGCAATCATCTACAAGAACGGCGTTCCCATCTCCAGTGGGTTCGACATCGACTACGACACGGGCACGCTGTTCTTCTCGGTCGACCTCCTGGTGACTGACCGTATTACGGCGGAGTTCTTCTACTCGCCCTTCACGGATGAGCAGCTGACGACATTCCTGGAGCGGGCGTGCGCCGAGGTCGGTGCCAAGCTCAGCCTCGCGGTAGACACCCAGGCCATCCCGGACGCACTCCAGGCGCTCGTTGTCGACTTCGCGTACGTGCGCACCTTCACCGCGGTCATGGCCGAGACGGCGATGTACCACAAGTGGATCCGCGACGGTGTCGAGGTACACAAGGACATGGTCACCAAGAACCATCAGATGGTCCTCGCCGAGAAGCGTGCCGGTATGACCGACAGCATCAACAGGCTCAGGCTCTCGGGCTTGAGCGGCGGTCAGGTAGTTGCCACCACGGCGACTGCTCAAGACCTCCTCTAAGGAAAAGGCAAATGACATCAGAGGAACGGATTCAGCGCGGGATGGCCCCGAGCTTCTACCCGTACGGCAACGTGCCGGGGCCAGACTACGACTTCACCGACTACGCAGACTACGTCGACCACCTTGTCGTCAACCTGGGCGGTCCGCTGCGCATCTTCCGTGCGGCGATGCTCGACCTGGTCAGCATGATCTGCGTGAACCCCGAGCAGAAGAAGGCCGCGCGAGACGTCGTCTTCTCGAAGTTCAAGGAGAACGCTGAACTGCTCGAAGCGTGGTGCAGGTTCTACGGCTTCGACGACGAGACCGTGCTCTGCGCCATCAAAGGGTTGGACTAGATGTACCCGGATGGTCGCGGCATGTCGTTCGACACGGACGAGCAGACGTTCGTGTTCGACATTGGCCGAGTGCGCCAGCCTGCGGCGAACCAGAAGTTCCGCGAGGAGACCGTCCTCGCAGGCGTCCGGGGCTCCATCTTCTCAGCCATCTTCACACGCAAGCAGGTAACGCCGGCTGGCCCTATCTCCGAAGCATCCTGGGTGGCGCACGTGCGTCTTCCCGTGACCTTCGAGCCACGCACCGGTGACCGAATCATCAACGTCCGTGTCGCGCGCACAGGTCGTGCGGGCCGGTGGGAGACCCTCCGCATCGTGTTCGTCCAGCAGATGGGCGAGCGCGATTACCACCTGTGGCTCAAGGAAGACGTGGTCAAGTAATGAGGTACCTGAGTCAGAGCGAAGTGTTCGAGGTCGTGCGTTCTTCGATCGGCACGCTGCGGGCCCGCGGCCAAATCCCTCAGCTGATGGAGCAGGCGTTCTACAACCACGCCCAGACTCTCGTGCGTATCATGGAACCGGTTACCCCGTCCAGCGCTCGCGGCAAGTACGTCGTCAGGAAGCAGGGCAACGTGGCCGGCGCTGACGGACGTGCCATCAAAGGCAGGCAGGTAGCTGCCATCCAGATCATCAACACCGACCCTGCCTTCGGCACCTACCTCACGGGTTCCGCAACCAAGAACGTCGAAAAACCGTCTGGACCGTACAAAATCTTCCCGAAGAAGTCTGGCGGATTCCTCAAGATCGGGGGCCCCAACATATTCGCCCGCGGCGTCGCTGGCGAGGCCAGGACGCCCACGCGCCCGAGCTGGAGGCCGACCGACCTTTTCGCAGATCAGACAAAGAACAAGCGCGGTGTGCTCTCTGGCGGTGTACCTATTCGCGACGGCGAAGCCCTTGGTCCTGAGTCCGGTGTGTTTCGTTCCGTAACCAATATCACCTACGGCCGCGGAAAGATGAACGTGCGGACAGGGAAGCAAGTCAAGTCCTTCAGGTTCAGCACCAGAAAGGGATCGTCAAAGACAGGCCGTCCGTTCTCGCCGGGCGACATGGTGGTCAGATACGTCTCGAAGCACCCTGGCCGGCTGCCGGCCTTTGCTCTCCGCGACATGATCCTGTCGTTCGGAGAGTTTGAAGCCGACGGGGGACTGCCGGGAGCCGTTCTCGAATCTTTGCAGAAGTACATGGAAGCCGGCGAGCCGCGCATGGTGATGCAGGAACACGTACCTGTCGGCAACAGACGTATGGACGTGCCTGGCTTTGAGCACCGATTCGCTGGCTATCGCCGCGCGGGCGGAACGTTCATGCCTCTCGTGGACGAAATGGTAATCGTCCTGCACGGGCGTCTCAAGATTGGAAGGACCAGGAAGTAATGGCACGAGCATACATGAAGGTCGCAAACGACATCGCCAACCTGCTGAAGATCGCCCGCGTACCGTCAACTGGCGCGACATTGACGACGACTTCTGGCGACGGGACGCTGACGTTCATCTCGACCCGGGTGTCTGAGTGGGAGACGATTTTGAATCAGCTTCCGTGCATCTACGTCGATATCGATGAGCAGGCAATCGAGTACATACCGACTGACCAAGGTTACTACCGATTGATTCCGGTACTCATCATGGTGTATATTCCTATACAGGACACTGAGCTCGACACCCCTGAGGAACGAGCCGATGAAGACGTCCGTGCTGATGAGGACGTGAAGACAATCTTCGAGCACATCGAAGAGATCATCAACGCCCACACCACGCAGAAGGCCATCGCCAACACGACTCTCCAGTTGGTCAGCGGTGGCATCCCGTACGAGCCGTTCTACGGGAATGATGAGGCAACAGGCATCAGCGTCCGAGTAGCAATGCTCCAGCTGTCAGCCCTCCAACTCATCCTCCCTTAAGCCATGCACTCCTCATAGGGCGTTCCCACTGAAAACAGCCCACCGAGACACCCGGTGGGCATTTTTCACGTTCCGGAGGAACACCCAAAATGGCAAAAGACCCCTCTTCGGTAGCACGAGCGGGCGCGTTCAAGAAGACTCACGGCGGTCCTGGCCTGATCTTCCTGGGCGACTTCGGCACGACCTTCCCGGACCATCCGGACGACGTCATTGACTTCGCCGGCGGTGTCTCGCAGTTCACCCCCAAGGCGGGCTGGACGGCGCTCGGTATGACGAGCGGTGGCGTGACCGTCACCCGCGGCTTCGAGAAGGTCGACCGTATGGCCGACCAGACGTACGGCCCGTTCGACTTCCGCCCCACCCAGTGGACCACCCAGGTCTCCACCGAACTCGTGCAGACGGACCTCGCGGCCCTCAAGTACGCCTGGCACGGCAATGCGCCGGCTGTCACGGCGGCGGGTACGAACAGCTTGATCGCCACGAACGCGGTTACCATCAACGACACCGTCATCGACGTCACGACCAGCGATGGTGCGGACTTCAGTGTCGGCGACATTCTCACCGTTGGCGAAGGTGCGTCGCAGGAGTACGTCAAGGTCCTCTCGAAGGTCTCGGACGCGCTTACCCTCACCACCGGCACGATCTACGCACACGCCATTGGCGAACCGGTCCGCAGGCTCGAAGTGCAGGCTGCTGGCTTCGGCACGCGGCGCATCGTGGAGCCGCAGCTCGTGGCAATCATCTGCCCGCTCGTCGAAGAGACGGCCGGCGTGATTACGCAGGGCTACCGCATGTACGCCATCCGCAAGGCCAAGCTCGACGCCGGCCAGCGCGCCATCAACCACAGCAACACCCAGGACTGGACCATCCCGATCAGCTTCATGGCCTTCCCGGACCTCGATGTCGCGGATATGGACAACGACACCATGACCGTCATCGACATGGTGGTGGCGACGCCCTAATCCCTAACGCTCGGGTGGGAGCACCAACGGACGGTGCTCCCACTCCATTCCCAACCAAGGAAACGGAAACGTGTCAGAAGAGTTCCTCCCCGAACCCAGGCAGATCGCCCTGGGTACTTCTTTGTTCGACGTGGTCCCTCAGCCGATCGCGCGCGTCAAGCGCTTCAAGGTCGCGTGGAGCCACGCCTTCGAAAACTTCAACCGCCTCGAAGCAGACTTCCGAGACTTGCGTGACACGGACGAGACCGTCGACTCCGACGTCATGTTCGACAAGATCGCTGATTTCGCTCTGGAGATTCCGTACGAACTCCTCGAAATCGCCATCCCCGATCTCCCGAAGAGTCTGTTCGAAGACGAAGTCAACGGCGTCACGTTTCCTCAGGTCTACGCAGCCTTTGACGTGATCCTCGAAGTCAACGACTTGGAGGTCCTCAAGAAGATCACCCCTTTATTCCGGGATATGATCCTGAGTATCGACCCACGACGCGAGAGGATGATCGCTTCACTGAGGACCGCCTCATCGCCCGAGCAGCCGTCAGAGCAAACCTCAGCCTAGAAGACATCCTGGACGACCGAAAAGGTCTGACACCGCGGCAACTCGTGGTCCTCTGCCAGGAGATCGACTACCAGGACGACATCAGTCTGGCAACACAGCTGCAAGCTGGCGCGATGAGCGTAACAGCCCTCGCCAGCGTCATGGCGATGATCATGGGCGGGACGTCAGAAGGCGTCGACCCGATGAATCCAGTACACAACATGCTGGAGCTCGTCCAGACCCTACTTACAGGTGAGAAGAGTCAAGCCCAGCTAGAAGCTCAAGCGATGAGTGAACGGGAGAAAGAACTCCAGGCCGAACTTCTGGACCACCCGATGTTCCAGAAGTTCCGTGCGGGCCAGCGAGGAGAGAAGTACCCGTGGCATCTCGAATCTTCCAGCAAATAGTCATTGCCCTTACCGGGGAGACGGACGACCTCGAAGGGAAAATGGAAGCGGTCGACAAGCGCCTTGCGGCGCTGTCGTCCCGCGCCGCTGCACGGGAAAAGCAGTACCAGGACCAGCTCACCGCTCTCGCAAACAAGCGTCTCGACCTTGAAGCAAAGAGGGCCCGCCTGGAGAAGGCCGACATCGCGCAGATGGCGCACTCGGCCGACCAGCGCATCAAGACCAACAACAAGATCGCCCAGACCGAAAGCCGCATCAACGAGCTGATCGCCAAGCGTACCGAGCTTGACATGCGTGCCACGGATGCACGCAATAACAGTGCCCGCAAGCAGACGAAAATAGACGGCACCTCGCGTAACCTCGCCGCCAAAGGCGAGGTCCTCGAAACCCGGAAGGTCAAGCTCGACTTTGACCTCGAAAAGGCTGGCCGCGAGGTCGACAGGCTCTTCGATCGTGTTGAAGCAAACTTTATCAGGATGCGTGGCGCGCTCGACCGTGACAAAGGGCAGTCTGCTTCCGCCTTCCTCGCCTTCGACAAGGCGGATAAGGCTGCCGAAGCAGTCGAGGAGCTAGTTGAAGGCACTGAACGCTACAAGAAGGTCCTCGCCAGCATCAATGCGATGCCAGATGAGGACAAGCGGAATGCAGCCCTCTCCAGGTGGTCAGAGATTGCTGAGAAGGCCACGCGCATCCAGATTGCCCGCAATGCTGCCTTGGACAAATGGACGGCTTCGAACGACGCCGTAACGATCGCCGAAAAGGCGCTGGCGGATGCGGAAGCTGCTCGCAGTAAGCAAGGGCAGCAGCGCACCGACGCACAAATCCGTGCGGAGCAGATGCTGCTCAACCTCGTCAAAGAGGAAGTCAACATCGGTATGCGGGCGACCGAGATCGAAGTCGCTGGGGAACGGGCACGGCAGAACAAGCTAAGCGCTCTCGCACTCGAAGCTCGGCAGCTGCGGGACATTGCCGCTGCCCGTCAGCGCGTCGACGACCTGCTCTCCGCTCGCAGAGGAGACAAAGCCGCTTATCAGTCTGGCCTCAACAACATCGATGCTAAAGACGTCAAAGCAGCGACTGAGTACAACGAAGCCATCGCAAAGCTGGATCGCGAGATTGCCACGCTCATCCCTCAGGCCGATCGCCTGGAGGCTGAGTACAAAGCAGCGATGGACGCTATCGCCCACCACACCAAGCTGGCAGAGAACGAGTTCGACAAGTTCAACAAGAAAGCCGGTAAGGCGTCCGGCGATAGTGCATTCGCTGGTGGTGTGAAGAAGGGAACCAGCCAGGCTTTCGAGCGCGTCTTTGGCGTACCGTTCAGCACCCTCAAAGACGTAATCACGAGCCCGGCCAAGCTGCTTGCCGGGCTTGGAGCCGGTATTGGCTTCATGGGGACCGGGCTGATCTTCAAGATGTTCACAGCCCCGTTCAAACTAGCGACTCTTGCCGCGGGATCCTTCTTCAAGGTCATGAACTCTGGCGTTGGCCAGATGAAGCAGTGGATTGGCCAGGCGCACGCATGGAACATGGAGATTCTCCAGTTCAGCGTGCAGACGGGCGTCGCAGTGAAAGACGCCTCCGAGTTCGTCTCGGTCTTCAAGGTCCTCGGACTGAACACGATGTTCACGTCCATCGGTATCGGTGGTCTCTCGAAGGAGATTGCGGCCAACAACAAGTACCTGACGTCCATGGGTATCGCCACGCGCGACGCCAACGGTGCTCTGCGCTCTACTGCGGACGTCATCAAGGACCTCCGGACTCAGTACCACAGCCTGAACGAAGAGGGTAAGCGCGGCTTCCTCTCAAACATCAACAACGTCCTCCCGTTCGCATCCACGCTCCTCCCGATGATCACGATGGACCCGAAGATCATCGACAGTCTCCGGGAGATGAACGTCATCCTGGATGAAACAGAGCAGCGCGACATGAACCGTGTCAGCGCATCCATTTCTGCCCTGCAGATGACAGGCCAGGGCCTGGCGAACACGTTCGCCACGGCGGTCTCGCCGGCTATCTCCGACTTCGCGAACATCATCATTGACCTCGTCCAGCGTCACATGGGCAGCATCCAGAACTTCTTCCGGATGATCTCCGACAACGTCCAGGACCTGCTCTTCATGCTTGGCCTGTTTGACCAGATGACCGATCGCATCGGCGGGTTCTCGGATGCGATGACGTTGGGCGCTGAGAGCGGCGCGGGCATGATGGACCCGTACGCCGAGAGCATCAATCAGACCGACGCGGCCCTCAAGACGCTCCGCGAAAGCGTCGACGACACCAATGCGTTGATGGAGGACCAGCAGGACATCGTTGATGAACTCCGTGACTCGATGGAAGGTGAGCTCGAAGTCATCAACGACCTCAAAGAAGGCGTGAAGGATGCGCTCGAAGCGCAGATGAAGCCTCTCGAAGACAGCATCAAGCTGCTCGAAGAGCGCAAGGAGAAGTGGGAAGAAGACAAGGAAGCGGCTAGCCGGGCGATCGACGCTGAGATTGGTCTCCTGGAACTCCAGAACCAGATCATCGAGCGCAACATGCAGAACGCCACGCGTCCGCTGCGCTCACGCCTGACGAGTCTCAACCAGCAGAAAGATGCCCTGGACAAGGACAACGGCACCAAGGCGCTCAAGGACCAGATCGACGCAATCAAGAAGGCGAGCGAGGCGACCGACCGCGCGCTGCGCAACTCTTCGAAGGGCGCGAAGGACGCGCTGCAGGCGCAGATCAAAGCCATTCAGCGCGCGCAGGACGAGTACGAGCGCGGCCTGGAAGACCAGAAGAAGCTGCTCGAAGACCAAATCACTGCAATCGAAGCCGTCAGTGACGCAGCCGAAGCCGCGGCCAAAGAGCAGGAGTACTGGGACCGGCGCGCCTACCTCATGGGGCAGAGCCTCCTCGCACAGGCGGAAGCTCGGGCCCGCGCGCTGAACGACCGTCAGTCGCGTAGCCGGCAGGACGGCGAGTCCGACATCGACTACCAGCTGCGTATGATGCAGCTGAGCGAAGCGAACAACATCGACAACCTGCAGCGCCAGGAAGAACTCGCCGGCCTTGAGCGCCAGCGTAGCCTCGACCTGTTGAACGCTGCTCGCGAAGCTCAGATCAACCTCATCAAGGACGAGATTGACGAGATTGAGCGCCTCGCTGACCTCCGCAAGGCGGCAGACGATGCTGCCATCGATGCTATCCAGCAACAGATTGATCTCATCGAGCAGCGCGAGCAGGCTGCGTCAGATGCGGCCGCGGCGCGCAAGGAAGCCGAAGACGACGCGATTGCTGCGCTCGAAGCGCAGATCGACGCCATCGAGGAAATCTCCGACGCGCAGCAGCAGGCTATTGAAGACCAGATCACTGCAGTCGAGGACCAGATTGAGGCAGCTGAGAACGCCGCCGAGGCACAGGTCGACGCGAACGAAGCAGTCCTGGAGTCCTGGAAGCGCCTGAAGCAGGCCAAGGAAGACTACTACACGTACTACGCCGGCAACCCTGAAGCGGAGGGCCTGGCCAACCAGAAGATTGCGAAAGAGCAGGAACTGCTCGAAGTCAACAAGCAGATCGCTGCGGGTGTTGCCGGTGGGTCCGATGTCGAGTCCCTGCGCAGCCGCGCCAACTCCATCGCGAACGAAATCGCGGCTCTCGAAGCGCGCCTCATCACGATGCAGTCCGGTGGGGTTGTTGGGGGCACGTCGCTCATCGACAAGCAGATCGACGACATCAACAAGATCAAGGACGCACAGAAGGAGGCCGCGGACCTTCGCCTAGAACAGCTGGACGATGAGGCCGAGAAGATTCGCGACATCTACGAGCCGCAAATCGAAGCCATCCAGGAGATCATCGAGGGCTACCAGGACCAGACCAAGGAGATCCAGGCCAAGATCAAGGAAATGGAGCGCGAGAAGGCGTATGCGGAAGAACTCCGCGTGGCCGAGAGCGCGCGCATCCAGAACACGAAGAAAGAACTCGGTGAGCTCGAAGAGTCTCTCCGTAAGGCGAACACCATCGGTGGCCGGCTCGGCACGACGCTGCGCCACATCTTCATCGACCCGTTCTCGTCTCCAAAGCAGCGGGCCCTGGAAGACGCCGAGTCGGACTATCGCATTGCTAACCAGGGCAACCCCGACGCTGTGCCGTTCAGCCAGTCGCCTGTGGCCATGATCATCCAGAACAACCCGTTCCTGAGTGACGAAAAGCCCAGCCTCGGTAAGGCGATCGGTGAGATGCTCGACCGCTCCTGGTACGAGATCAAGCCGTACATGGAGAAGTTCGGCGAGCTTATGGGTCAGGCCATCATCAAGGGGATGGGTATGGCCCTCAGCTCTGGCGGTAAGGCCTTGCTGGGCAAGTTCGACCCGACTGACAAGAACTCGTGGTGGTACCGCTTCCCCGGTACAGCGAACAACGACTCTTGGATGGATGCCATCTTCGGTGGCGTTACGAATTACTCCGCCCCGTCTAGGCTCTTCGCCGGCCTGGCTGGCGTAATGGCCGGCAACGCTAAGGGCGACTTCGTCAGCACACCGACAATGTCGATGCTCGCGGAAGGTGGCTTCCCTGAAGCCGTCATCTCGACCGACCCGAAGTACGCCAACCGGTCACGCGCCATCCTCAGGACCTTCTTCGCGAAGGCCAACGAGACAGGGGCCACTCCCGGTATTCTGGGTATGGACAAGAGCATCTCCGGGCTTCACGGAAGCGGCCGGTCCGTAGCAGGTATTGATGCGCGCATGGGTGGCTCTCTCGCAGCGCTAGGAGCCACGACAGGCGGAGACACGTACAACTTCTCGGTCGGCGACATCTACGCGAATACGAAAGAGGACAGCGAAGCGATCAGCCAGGCGATTACTGGCGAGTTCCGCAAGTTCATCGATTCGTTGCCGGCTCACGCGAAGGCAATGGAATTGCAGAAGGTGCGGTAAATGACGATCAACGCTCCTACAGTGTCCGCACCAACCGGAAGCATTCACCTGCGTCCGGGCACGGGCTTCTGGTTCAACATCACTCCGAACCACACCGGTGCTGAGCAGCTGAACGGTGTGGAGCTCATGATTGCGTCCACGGACGGCAGCGTGCGCTACACGCCGCAGGTCAGCCCGTTCTATCGGACCGACCTCGCGCTTGACTACACCCAGCCGTACAGCGCCCTGGTCACTCTGCCAAGCACCATCCCGCAGAACGTGAACCTCAAGGCGTGGGCGCGCACGTACAGCGGTGGCGTGTGGGGCCCGTGGGGCGTGGCGTCAACCGCGCTGAACAGCTCGAACACCAACCCGAGCATGACCCCGTCCTACCCGATCGGGACCATCAACGTTACCGGATCGTCGTACTACTCGCCGTTCCTGGTCACTGTGTCGGACGCGGACAGCGACAGCATCGCGTACTACCAGCTGACGGTTACCGGCACCGGACTGAGCTACGACTCAGGCAAGCTCGCAGTCACCCAGGCCGCGGGCGGTTCAATCACCCTGAACGGTCCTGCGAACCTGACTGCCGGCGTGACCTACACCTGGCAGGTGCGCTTCTGGGACAACGCCCACAACGCCGCCACTGACGCCGACCCGTCGTACTCGGCCAGCCAGAACTTCACTGGCACCTTCTCCGTCCCTCCGGGCGGCGGTGGTGGGGGCGATACGATCCCCTACCTCGACAACTCCTACACGGTGTCCCCGCAGGGACAGCAGTCCGCTTCGTCCACGACCTGGACCACGGAGTTTGCGTCGCGCTGGCTGGACAACACGTCCATCACTGCCTACCAGATTCAGCTGTACCGGATCCCGATGGACCAGCTGCCGCTGCTCGCGACGAATCCCGGTCTCGTCACTCCTGAGCTCATCTGGGACTCTGGACAGACCGAACGCGCAGTCGCGTCTGGCGTGGCCTTCACTGTGGCCAGCCCTCAGCTTGCGCTGAACTTCCACTACCGGTGGCGCATGTCTGTCTGGGACACGAACGGTAACCAGTCCGCATGGACCGACCCGTACGAGTTCTGGGCTACGACCTCGGTCTCCGAGAACTCCGCCCCGAACGTCACCATCACCAATCCGGTAGGCAACCAAGCGGTTTACGGACCGCTCGCGCTGAACGGCTCGTTCTCGGACAACTACACGCTCCTGAACACCTTCACCCACTACCAGGTGGAGGTGCGCCGGTACGACAACCAAGCCATCATGTGGCGCACGATCCTCATCCGGACGCTCAACGTCGAGCGCCAGTACAAGAACTTCGGGATCGTCTACGGCTCGCTCCGCGGTGATGCTGGAGGAGGCTACTCTAGTGCCCTCGCCCTGTCCTCGGGCGTGCGCTACGAGTGGCGCGCGCAGGTGTTTGACGACGGTGGTCTTGGTAGCGGTTGGTCGGCCTGGGAGAGCTTCACGCTCCAGCCTTCCGCCCCGAACGCGCCTACCTCGCTGACCCCGTCCGGGTTGGTCGGTACGCTCACGCCGACGTTCGGGGGCAACTACTCGAACAGCGGCGCAGGCGCGGCCGCGAGCGTGCAGATTCTGCTCTACGCGGCTGACCAGACGACCCTGGTCTGGGACTCCGGCCTGCGCACGGCTACAGGCACGAGCGGCACTCCGTGGTCCGTCCTCTATGACGGTACGGCGCTCACGCCAGGACAGGTCCTCTACTGGAAGGCCCGCAACCGAGACGAGTTCGGCTTGTACGGGCCGTACTCTGCGTTCGTCAACATCTCCATCCAGTCGACTCCGAACGCGCCCACGAATCTCACCCCGTCGACGACGAGCTTCGCCGTCATCCCGAACGACAACATCACGTTCGCCGGCGACCACTTCGCCGTCTCTGGCAGCGGCATGAACGCCTGCGAGGTCATCGTCTATCAGTCCGATGGCACCACGCAGGTCTGGACGTCTGGCACGTACACAGGTGTGTCCGGTACTCGCTTCAAGGTCCCGTACACGGGCCCGGCGCTGTCCCAGGGCCAAACGATTCTCTGGAAGGCCAGGACACGCGCGACCGATACCAGTTTCTGGGGCCCGTTCTCCGCGCTCCAGACGGCGATCCTCAACCGCGTGCCACAGACGCCTAACTCACTGGCTCCCAGCGGCACCAACGTCTCGACGCTCACGCCAACGCTGACCTGGACGACGCAGATGGGCGACAGCTACCAGCACACCGCTGGTGCTGTTGACGGCCGGCGTGCCGCATTCCACATCATCGATGTCATCGACCAGGCCACCGGCACGAGCTTCGGCGGCTATCCGCTCAACACCGCGGCGCTCTATCACGACTTCCAGACGGCGCTCTCCGGCTGGACGACGTCGGGCGGCACATGGTTGGCCGCCGACGGTTACCTCACGGTGACCGTCTCCGCGGCGCACGCTCACCTGTACCGCGACGCGTTGATTGAAGATGCTTGGGTGGGGGCCTTCGTCAAGTACGACGCAGCAGCCCGCTCCGGCCTGTTGCTCCGGCGGTCTGCAGCTAACGCGTGGGTCGCTGTCGTTTACGACGCCGGAACGGTGAAGCTCATCAAGAACGTGGCGGGCACGGTCTCGACCATTCAGTCCGCCAACGTGGACATCACCACCGGTCAGCGTCACCACCTGGGCGTGTCGATGTCGGGGTCGAACTACGAAGTCTTCCTCGATGGTGTCTCGCTCTTCTCTGCGACCGATGCACACAACTCCACCCAGACCGACCACGGCCTGTACGCAAACAGCACCATCGCGACCAACTTCGATGAGTTTGTCGTGGCCGCGGCCAGCGCGGAGACCGCGTCGCACACGACGTCAACTCTGACGGCCAACAAGCAGTACGTGTGGACCGTGAAGTCGCACGACGGCTACGGGCTGGGTGTTGCGAGCACGCCCGCGTCCTTCTCTACGAACTCCGCGCCGACGACGGCCATCACTTCGCCCACGAACGGGAGCACGTTCACTGTCCCTAACCTGACAGTGACCTGGAGCTACGCGTCGGCCGGTGCATACGCGCAGGCGAAGTACCGCCTCCTGGTCCTGAGGACCGGGGTCGCGGTTTACGACTCGGGCCTCCTCAACGGCACAGCCACCTCCCACCAGATTCCCACCGGGTACCTGCTGCACGGAGCCATCTACGAATTCCAGGTCACGGTGGCGGACACAAACGGCCTCGCCGCAACATCGACTCCCATCTCCGCGCTCGCGCTGTGGACGCCTCCGGTGCCGCTGGACGCGCTGACTGTGACTCCGTCCAACTCCACCGCCTCGGTGGTGCTTGAGTGGAGCCGTTCCGATCTCTCCACCGCGGACTTCGGGTACTACGCGATTCGCCGGCAGTACACCTCAGTCGACGGTGAAGAAGTCGACGCCATCATCGCCAGGCTGACCGACCAGGAACTGCTCACCTACACCGACTACGTGTGCCCTGAAGGCGTCACCGTTACCTACAGCATGTTCCAGGTGCAGCTCGTCGGGAGTGACGAAGTGCCCAGTGGATCCCTGTCTGCTGACACCTCGTTGACGTTCCGCGAGATGTGGATCGTCGACATGGATGACACTGACTATCGTGTCGCACTACTCGACAGTCCTTCACGCGGCTTCGACCACGTCAAAGACGAGGAAGATGTGAAATACTGGGGTAGGGCAAAACCGGTGCGTCACAAGGGAAACGCACGGTATCAGTCATTCACGATCTCCGGTCGTCTATTTGACGACGAGCGAACAGCGTACGAAACGCTTCTCGCGATTGACAGGCGGTCGCATGTGGTCTGTTACCGAGACGGCCGGCACCGAAGGATCTTCGGTAACCTCCACCTCAACGAGACAGATGGTCTCCCCGACTCCTGGTCGGTGAACCTTCAAATCGTTGAAGCCGACTACGACGAAGAGGTTTAGGGAAATGAGAATGTCGACGACCCGTTGGATGCCTGATACCTGCGCCTGCGTGCTTGAGTACACGTACGATGCCGACCTTCCTGACGACCAGCGCGAGCACACTCCGACCACCGTCACGCCCTGCGAGCGCCACGCACATGGGGAGACAGAGTTGGAGTTCCTCGCCGCGCACACCGACAACGTGGTCAAGAACAACACGCACCGTCTGCTCAAAGAAGAGTTCCCCGACATGGAGGACAGCGACTTCGAGTGGGACTTCGACCATCCCGATGGTCAGCTCCGCTACAACGTCAAAGGCAGGACAGTCAGTGCCGCGGCGCATGCGCGCGTTACCGGCCAGGTTCCTGGTGTGGTGAGGCGTGGCAACTAGGTACACCCTAGCCTCTTACCCTAATGGTGCGCTGACCGGAAACAAAACGTACTATCAGGCACTGGACGGTGGCTTCCTCTACAATGTCGGAGTTGAGGCTATCTACCAGACACGCATACGCGACACATGCACGCTGAGCCATCTGTACGTAAATGTCACGGCAAACACCGTGTCAGCCACAAGCACCATCAGGACGCGCAAAAACGGTGCAAACGGCGGTCAGTCAGTAAGCATAGGTTCAGACGCGACAGGTCTGTTCGAAGACACTTCCAACACGGACTCTCTCGCAGACGGCGACCTGGCCTGCTACCAGGTTGTTGCTGGAGCAGACGGTGGTGGGTCGATAACTCTTGCGTTCATTTCCACACTGCTAGCACCGTCATCGACTGCCGGCATAAACAGCAGTGCGTTCGGATCCAGTTACGCTGCCAGCACAACGTACTATCGACCAATTTCGGGTGTGGCCGGAACTACGCTCACAACTGAGTCGATGGTGCGATACACCAACCATCTCGCGACCGTCCTGAGCCATTTGCGCGCGTACGTCACTACCAACTCATGCACATCCACGACTACGGTGTACGTGCGCAAAAACGGAGCCGATGGAGCGCAGAATCTGTCCATTGGCGCAAGCGCCACTGGGGCGTTTGAGGACACGTCCAACACTGACACCATAGGCGACGGGGATGAGACTAACTACCGTATAGCAACAGGGGCCACCGGCTCTATCTACATGTACACGGTGCAAACAAAATCTAGCGTTGGTATGATTTCCGCTGGCAACAGTAGCGCCGCGGTCGTCGGAAGCGAATATAGAGGACTTGGCCTTGGCCAGTCTGCCACCCAGAGTTATGTGCAGTTAAAGGCACGTGGGCTTGTCCCTGACGTACCAAGGTTCAAGTACTTGGGTGCTGCGGTGTCCTCCAACAATCGTACAGTGTCTGTGACACTCGCTTTTCGCAAGAACGGCACTAACGCAATCAGCGTCAGCGTACCTTCCTCGACGACAGGGTACTACGAGGAGACAAGCACTCAAGTCGACGCTACCGACAACGCAGACACCTTCAATTTCGCTTCGATAGCATCTGGAGGCACCGGACAGCTGGGTGTCCGCATGTGGGCCATTACCGAAGTGCCTGGGTACACTGCCGTGTCTCAGACGTTTGCGGCGCTCACCGAAGCCATCCAGCAGACCGCGAAGACGAACGCGGTCAGCATCGAGGCAGTTCAAAACCTGGTCCTGCCGTTCGTCACGCTCATTGAAGCAGACGCTCCGGACTACATCACCCAGACTTTTCTCGTGCCGATTGAGGCGAGGCAGGGTCTCACTGCCACCCGCCTGTTGCCTTTGGAGACCATTCCGCTACCGACCACCGGGCTCGCGCCGCTCAGGCTCCTTGAGCTTCGGGCGTTTCACGGTGACACGCCTGATACCGGATACGACATTCTCGGGTCCGGGCTGACGCTAATCTCGAACGACAACGCTGCCGTGCGATCGAATCTCCTGGACGGTATTCGCGTCCCTGAGCCTGGCGAGCCGGCCGTCTACAGCGCGGTGAAGAACCTGCGGCTCTTGCGTGCCTACGAAGAGGGCACGCTCCTCACGAACTTCAAAATGTGGTTCTCGCCGCGGAACCTCTCCTGGAACGGCGTCGACGTCTTTGTGACTACGGGAGCGTCCTACGTCGCCCCCACCCAGGACCCCTTGCCGGGCTTCGTCAACAACGCCAGCCAGTACACCGCAGAAAACCCGCTCGTACTCAACGCGTCCGCGCTGACGTTCGAGCAGACGTTCGGAGACTGGATCCAGGTCCAACTGCGCGTGACATCCCGCGCCCGCGCCGGCCTTCCCCGGACGTTCTACGTCTACCTGTCCTGGACTGAATGGAGGCCGAACTAGATGGCTACTGCAATGACGGGGTCCGGGGAGTTTCAACGGGCAGAATCCGGGTTCTTCAGAAGCTGCGAGTCGGGTGGTTACCTTTACTCTGCCGACGTAAACTACCCTGCGGATCTCATTAAATCCGACCTCACAACCCACCAGCGAGTAGCTGCGATCGCCCTCCGCGACGAGAACCCGGACTATCACCACTGCTGGGACATTGTGACTGCAGGTGGGTACCTGTACTTATCCGTGCACAACGCAGACACGACTGTGCACAACATCGTCAAGGTGGACATCAGCACCTTTACGGTAGTGGACAGTTTGGCGCTTTCTAGCTCCACCTGGTTCTCCAGACTGATTGTCAACGGCACGACGTTGTACGTGACCGCCACAAACGGCGATGACGCCGCCACTGTGTTCGAGATCGACCTGACCACGTTTACGGAGACCGACAGCCTGGTACTTGACGCCAACGAGGCCGCTTGGGACGGTGTTTTGGTCGGGACAACCTTGTACCTGAGCACAAGACAGGCACCAGCCCGTGTAGTGCGCGTAGACACCACCACGCTGACGCGGATAGACTCGCTCACGCTGTCTACGGGCGAAGATTACGCTTTGGATATTCTTTCAGATGGCACCGATCTATACGCCATTTGTGCTGGCGACGCAGTTTACGACCCTGTCGTCGCCGTGAAGATCAATATCGCTTCGTTCACTCGCACATCTGCGCTCACTCTAGACAGTGACGAATGGTACTTCACGTATCTTGGGTGCGCAATGCTTGACGGCGGGTTCATATATGTAGGCACTTACAACAGCAAAATCGTAAAAGTGCAGACGTCTGACATGACCAGGGTCGGCGCTCTTGCGATGTATGGAGGTTTATCAAGCCTTACAGTCTATGGCGGCAGCATTTTCGCAGTTTGTCCGAATGTGGCACCATCACGGGTGGATGAGATACTCATATCCACGTTCACAACCACCGCGAATGCGTGGAGATTCGGTTGGGGAGATGGCTACCTAGCTCGTGGCGTGGGCGTGCTAGGTACGAACTTCTACGTATATACCGAGCAGCACTCGTTTATGGGAGGCAAGCTCCTTAAGCTCGACCAAGTCAGCCTTGCTGTGCTCGGCGAATACAGCCTTACTGAAGATATAGCATACGCATTCTGCGTGGGTCCTGATGGCTACATCTACATCACAGCAGACTGGAAGCTGCTGCGGATCGACCCGACCGACATGAGCTTGGATGCTTCTTTGACTTCCTCATACGGCCCCATTAAGGCGCTCGCGTCAGACGGGGCAACGTACTTGTTCGGTGCCACAGATCAGGGCAACGTCGTAGCCTACTCGTTCGCGTCGTTTGTGGAAGTGAGCTCACTCGCTACTGCGGAAAGCTCCCTCCGAGGGCTGACCTATGGAGACGATGGGAATCTGTACGCATCTGCTGGCTTGAGCCCGGATAAGATTCTCAAGATAACTCCTTATCCGGCGTGGGACGGAGTCGACGACCTGGTTCTGGACACTGGAGAAAACGGAGTTGGATGGCTGGCCGCGGTTGGTGGGTACACGTACGTCAACACCAACGCAGGCGAGATTGTCAAGATAGACCAAGCCAGCATGACGCGGGTCGGAAGCTTGTCTCCGGGCGGTGGCATGAGCAGTGAGCTGCTCGTCCACGACGGATTCCTTATAACGCGGGGCAGCACCATAAATACCGTGTTCGTTGACCTCAGCACGTTCACGGTCAGCGACACAGTAGCAAGCAGCAGTCTTTTCAGCGAACCCGCAGTCCTGGCCGTTAACGCAGGCACCGACACGATCTTCATCGCAGGACCTAACTACGCGAACGGTGTGGCTTTTGCCAGGCTGGAAATGTACATAGGTACGCCGGTGTCCGCCACGTTGACTATTCCGCTCGAAGCGCTGGAGCAGAGTGTCCACAGCACGCACACCCTGCTGACTGAAGCCAAGAGCGGCCTCCGTGTGCCGTTCCTCACGCTTGGCGAGAACTGGGTGAACATTCTGCATCAGATCTCTGCGGCAGGGATCGACACGGTCCTGTACCCGAACAACCAGGACATCGACAGCGCGATTGCCGGCGAAGGTTCGGGCGAGGTGCGGTCGCGCCCAGCGCTCTACCGAGTGGACATCCGGGGCCAGATCATTGAGGACCTCAGTGACCGCGTCATCTCAGCCACAGTGGCCGGTACGCGCTCCGAGGTAGTCAGCCGTACTGCCCAGATTGTCGTCCGGAACACTGACGGCCTCGACCTCAAGACCGACTACCTGATGCCTGCCATGATTTGGGACATCAGCGGGATTGACGTCGTCTTCCCGTACGGCATTTTCCAGGGCAGCGTGCCTCGGAAGACCACAACGGAGAAGGACCGGCGTGTGACGCTGGTCTGCAACGACCTCTCGATTCATCTGACCGAGAAGTTTAGCTACCCGTTCACCGTCCCTGCGGGGACGAACTACCGTGACGCCCTGGCTGCTGTCTGGCAGCTGACGAAGCTGAAGGGTAACGCGCTCAACATCCCGCCCATCAACGAAACGCTCCCCAATGCGTTCACGTGGGAGCCGCGGGGTGCGTTCGGTGTTGCTCTGAACGGCCTGCTCCAGGGCGTGAACTTCCTGCCCATCTACATCTCGAAGAATGACGGGGCCGGGCTCAGCCGGCCCCGTGAGTTCCTGCGTGACCGTGCCCCGGACGTCACGTACACGTCCGACCCTCTCGTGGACGGCACGTACCTCATCACCGGTAACTTCGATGAGGAAGACGACAACACCGAGCAGAAGAACGAAGTCATTGTCGAGGTGAATGACCCGCTGCGCGACCAGTTCTGGGAGACGTACTACATCGAGAATGCTCTCTCGCCGATCGTCATCCCCTACCGGCACGGCTTCACAGGCTTCTCGGCTACGGACTACTGGGAGGCCGCTGGTCTGACCGCGGAGTCACTGGTTGATGCCGCAGACGGTACGCTCTCGTACCCGACCTTCGGCGTGCCTGGTACTGTCGCTCTCGGCGGGTGGGTGTGGTACGACCCGACCGACACTGGCCGCGTCATGGGCGGCTTCTGGGAGACGACCGAAGCAGCGTCCTCGATCGTCTTGATGGCGAACGGCGAAGGCGGTAAGCCGGCCGTTGGCATTGTGACCAACCCCACCAGCAACCTCGCGTCGGGTACCGTCACCGAGTGGCTGGAGAGCCCGTACTTCCCTACCGAGGGCTGGCACCGTGTTTCCGCAGTGTTCTCCGCAGGTGGGCACTCCGGGCCCAACCTTCTTTCGAATGCCGGCTTCGAGTCTGGCGACACCGCACCGGGTTCGAACTGGAACGCCAACACAGGTACTGACAGGTCGTTCTCCTTCAACGCCGACCACTCGGAAGGCGCACGGTCGTTGGAGATGACCGAAACTACGGCGTACAACACCGGCGCTATTGTCGACCAGGTCGTCTCGCTCGCTGCGGCCATTCCGGCTGGCTCGAAAATCCGGTGCAGCTTTGACCGCCGAGTTATCGCCTCTTCCAGTCACCGCTTGCTGGCTGATGTGTACGTCAAATACCGGTACTCCGATGGCTCGGTAGGTGACTGGACGTTGCTGAAGTCGAACACGGAAAATCCACTCAGTGTCGGCTCCTTCGAGACCACTACGTTCATCTCGAACGACACGACTCTTGATGTTGTTGCACTCAAGCTCACAGTGCATATCCTCAACACCAGCAGTGCAACTACCGGCACAGTGCGCATCGACAATGTCAAACTGTCCCTCGGTACGCGCCCGTCCCTTACCCTCTTTGTGGATGGCGTGGCTGTGGCTACGTCGATCACTCCGCAGGCGTTCCTGCACGCAGTAAACACGAACACGTTCAAGATCGGCGGTCCTGGTACAGGCTGGGATTCTGGCACGCCTGCAGACGACGGCACGCCGGCGCGGCGCGTTCACGACTTCGGTGTGTGGTACGGCTCAGCATCCGCAGAGACTGCTGAGAGTGCCACCCAGGAGCTCGCGCTGTACAACGGCCTCTGGCCGACGAACCAGCCGTTCTGCCTGGCCTACTGGCACCTTGTGGCGACTGACGTGATCCCTGCTGTGGACCACACGTCGCACGGGTTCACGCTCTCACCGGTCGGCTCTCCGACCATCGAAGTCATCCAGGACTTCCTGGCAGATGTGGGCATCCGTGACCGCTTCCTTGCGATTCCTGACCCGGTCCGGTTGCCGCGTTCCCCGAATTCCGCAGCTGCTGCTGTGTCGGCCAGGATCTTCGCTGAAGAGAACGCTTCGCAAATCAAGAAAGCGACACTCATCACTACAATTGATCCTCGAAGAGACCTCAATGAGGTTTACAGAATTCGCCTCATCGACGCTCAAGGTGTTATAGTTACAGATGACAAGTGGGTAGTCGATGGCTGGTCTGTGGAACTTCGCGCAGGCGGTCGGATGACCCACCAGATTCGGCGGATTGAGGAGTCCTAACTGAGCACCGAAGACGACACTCCACACAAGTTTCTGGAGACGATGCGTGACCTGAGTACTGGCTGGGCGGACCAGTCAGCCGCTAACGCGGTGTTCTTTGAGGCACGCGTGGTGGAAGTCAATGGCTCCCTCGCCCGCATTGAAGCAGAGGGCCAGGTGAGGGCACAGTACTGCCCCACGCTCGCTCCGTACCTTCCTACCCTGGATGACCAGGTTCTTGTGGCGAACACGCCAAGTGGTGCAGTCATTCTTGGTGCAATCAATCGCACCGAAGAAGTCAGCGGCACAACCGCGGTGTATGCCCCTCTCGATTCACCAGCCTTTACCGGCTCCCCGACCGCCCCACTCGCACCTGCCGACGATGACTCAGACCGCATCGCCACGACCGAGTTCGTGAACGACTGGGCCCAGGCCATCGTGCACGGCATCGAGTTCACCGACGGGTACATCACGTTCCCGTACGCCCGCATGGTCCCTGGGTCCGGCGGAACCTTCACGACGTTCCCGGCCGACGGTGCAGCCTTGACTGCCAAGGCTGCCCTTCAGGTGAAGATCTACTTCGGCGGGACGCTCTACACAGCCAAAATCCCCATCTACAACACGTAGCTCCAGGAGAACGTATGGAACCGATCGCCTGTGCCCGTAAAGGGTGTGACATCGTCTTTACCCCGAAGGAACCCAAGAATCGATTTCACGATCCTGTCTGTGCGGACGAAGACTACAACGAGCGCAAGCGCGAGAAGCGCCTCAAGAAGCACGCGACTGAGACGGCCGGCGAGCAAGGTGACATCTTCGAGATGAAGAAGATCCGCTGCTCTCGCTATGGCTGCGAGGAGCTCTTCGTACCGAAGTCCATCAACCACCAGTACCACTCCGACGTCTGCGCCAGCCAAGCGAAGAGCGACAAGAAGCTGCTGCGGCAGATTGAGGACGTGGACCCCGCGGTTGTGCGGGCTGCTGAGTCGGAACTGGTGAAGGAAGCGGAGCGCCAGCTGGGTGTGGTCCAGCGTCGGCTGCTGAAGGAAGAGTCCCGGTCAGCCATCACCCTCCAGCGCATCGATGAGTACCTGAGCGGGAACCCGAAGCCGCGTCATGCGCTCTACCCGGTTCGCTCTCTCAAGAAAGCCGGCAACGGCGCAGCGACGGACTGCCACTTCGTGTTCTCGGATCCCCAGGGCGGGAAGTGGAACTCGGGCATCGGGCTGCAGGCCCTCCTCGAAGCGTACCTGCCGGCAATTGCGGAGAAGATTATCCGCTGCGTGGAGGTCCAGCGCTTCGAAGGGCCCGTAGACACGTTCTTCTTCCACATGGTCGGCGACATCGTCGAAGGCTGCTTGCCGGCCGGCACACCTGTGCTCACTCCAACCGGTCCGAAACACATCCAAGACTTAAAACCCGGAGACTCTGTGTGGGCCCACGGGCCTGATGGCTTCAAGCAGCGCGTTGTGACTGCAGCGGCTATGACTGGCATAAAGCCGATTCACACCGTAGTTAGCACGGAGCGCACTCTGCGTGCTAGCCCTGAACACCCCATCCTTGTTCGCCGCGACGTAGAAGTGAGCGGGCATGCATCTCCGAATCGTCACCGCTACGAGGTCACACACAGTTACGTTGCCGCGCAGGACGTCCGCGCTGGGGACTACCTGTGCATTGTCGACAGCGTGCCGGATGTGGGGTCCACTTCGACCCCAACTCGGGACGCGTCGGTAGAGCTGATGGAGTTCCTCGGCTTCTATGTGGGCGACGGATGCCTCACACGTAACGCCAACGGAGAACCAAACGGAGTTTTCCTCTCGCACGGCGCTGACGCAAGCTACATGGCTCACTACGTCGACAACTGCAAGACGCTGTTCTCGAAGCAAAAGAACTCGCAAGACACTTCAGCAGTGGCGGTTGCGCCAAAACCCTCACAAGCATCTGGGACCCGGTTCGGTTCCGTAGCAGCAGCCAACGAGATCCTCGCGCTCGGATTCGCTGGAGACTCCCGAACTAAGCGGGTACCTGCCTGGGTGTTCACACTTACCAGGGAACTACGGCTGGCCTTCCTCCGCGGCTACTTGGACTCGGACGGCTCAGTGAACAAGCTAGGTCAGGTCACCTTCGCGACCGTTAATCGCGGACTTATTGAAGACATCCAGGCGCTCTGCCAGGGCTTGGGAATTCTTGTCTCGCGCATCAGGACGCACGAACGAGTGTGCCCGCTGCCTCAAGGAGGCGAGCAGCAGTCGACAATCTTCGTTATCAACTGCGGATCACCCGACCTCAACCAGGAGATTGGCAGCCACACCCCACAGTATCTGGACCGTTGGGCCCAGCGTAGTGGGACTCGCAGGACACGCAACTACGCTGTCACGAGCAAGGGGCGCATCCCGGCCGCACCGATCGGCTGCAGATATAGCTTGGTGAAGTCGAATGACGTTGGCCTAGCAGAACCGACATACAACATCTCAGTCGAAGGACTTGAGACGTTCATCGCTGACGGCGTCGTGACACATAACTGCGCCATTTACCCAGGCCAGCGCCAACACCTCGACCGCTTCCAGAATGGAGACTCCGCGGTCGACCAGGTCCTGACCATGGCTGACGCTATCTGCGACATCCTCATCGCCAGGCTGCGGCCCTACTTCAAGAACTTCGTCTTCGCCAACGCGTTCGGCAACCACGGGCGCACCGGTAACAAGCTGGACCCGGCACTCGACAAAGATAACCGCGACCGATTGGTGGCCGAGATCGTCAAGCGCATGTGCAGCCACATGGACATCCAGTGGATCATTCCCGAGCGCGATCGCTATGTGGTCGAGTCGATGGGTTACAGCATTGGCGGCATCCACGGGCATCAGCTGGGTAACAAGAGCAGCCTCAACGCCATGGAGCTTCCGATCCTCCGCTGGGACGCGTTGCGCCACTTCGGGACCAACCTGGACGGCCTCGTCATGGGCCATCGGCATCACCCGGCTTCGCTCGACATGAACGGCATCGAAGTCATCCAGAACGGTGCGCTAGACGGTGGTTCTGATTGGTTCACGAACACCACGGGTGCGTGGGCTCAGCCGAGCCAGGAACTGTTCTTCGTGAGCGAGGAGTTCTTCATCGGGACGCGCCGGCGGCTCTACGTGACACCAAAAACGCCGCGGGCCCGAGCAGTTTCTCAGTGGTCATCCGCGGCGTAAGTGGCTCTACCTACTGTTTTGACAGTCTGTACGGGCTGACGAGTGTTGTAGAGTGTTCTAGGGCATGTCTCCGAGCCTACTGCGCCTGCCAGGTACGTGACCACCAGAGCGTGTGCGCCAGTAGCTGGTCCGGCAACTCCGCCCGTACACGAAACTGAACGAAGGTCGGCTCGAACTCCACAAGCACCCGAAGCTCGGCGTCGTAGATGGCGTCGCGTAACCGGTCCGAGTCGTACGGCGCGTCGATAACCGTGACGACAGACGCGTTTACGGTATCCACCCAGATCTCCCGCACAGCATGATGCTGCTTGACAGCGTCGACAAACTCGTCGGCCAGCTTGACGACCCTGCTCGCTTTCGTGCCGGCAGGGCAGGGCTGCAGCTCATCTCCTGGACAATCCAGGGCGTAGAGCTGCGCTTCACGTGCTGCCTCGGCGAGCCGACGCTTGTAGTCGATACCTAACAGCCTTGCGATGTTCATGCTGCCTCCGGCGCGTAGATGCAGCGGACGCCGGCCTGCTGGAGCAGGTCCTCGCCGTCCGTCGTGCGGTAGGTCCGGCGGAAGACGACAGTCCCGGCACCAGAGTTGATGATTGCCTTGGCGCAGCCGCGGCACGGTGAGTGCGTCGTGTAGACGATGCGGTCGTCGACGGTGTTGTCGCACTTGAGGAGTGCGTTGATTTCAGCATGCACGCACTGACAGGCCCCAACGGCCGTTGGGTCGTCACAGGTGTTAGGCCCACCTGCCCAGTTGCCATTGAAACCGATGGCTAGGACGCGCCGATGGTCGGCTGTGACAACCACGCAGCCGACCTGCAACCGTGGGCAGGTCGACCGGCGTGCCACCGTGTCCGCCATGTCCAGGAAGATGTCCGTCCAGGAAGGTCTGTCAGTCATGCTGCTTGTCCTCGCGATGTTGGTCCCGGATCCGTGGCTCGTCGCCGGCCGCGAATGATGTCGCTCACCTGGTGCCTGGGCAGGCCGTAAAGGGCGGCTAGCTTGGTGATGGTGATGATTTTGTTGGGGTCGAAGTACTCATTGCGGAGCTTCTCGACAGTCTCAGTCGTTACGAACTTCAGCGGCTTGCCGCGCTTCTTCTGAGCTCGGTCAGCACAGTTCTCGGCGTTCGTGCCGAGGAAGAGGTGACTCGGGTTGCAGCAGACACGGTTGTCGCAGGTGTGGCACACCGACAGCCAGTCGGGAAGGTAGAGCGGGCGGTCCGGGTCGTACGTGCGCGACAACCTGTACGCTGCACGGCTGGCCGGGTCTGTCTTCGTCTTGCCTTCGACGATGATGTGGAACTTGCCGTACCCGTACGAGTTCAGGCCGGCGTTCCACACCCAGCAGTCGTCCGGGCCGAGGATCGTGACTTTTTCCCAGAAGCGTTCGTGGACGGTCTTACGCGGCATCGATCTCAACCGTCCTGAGCTCGACCCATTCACTCGTAAGCCCAACCAGTGCCTTGTTGAGTCTTTCAATCTCTTCTTCGATCACCGTCATCTCGGCGCGGACACACTCAGCCGTGCGGATGTGCTCTGGCTTTCGCTTTCGCTTCGGCGCATCTCTACCTGTCGCATCCGCGGCCAGGCGGTCCGCTTCTTTGTTGATCTCGCGGTCGATGTGCTGGAAGGTCCACGCTTCGAGGCCCGTCGACAGGATGGACTTCAGTTCCACGTGCAGTTCGCGCACGGCAGCGTCCTTCACTGAGAACGAACCCTGCATCTGCTTCGCCACGACCAGCGAGTCAGTCTTGAACCACACCATGTCGACAGCGTTCTGCACGCACCAGTTCGCAGCGTGGATGACGGCCAGGTATTCGAGGCAGTTCACGCCGGGCCCGTAGGGTACTTCCAGGGACCGGCTGTAGAGCACTTCGTCTGCGCGATGCTTCTTGATAACCACGCCGATGCCGGCTCGCATCACGGACGATCGGTGGCTGGCATCCGTCCAGACGTCGACCTTGTTTAGCTCGCGCGTGCGACGCGCTGTCAATTCCGCCTGCACCAGACTGTCCAATCAGCCATCCAGTCCCTGCCTACGATGTGGATGTACGCGGGCGGGATAAGTGCAACGCCGAGGGACTCGTCGAAGGTGCCGTGCCGCAGGGTAATCTGGACGAACGCGTAGCCGCGGTGCTGGATGACTTCCTGTAGCCGGAACATCTGGCGAATGCCGGAGTTGCCGTCATCGCTCACATCGAACTGGCCAATGTACGCGGCGGGATTGCTGCAGTTCTCATCGCCATCGTCAAAGCGCACGCTCACGCTCACTTTGTCGTAGTCGAACACAGCCAGGAGACATTCGGGGCGCAGGTGCGTGTGGAAGTACTCGCGTGCACGCTCAAACTCGGAGGCTTCCGTCAGTATGAGATTGAAGGCAACGAAGGAGTTTGTCTGCATGGGGTTAGCCCCCACCCAATCACCTGGCATGTTCGCCGGGTTAGATTCGTCCTGCTTCAGCAGGTTCGCTGCCACGCGGGTCTGCAGGTATGCATTAAACAGGGGAACTGGTTCGTTCACGCGGCTGCCTTTCGGAGAACGCCGCGGCCATACAGCGCGATGCCGGCCGAATCGAAGCAGTCCTCCCAGTTAACTTTGGGGACCTTGAGGTCGACGACGGCCTGGGCCAGGGTGGGGAGCCGGATCTGCACCAGCTGCGCCACATGGTCCTTCGACGCCCCGCCCTTGAAGCTCGACTTTGCTTTCCACGTCGACACGGGAGTGCCAAACACCGGAACGCGCTGCTCCTCAAGGACGATGCGGACGAGAGCGAACATCTGCGCCATGGCCAGGACCGAGGGTTTGTCGTAGATGACAGGGGCTTCGACGAATACAGCACGGGGTTTCCCGTGCTCTTTGATGTACGCGACGCAGTCCTTCTTGAAGTCGGCCTGCAGCTGGCGCATGCGCTTCCACTCATCGCGCACTTTAGGATCCGGCTTGATCCAAGCGATGTCACAGCGGTCGCCGTTCAGGCGCGTGATTGCGAGACCTTTGACTGCCGGGTCGATGCCCCAAACGTGGTACGCGTCATCAGTGGCGGTATCCATTGAGCCGTTAGCGTACTTCAGTTCGACTACGTTAGCAATACTCATAGGTCTTCGAAAGCGTCGGCGAGTTCCTCGTCCAGGTCGTAGTCCCAGTCCTCCTCGCGGTACTCGAACGGCTTGAACGTGTCGCGTTCCCGGAGGGACTTGATGTCTTCTGGTGTGGGCTCTCGTGGGGGATACGTCAGCGAACCGTGAATCACGCACTCTGGCTCTTCACGGTTCCCGTACAGGCGCTGCGGGGGCAGGCGAAAGTGCACACATCGACCGCAGTGTGGATACTGAGTACTATCTGTCACCTAACTGAGGTTAACAGGTATCCAAACCGATGCAATAGCTACGCTGCGAGCTGTTTTCCGTCACGTCGCTCGACATACTGCCTGCGGTTCACTGCACGCTTCGCGGCCGTGCAAGGCTCGCACCTGCAGTTGTAGTTCACGTAGGTCGACTCTTTGCCGTGCTGCACGTGTGCAGGCAGCGGAAGGGAAGAACGGCGCAATCGCGCCACCGTGACTCTCGTACGATGGTGAACCACACAAGTGTCGCAACGACAACCTGCGTTGTAACGCGTACCCGTTCCGTGTGCTGTGCTGTCTCGGTGTGTCATTCTCGGACGATGTGCTCCGCATGGCTCTTCACCGCGCTGTAGCGGCTAATGCCGTTCTTCTGGGTGACTTCGTACATGACGTCAGCGTGCTCGCCGAACAAAGGCTCGTGCGTGACGAGGATGATTTGCACGCCGGTCTCGTCGACCAGCTGTCGCAGTAGCTTCGCTAGATTCGGGACGTACTCCTGCGACACCATCGCGAAGTTCTCATCCAGGATCATCACTGGCCGCAACGGCGGCTTCGAAGCCAGGAGAATGAGCACTCGCAGCAGGAAGCTGACGACAGCAACAACGCCGCCACCCTTCGCTCCCATGATGTCGGTCACGAGCTCGTCGTCGCCGACCATCTGGACGAGCTTGAAGTCCATGGTCGACATGTCGCCACGCTGCTTGGTCTCCAGGACAAACCTCAGCGGCTCATTGAACACCAGCGAAAGGCCGCGGGAGATGAGGCCGGCCAACTTGTTTTCGAAGGACCGGTGCCAGGTGCCTTCGAGGACCTGGAATACCTGTAGTGCTTGTTGCAGTTCCAGGAGGGCAGAGCGGTATTGTACGGTGTTTGAGCGCAGGTTTTCGAGGTCCTCCTCGACCTGCGCTTTCCGACCAAGATCGCGCTCGATACCCCTGCGCATGTCGGCCAAGCGCGTGCTGACGGTTTCGAGCGCAGTCACGCCGCCAACCCACGCTTGCGCCGGTACAGGTCGAACAGGCCATCGATGCTTTCCTGGGCGCTGTTGACCGTCCAGACGACGTTCTTCCACTCCACGTCCGCGAGCGCGGTCTCCGAGTCGTGGTTGAGCATGGCGCGTGCTTCGGCGTCGGTGTACCCGCGAATCCCCGTGAGGTACTCCCAGGTCCGCTGAAAGCTGGGCTGCAGACGCACGATGTCGAAGCCGAGGTCCTGGAGGGCGTCGTACTCGTTCTTGAAGCGCAGGTCGTCAAGGACGAGCTTCTCGCCGCTACCGAGTGACTGCGCGTAGACCTCGCGGAACCGCTTGACCCACCAGTTCTGGTCGAACCGGCGCGCCATGTCCGTACCCCAAAGGACGAGAAGCCAACGGAACTCTTCCTTCTTCGGTGACTCCAGGAGCCACTCGATGGGGATACCGAAGTAGTCGGCGATGTCCAGCCGGAGCGGGTACGCGAAGCTCAGCGGCGTATACCCGTGGGTGTCCACCAAGTACTTGCGGAGCTCGGTCTTGCCGGCCCCGATTGGTCCGGACAGGGCGATGCGGGAAGGGAGCAGATCAGCCATTCATTGCCTCCAGGAGCGCTTCGGCGTCAGAGATGGCGACTTCAGCCAGCTTCTCGACTTGCTCGGCGAGAGACTTCTTCACGTCAAAGCCCTCGTCCTCGAACCACGCAAGAATCTCATCGCGGGCGGCGATGGCGTTATCGCGCGCAGCTTCAAGCTGAATGCGTTTCACCTTCGCTGCTTCGAGGTCTCTCTGTAGCTGCTTCAATTCCGCAGCCCGGTCAACTACCTGTGCCATAGCCGGCTTCCTCCATGTAGTGGCGTACGCGAGCCATGACTGGCTCGGGAACTTCGAGAGCAGACAAGACCTGACCGAAGTCGAGGTCGTCGAGCGACATCATCGAGCGCGCGTCGCGCGCCAGGTCCGTCAACTCCGGGTCAATCAAGTACTCCGGCATCGTGTCCGAAGAGACGAACACGTCCTGCCAGGGGACAGCGCACTTCAGCTTGTACGGGACAACCTCCGCGTACACATCGCCGTCACCTGAATTGCGGTGCAGGTCGATGAGCGGAACGACGACGTCACGCATCTGTGTGCGCGAACGCCTGGCGAGAGAGCCGTACTGGACGAACTCCGTACCACCTACCAGCTGACTACCGTAGTCGTGGTGAAGATGGCCGCACAGGACCATGTCCACGCCGCGCTTTGGGAACTCCGTGTACGTGACGTGCGGGTACGGCAGCTGCTCCTTATCGGGAGCGACAGCGCCGTGAGTCATCAGGATGTGGTAGTCCGTGTTTCGCAGCCGCTTCGACGTGAAGAAGCTTGCTTCGGACTCACCATCCTCGTGGTAGTTGAAGGGAGTGACCTGGATCTTGAAGCCCTCATACATCTGCGGGAAGAACACATCGTCGACCAGCTGGATGGCTCCGCTGGATGCCAGGACGCCGAGTGGCTGCTTCCACAGGCTCGCCATGCCTTCCTCAGAGAGGTCGTGGTTGCCGGCGATTGCCCAGACGGGCAGCTTTGCTGCATGCATCTCACCGAACAGGTCGATGAGCCACTTCACAAGACCGTGCGATACGTGGTTCGGCCGCTTCGAATCAAACAGGTCGCCGGTCATGAAGAGATGGCGCTTCTGGGCCACACAGAGGTCCACGACCTCGCGCATCTTTGCCTTCATCTCGTCGGGGTAACTGGCCGCTCTGTTACCAACTGGCCGGTCACAAAGGTGCTGGTCGGTGATGTGCGCGAAGCGAAAGATGTCAGGCATGCAAAAGCATTGTGACTTGCTGAGTACTGACTGTCAACGAGGTTGGTCTACGTAGCTTGAGGACGGAACGGGCCACACCCCGGTACTCGCGTCTCAGCTGAGGGCGAACCAGGAATCGTGACGATGCACTTCCACCAGACGGCCACGGAGTCTTCGAACGTGTTGAAGGACGTGCTCGGGAAGCGGAAGTCGATGATGCCATCAGTCCCGAAGGGAAGGTTCGTGAACCACTCCGCGTCATCCGTGGTGTTGAACGAGATGATGGCAGACCCGTCAGCTGTCAAACGAGTCGCCTTCAATAGGATCACTGCTGACGCACCGGTCAGGTTCCGCGGCCGGCCGTGACCGTCACGCACGCGAAGACGGATGGGGTGGTCGGTCCCGAGTACCGGTTCAAGCGGAGTGATGACTGGTGAGTTCACAGGGCCCCTTTAGTACTGGTCATTGAGGTTCGGGTCTGTGTACCAGAGCCCGTCTACGTCTTGGGCGTCGGCGTACCCTTCGATGACCTGAGCGAGGGGAAGGAGGCCTGTAATCTCAGTGTACGCCTCAATGATGCCCAGGATGATGGACAGGCGCGCGAGTGCGACGCGAGCTTCAATCGGAAGGACCTGGAGCAGGCGTACGGTCTGCGTTGCCTCGAAGGCCGTCTCGATGAGCTTGGCGACGCCAAGGTTGGCTTCGAGAGTGAAGACCTCGTCCACCAGGAGCTCTTGCAGGGCCTCGATGGGGCCTTCCTTGGCGAGCGCGAGGCGCTGCGCGGCTTCGATGATCGCGACGTTGCCGCGCGTCACACCGCTGAGTGCCTCCACCTTCAGCTGCTCTACGACGAGGTTGACGCCAACCAAGCCTTCGGTCTTAAGGCTCAAAGCCATAAGCAGTGAGCCATAGGCTTCTATAGGAAAGACCTTAGACGCGGTCAGGTTCAGGAGCGCCTCAACCGGTACCAGCTCATCCTTGGTGATGCCCAGCTGTGCTTCGATTTCGACAGTCACCTGCTCCGCGATGTTCAGGACAGCCTCTTCGAGAGTCTGCTGCTGAATGGAGAGGATCTGAAGTGCTTCGATCGGCATGACAGCCAGGGCGGTGATGACGCCCGGCGAGCCGAGGTTCTCGATCTGGAGCGACACAGCGCTCGCGACACCACCGAGTGCCTCAATGAGCGACTCGACAGTCGATGCCAGGCCGCGGGTCGCTTCGCTCGGAGCAGCGACCGTGAACGCGACGAGGGCAATGGCTTCGGGATGAGTGACAAGGCCCTGAGAGAGGGCGAACAGTGCTTCGATGTGATTTTCGACCGTAGCCGTCAGCCCGCTCAGCGCCTCTACGTCGCCTTCGTGCACGGCCATGACGCCTTCGAGAGACTCGATGGGGTTGGTCGTTGAGGCGATAACGCCGTTGAGGACCTCGACCGCGGACTCGCGCGTCAGCGACAAACCCATGAGAGCTTCGATCGGGTTCCCGTTCACCGAAACCAGGTTGGCCAGCGCTTCCAGTGCAATGTCTTCAGCGAAGCCCATCTGCTGCATCGCTTCAATGCCGGCCTCGATGGGGATAGAAAGGCCCTGTGCCGCCTCGCTCAGGAACTGGACCACGGCGTACAGCCCCTGCGCTGTTTCGTACTCAACATCCATCAGGCTGCTGATGCCGGCGATGACTTCAGTGAGCGGGACGCTCGTGAGCCGTAGGTTCTGAATCGCCTCGATAGGCACTTCCGCCAGGGCAGAGACGACGAGTCCGTCATACAGGACTTCGGTGGGAGCGCCGAGAAGTGACGACACACCACCGAGGGCCTCGATGATTGCCTGCGTGAATTCCTTGACGCCGACAACGGCTTCCGTTGTGGCTTCAATGTCCACCGAAACGAGGGCCATGCCTTCGGTCTGAATCGGGTTGACGATCTCGGTGTACTGGAGGGCCTCGGTCTGTGCTTCCTCGCCCGCGGCGACGCCCTGCTGTGCTTCTGTGGCGATGGTACCCAGGATTAGCGAGATGTTGGCCTGGGTCTCCACGGGGATCGGGCTCGCTTCAACGATGTCCTGCAGCGTCTCAAGCGACACAACGCCAGTCATCACCAGCGAGGCCAGTGCTTCCAGCGGGAAGGCCGCGAGCGTAAACGCGGTCGTCTGCTCGACCTCAGTGTGCAGGACCGATGCGATGACCGCGCCACCGAGAGCTTCGATAATTGCTGCGGCCAGGGCGTTCGCTGCAGCGAGACCTTCGTACTGCACGGTCATCGAGAACGGCACCACGACCTGGCTCGCTTCGATGTTGATAGCGTGCTGGAACTGCGCCAGCTGAAGGGCTTCGATACTGGTGACATGCGCGGACCCGATACCGCTCGTCGCCTCGATAACCATTTCCCGAGTCTGCAGGAGAGCCTGCAAAGCTTCAGTCCGAGTAGTCAACAGCATACTCTCCTGATGAAGTGCCTCCAGCATACTATCTGATGCCGCGGAAACTTCAGTTAGAGCTTCAATCAAATTGACTTGTTGTGATGACAATCCACCAAGTGCTTCAATCTGTTCCTGGTTGGCCGCAGCGATCTGCTGCACGGCTTCGGTCAGCGTCGAAATCAGCATGCTTGCCTGCTGCACGCCTTCAATCGGGAGGACCGGCACCAAGCTGAGTGCCTGCAACGCTTCGATGATGGCTACGAAGGTCTGGCTGACGGGCGTCCCACCGCCGACAGCAAGGGCGATGTCGAACACCGTGCCAGAGTCCCGAAGGGAGAAGTCGAACGGGTTGCCAGAACCATCACCCAGGTTCTCTGTGAGAGCCGTGAGCGTTGCGGAGACACCCTCCTGGGCCTCGATGAGCGCTAGGAATGCTTGGCTGACAGGGATCAGTACGTAATCGGATGGACGTATGGCGATCATCGCGGCCATCATCGCGGCCGACCCCGCGTCCGTGTACGTCGCTGTGCCTGTAGCGCCAGCTTCAGTCGGCCCATCCACCCAGTACGAGTCGAGCTCTGCACCGCCGGTGTCGTCGTGGATCTCCGTCCATCCCGACATGTTGCCAGCCAAGCCTGCCCAAGCCCGCCCAAATGCGACCAGGAGCGTCTTTCCGGTGGTGGTATTCATCGACGGAATCACGACCGACGAGGTCGCGCCATCGTTATTTACTGACGAGTACCCATCGATCGGGACACCCATGCCCTGGGTCCCGACAATGCGTACGATTTGGATGTAGTTGTCGTTGTCCGTGGTCCACGTCCAGGTGAGAGCAGGCGCTGAAGCGCCGCGTCGAATCCAGTACCAGTACTGGTCGCACGACTGTCCGCCGTTGTTGCCTGCTGTGCCTATGTAGCTCCAGCCAGCAGGAGCCGTGACGCCCGTTGAGCTGCCGTTCTGTACCTGCAGGCAGGCGAGCAAAACGTCAGTCTCGCGCGTATCAGCCGGCTCGACACCAAGGGCTGAGTTGTTGGCTCCGTAAATTCGATGCTCGTAGCCAGCAAAGTCAGGTGCTTGCCCCTTCTTACGCAACACCGCTGACCAGGTGGCAGCTACGCTACTCCCACCGAGAGACCAGGTCGCGACGCCGGTCGTGCCCGGTGTCGTAAACACACGATAAGACATCGCGAAGCCGCCCCCGCCGTTACCGGCTGGGTTGCGGTTTTCGATTTCTGTGTGGCTTGTCGGGACGGTGATCGTTTGGCTGGTGCCCAGCGTAAGGCCACAGACCATGACCGAGTCTTGCCCCCATCGTGTGACCGACAGCGAACCAGGATTGCTTGAAGTCGAAGCGGTATCGAATCTTGGGCCGGTATCGAATGGCGAGTACGGGTCAACATTGCGCCACACCGACAGCTGTATGGAGTAGTCTCCAATGCTGCCACCGGTCGTCCACACGAGGGACGGTGCAGACGCGCCGCGTTTGATGCAGAAGACGTGGATGTCGTTGTTCGCCCCGTCTGGCGCAGAACCAAGGCTGGTCCAGCCAGCCGGTGCTGTTGGAGCGCCGGCGACGTTGTCCGTCACGTGCGCCAGGTAGAAGTCGTCTTCGAGTGCGCCAGGCACGTCGACCGCGGTGAGTTTTGCGGTGACCTCGGAGGAGCCAACGAGCACGACGTCGGTCTGCGGCGTATACGCTCCCGCAGAGGTAGCCGACTTCAGGAGAATTGACGCGGCACGACCCTCTGTTGCTGCTGCGGTCACGACATCGACAGTACCCGTCAAGCCGTTGGCAGAGAGGACCTTGTCGTAAACCTTTGCCGCAGCTGCCCCGCTGTTGTCGTAGCGCTCGTCAAAGCCCGCCGGCGTTGTTGCCGCCGAGTAGTTGTCCTCGACCGCGATGACGACGTGCAGGTCGTTGGTGTACGCCGCCCACACCGAAGGAGCGATGTGGCTGGTCGTGGTGCCCTCATGGGACACCAGGAACGCATCAAAAGGCGTCGTCTGGTCGACGCCGACGTACAGGCTAGTCACTACGTCCGAGAAGACGTACTCAGCACCTGCCGTCCACTGGAGCGCTTGGTAGTCGCCAGCGTCTCCTGGCTCGACGAACTTGTAGAGGACCACCCAGTGGTCGCCACTTGTCGGCTGCCAAGCGTCCCAAAGCAAAGACCAGCCAGCAGGAAGCGACAGTCCCGTCAGCACGGCGGACTCGTAGTTGATGGTCGCGGACGCGATCGCCAGGTCACCCACCTGTGCGTTCGCGTTGATGTCAAAGATGTGGGTGATCGTCTCACCGTTGTGCCCGGTGCCGCCCGGCGAGGCACTACCACTGACGTCGGAGCGCCGCCAGTATGCATTCGGCAGTTCGCTTCCTTGCTTGCGCCGGAAGTCGCTCGTCGGAACGTTCAGGTAGCTGCTGAACGTGAAAAGGCCGGACTTGATGGTGTAAGGGTTGGCGGTACCTTCCTGCCACACGGTAAGGATCCGCCCATCGGGCGTGACTGCTGCCATTGGTGCCCGGCGGTCCGCCGACGTCGTGTCTGTCAGGTCGACGATCGGGCCCCAAGCCCTGGCGTCGGCCATCCAGCGCCGATACGCAATGCGGTAGTTGCCTGCGCCGATGTACCGGGAGTACACCATCACCAGGTCAGGTGAGTTCGGGACGCGGCAAAGACTCGGCTGCCGGTCCTGGAAGCTCCCGCCCAGGTGAGCGCCGTTTGCCCACGTGTCTGACCAGGATTCGTAGTAGGTGTATCCGATCTTCGTGTCGTTGGTATCGCCCTTGCCCCAGACGTACACAAACACACCGTTGCCGTCGGCCATCCCGTGTGCACGGTCAGCCCAGTTGTTCCAGATGACCGCTTCGGCATCTGTAGACGGATCCTCGGTCTGCTGCGTGGACCAAGTCGTGAGCCCGTCGGTAACTAGGTGCCTACGCCAACCGACCACATCGCCACCTGTCGCGGTGACAGCCAGCAGAGTTGCGCGATCGGGACCACACACACCCATAGCGGTGTAGCTCTGAGTCCCGCTGAGGTCAGACGTGCTGAGGGACTGAGTCCAGGTGGCTCCAGCATCGGTTGAGTAGAAGAACCGCTGGCTCCACGAACCTACCCACGCCCCCATGTGGACCCACATGTAGCCACGGGCATCGACCGAGATGTGTCCGTTTTCAGCAACGTTCGTACCCCAGTCGACTCCAGATGAGTCGATAGCGACGGGGCTGGACACGGACCACGTACCACCGCTGCGCGTCAGCCTATAGAAGTTCAGGTTGGCTGTGTACGAAGACGTGACGACGTATATGCAGTCCTGGAGCTCGTCGTAGCGTACAGCCCTGAGGTACTGGCTGGAGATGGTTTGTGGCAGCAGCCACCCGGTGTACGCACTGTTCGCTACCGAGAACACGGTGTTCGAACCGTTGTACCATGCCAGGAACGCTTGCCCGTTGTTGGTGATGATCAGGCTATCTGGCGTGGACTTCAGTGTGTCAGCAGAGCTGGTGCCGGGGTTGTCCGCGACGACGTCCACGAGAAGCTCGATGATCGCCCCGCCAAACGATCCAACCTGCGTACCGAGGTCGCTGAACGTGGCTGTAGGACTGGTCGCGCCGGTACGCTGAAAGGCAAACGACGATATGTACGCGAGATCGTTGTTGACCAGCTGCGTGTAGTCCGTAGGCACGCTAACTGTGCCGTTAGCGTCGTTGGACTTTGCGCCAAGTACCAGCACATAGTTTGTAGGTGTCGGGTCACCTCCGAGGCTCACCGCACTAGCTTCGGTGTTTCCTCCACCTTCGTTCGTCGCCGTAAGTACAATGGCTTGCGCTTCGGCATTGTTGGGGTCGAAGTCGCCAGAGTTAGGTGTGACTTCGACAATGACCCAGGCATAGTGATAGTGCTGGATGGACGCAGTGACGTCTATTTGCAGTGTGCGAGCACCGCTCGTTGGAATACATGTGAACAACGCGCCTCGGCAGTCGAAAAACGTCTCCGTGTTCCATGCGACTTCGTTGCTTTCACCGACCTTCGTCCAAGTATCTGACGTACCGGCTGTGGTCGTAACAGCTATGGGCGTTGTGCCCTCATTGTGCCCGTTCTCCTCCACCCACACGTACAAGTAGACCTTACCGCCAACAGTCGGCGTGAAGCTGCCCGTTGAAGTAGTCTCTGAAGGTACGCCTACCGTGCCGCCTGACGCAATGTGGGTTATGGTCGGCATCTATGGTCAGGCCGTCTGAATCGAATAGGTCTCGCAGGTGATGGCGTGGCTACCGCCCGTACTGTCCAACGCCGCACCGCTCTGGTTCTCCACCGCGACTTTGAATTTCTTGGGCAGGTAAGGGACCAACCTGAAAGCCTTGATGTACGTCGTCGCGTTGGCGACAAGTGCGATTGCCCCTAGCAGGACGCCTCCGTTCGCAGTGCTGTCCGGATAGGTCGTGCCGTTGTCCGCGGACGGAAGCAGGTACACGTTCGCCAGGCCGGTAGCAGACACGCCGGAAGCACCCGTCTTGAGCTTGACGACCAGCCAGCCGTCCGTATCGAGGTTGCTGGAGTTGTCGATTTCGCTTGACGCAACGAACGTGTTGTTCGCCAGCGACGCGAGCGTGATCGTCACCGTCGGGTTGTGGGCGAGTGCCTTCGAAGTGGTCATGACTGTGTACCTTTCATGAGGAAGCCACGCCCTTCCAGGACGCGCCCGTGTGTGTTGCGTTTTCCATGCAGACGGCGAACACGTCGTCGACGTTGTCGTACCAGGTGAACGTGTAGTCGCCGCCGGCCGATGTCGTGACGACTCCGATGAGTTCGTTGTTGTACTCACGGAAGATGCGCACGCTGAGCCCGGCCCCGTCGGCGTCCACGTAGCCGCTCACCGCGCCCGCAACCGTCCACGTCATCGCGTGGTAGGTGGTCCACATGCTCCAACTCGCATACACGCTGGGGGAGGCGTCGAGTCGCCAGCTGCGGGTTACTTCAAGGTCAAGACGCTCTGTGTCGGGATCTGCCGGCCAGCGTTTGAAGGCGGATCTGGGAGCTCCGTAGAGTGTGACGTTGGTGTTCTTCTCCACGTCCTGCGTTGCCATACCCGAGTACAGCGGCTCCCAGCCTTCACCAGGACCTTCACCGCTGGCGCGCTCTGCCTGCAGCGCAACCGCGCTGGCAGCGACCGACGACCCGTGCACAACAACTTCGCTAACCAACCCCATAACGTAATACGACGTCTCTGCGAGGGTTGCGGCAGCTACGGTGTTAACGACGCGCCCCTGCGATGTAGCCGCGTTGTTCGGCGCGATGAGCTGATGGGTGGTGTGTGCGTGTGCACCGGGGCCCAAAGCGGACACACCGCTCGTGTAGTTGAGAATCATGAACCCGCTGAGGTTCCAGAACAGGTTTGCGGTCCCAGCGTAGATACGCAGTTCGTAGTAGTTGCGCCCGCGGGCGAGCGTCTCGAATGCTGACCCGTTTGTGCCGCCCGAGTCGATGCGATGAACCAAGCTGTGCTGGCCCAACTCGAACGACGAAGTTCCCGCGAGGGTGTAGCTGGTGTAGGAGGCTTGGTCGCCAACCGCTACGTTCAACGCAACTCCGCCAGGTGCGTTCGTCTGCACCCAAAGGCAGACCGCGGACTCCTTCATCGTGATGTTCGTCGGTTCCTCGATGAGGAAGGTCCGGGACCAGGAGTCAGCATCTGCTGACGTCGTACCCGGAACCTGGCCGATCGTGTCGATGGCTCCGAGCATCAATGAGTTGAATACTGTCGTCGTGCCGGCAAGCGTGAACTCGTACGTCACCACAATCATGCCGCCTACGCGACCGAACCGGCTGGCTACAGAAGTCTGAAGTTCGAGCGACTGCGCAGAGGTGTTAACGACTGACGTGATGTTGTATGCCGTGCGGAAGTGACAGGCGTTACCTGTAAGACCCTGCTCAGACAACCAGATGTTCTGAGACCCACCACCGCCACCAATACGCATAGACAGTGTCGCGTCAGTAGTGGACGCACTGGACGCACCTTCAGAACCCCAAAGTTCCAGAGAGGCATTTCGAAGCGTGTACGACGCTTCTGGTATGTAGGAGCCCCCGTTGCCTATTCCGGGAATTGCGGTAGCCCCGCCGAGCGTGCTCCACGACGTTGTCGTGGCCGGGTACTGTGCTGTGCTCTCCAGTGGGATCCGAATCGTCTTAACCTGAGTTGCGCTCGTGTCGTCGTAGTCGTACGTGATGATCAGCTTGAACCAGTGGTTCGCCGTCGCGGTGCCGGCCGCGCTGAAACGCAACACCCAGTTTGCTGAAGAGCCAGACCAGTTGGTCGTGAAGTAGGACGTGACGTCCCGCTGAAACAGGAACACCTGGGACTCACCGCTGTTGGCCGGCGGGTTCGTGCTGGCGACGCTGTCCCAGGTCGATCCGTTGTAGCTGATACCCAGGGTCGGAGACGTCATCGTCGCCGCGGTCGAGATGTTGTCGCGGCAAATTAGTTGAAGCGTGACGCTCCGGAAAGTCTTACCAGACTCCGGCAGGTAGATGCTGATGTTCTGATCACGGTTGGTCGACACGGCGAGGTTGGTTGGGTCAACCGTCGTTGCGAACTCAACCGTCTTGGTACGTGTCGCCATCTACCGATTCCCTTAGAAAGAAAGCCGGGAGCTTGCGGACTCACCGGCTTGATGCGAATTCAAAAAGCGCCGCAACGCACCGTGCCGCCGAAGCGAACCACGGGAGGTACTGGGTTAGACGGTTGAGCCGGCTGCTTGGACGGTGTAGGAACTCTTGTACGGAGCCGCGGCAGCGGCGAGGGTCTGCTTTAGCCAGACGCCGATGGCCTCGCCCGCCGCGAGGTCCGTACCAGGCACGTTTTTGTCCGTGTCGTTGAAAGTCAAACCAGGGTCGGTGAGCCGGTTCGCGACCGAACCGGTGTCATCTTTTGAAGCAGCCAGAGCGTGCATGACGTCGGCTTCGGGGTCAGCACTCTGATTGATGGAAGCCGACAGCAGCGCCAAAGTCGCGTGCGTGTTCTTGATGAAGATCTTCTCAAAGCGGTCCTTGCCTACGGACGGGTCGCTGGCCGCGTTGATGAACAGGCGGCGGAAGCCACGCTCACCGACCGGGATCGTGCCGATCGTTGTGTCGTCGGTGTCGCGCCGGACAGTAACCACACCGATGGCATCCGACGCGAGAGCGACGCTGAGGATGCGTTCGAACGCGTTGGTGGAGAGGTTGACCGGCGTGATGCCAGTCATGGCGATTGTCTGAGACGCAATCGCGCCACTGGCGAGCCGGCCCTTGACCGTGATGTTCTGGGTGTCGCTGGCGCTGGTGGATACCGCTTCGACGTCGTCGGTCGCGGCGATGTCGGTGAAAACGACGCGCGTCTTGGCATCGATCGCACCACCAGACGTGGTGGTGTCGTCCTCCGGCATGTTAGCCGAGGCGTAGGCAATGATATCGCTGGCAGTAACGGGCATGCCGGAGTGCTCCTGGAGAAGGTATTGTAGCCTCTCCAGTATAGCGACTGATGCCGTGAGCCGAGCGGAAACCGATTACTAGACTGACTACTTGCGTGTAGTGGAGTCTTCTTCACCTGGCATCGGCAACGCTTCCCAGACACGTCCACGAGGAAGCTTCTCCGGACCAGGCTCTTTGGTGAGAATCAGGATGAGACCGATCACCATCCCGATGTAGCTCATCAGGGCCCACCAGGCGTATGCCGGCGAGCGTCGCCGGTTGTGCGCGACGAGTAGCAACACACCCATAGGCATCCACAGCGGGAACGTGAGAATGCCCAGGATACCGACGATTACTTCCAACTCACCCATGTCAGCTTGTCTCCTCAGTCAGTGACCGAAACTGTAACTCAAAACGCGTAAATCCACGAGCCAATTCAGCCAAGGCTGAGTTTGCTCGTGGATTTACGCGGCTACCCAACACGGGACGCCACAGACTCAGGTCTGGCCTCCAACAGGACCTCAACTCCCAGGCGTGCTGCAGCAGGCTGGACGGCATACAGAAACGGCACGTAAGGGCGCACAGCCACGATGCGCCGTTCGTCTAGGTCAAGGTACACGGCCTGAAAGATTGTGCGCACGATGCGTGCCTGCTCCTCTGGTGTAGTCCAGGGCCATGCCTCAGCAATCGCTTCCAGTTCTTTGACAGACGCCGCGTTCACTGTCTCAGAGGGCAAAGCCAACTCGGAGAGCTGCGCTTCAATGTTCCTCTTGTCTTCGGTGTACCGGTCCTTCGCGATGTCGCCATCAAGGTAAAGCTCCTGTAGCCGGCTCAAGCGCTGTTCGAGGCTCTTACGTGTTCGAACAACAGCAACCATGTCGTTGGGCTGGCGTTCTTCCGCCGCAGCACTCACATGCTCCATGACTTTGGAGATGCTTCCAAAGCTCGCCATGAGTTCGTGCATAAGACCGTCCACACGATGCATGCGAACAGAGTGAACCTTCGCAGGACATGTCACTTGCAGTTCGTTGGCTCTGCACTTGAAGCTCGGCGATGCGGTCGGACGCAGCTTGTTCACGCCTGTCATTGGCCTGAGCTTCAAGCCGCAACTCGCGCAGTGTGCAACAAATCCGAGAAGCCAATGGTTCTTCACACGCTGCGCACGGACACGCCCGGTGCGCTGCCTGGCGTTACGCACTACGCACACCTTGTTCCAGAGCGCCTCGTCAATCAACGGCTCATGAGCCCCTTGCAGCTCTGCACCCCGGTAGGTGATGTACCCGACATAGAATCGGTTGTAGATGATGCTCCACGCGTTGTGATCGACGAACCTACTTGGCGAGCCACTGCGGGTGTGTGGCCGGATACCTTGGTTGTGTGCCCACCTGGCGAGGGCGCTGAACGACCACTCACCGGAGGCGTAGCGCTCGAACAGCTCTCGAACGATAGGGGCTTCTTCCGGGTTCGGCACCGGCGGGAGATGCTTGCCTCCCTCAGCGCGCATGTACCCGAACGGGATGGTGCCGTTCTGGATCCCGTATCGCTCGGCGCGCGTGCGCAATCCCTTCTGCGCCTCTGCGCCAAGGTTCCGCTGGTAGAACTCTGCCAGCAGGCCGAACATGCCGGCCTGGAGGAAACCCTGGGCTGTCGTCAACTGGCTCTCGCCCTCGGTGAGCGAGTAGAACCGGACCTTAGCCTTCAGCAGCTCATCAAGGGAGCGCATGAGGACCACGATCTTGCGGCTGAAGCGGTCGTACTTGTGGACCAGGACAATGTCGAACGCGCCGGTCGCCGCGGCTTGCATCAGCTGGGTGAAGGCTGGCCGTGTGGAAGTGTCTTCGTTCGAGGCACTCTTGCCTTGATCCTCGTAAACGCGAACAACCTCCATGCCTTCGCGTGAAGCGTAAGCATGGAGGGCGTCGCGTTGGGCATCTATCGAGTACCCATCTATCTGGTCTTTGGTGCTCACCCGGACGTAGAGAGCGGCACGTAGAGGACTGGTCACGCGGCTGTCGCCTCGATGTTGTCCCCTTTACTTAGCGCCGCTCGTCGACGTCTGTCAATGACGATGAGTATTCGTGCGAGTTCGAGCTCTTGAGGCGTGAGCTCTGGCAGCTGTCGCTTGGTGCTAGCCATTCAGCTTGTCAGCTGCGACGTCAGCGAGGTGAAACGTACCTGCGATGACTCGAAGGATGACCACCGCGCCGATCGCTTCAGCGTACTCGATAGGCGGCATGGCGCTGCCAAAGTACTCAGCAACGGACAGGTTCCACCCTGCCCACATCGCCGCCGCGGCGAACAGGACGGAGACCAGGTAGCTGAGAACACTAGAGAGCAGCACAGATGCTAGGAGCGACTTGGTTGGCTTGTTGAGGGCTTGCCTGTAGATCACTTTGACCTCCCGGTGGTTGTGCGTCGGGCCGGAGCTCGCCGGCGTGTCGTCGGAGTGGCAGTCGCGGCCTTCGCGATGGCTTTGGCCGTGCGTTCCGCTTCAGCTGTCTCCATGGTCGCCAAGCGCTTCTTCAGGTCGATTTCCCACTTGGACTGGAACACGTTGGAGAACTCCGTGAAGTCGTCGTAAATCTGCGCCTTCATGGCGTTGAAAGTGTCGATGATGGCCTGGCAGTTACGACTGTCTACGTCGCCGAGGTTTCCGGCACTGTGCCGCAGGAGGGACTGCAGGCTCTCGACCATCGACGAGTAGTACCCGATGAGGCTCTTGACGACAGACTTGTCCGTCTTGTCAGACTTTGGGGAACGGAACTCGTGGAGCGTCCAATTGTGCTCGCCATCCCACTCGATGCTGTACTGTCCGACCTTGATCGCGGTCCTCTCAGAAAACACAAAACCAGCTGGCGGTTTGACGATAGGACGGGTGGTTGTCGCTGCGGTCACGCTGCTGCACTCCTCGGTCGCTTGGTCGCCGCGCCGCGGCGGTTCACTGGCACGTCGTTGAACCCGTACTCGTCTTCAGCGACAGGCTTGAAAAGCCGGCTCGTCGAGCACTTCTTGCAGCGCCCCGGAGTCGGCTGACTGCCTATCGCCTCGTCCAGGACCCACCAGTGCGGAGGGCACTTCGTGGTCTGGTCCGCCATCGTCACCGACGCCTCAAGCATTGATTGCCTCCCAATCCTGCACTCGAAGGTCCTGCAGGTTGCCGCGGACCGCGTCCCACACTTCGAAGAGCTGGTCCTTGTGCGGCCGGATACGCCCGAGCGGACACGCTGCCCAGTCCTTTTGGGACTCGTCGCAGTAGCCCAGGCGGAACTCGCCGCACTTCGGCTGCATGTACTTGCCGAGTTCCGGGATGACCCGCATGACTTCGGCACGCATCAGCGCCATGACTTTGCGGAACTCCCACTGGGCCCTGGTGCAGAGGCGAAGGTCAGCCATGTGCAGCAGCTGCTGGAAGTTCACGGTGACCTTGAAGTTGGTGCTCGTGGCGTTCGGCAGAACGAAACGAGCGTCTTCCGGCGGCACACCGTTCGACACCAGCTGGTCGTAGGTCCACTGGATGTTGCTCATCAGCGTGTCGTAGATGTCCGCGTTCTCGTCGTCGCTCGCGATGGACTTCGGGGTGATCCGCGGGAAATACGCGTCGGCATACGACACGTACCGCTGACTCTGCTGCTCGAACGAGATGCCGATGCGGTGACGCACGAATTGGTGGCTGAAGGCCCTAGATACGCCAGAGATGACGAACTCGAAGTGGACCTGCTCCAGCGGGCTGGCGTGGCCGGTCTTCAAGCGTTCCGTGACGAACTTGAGCATCGTTTCGCGGGTGATCTTTTCGCTCTCGATGCGGTCCAGGACCTGCTGCGGGGTGAGTTCGCTGTAGCAGACGCGGAACGCTAGGTAGAGCGACTTGATGGGGTCGGCGGTGTGCGAGACCAGGGTGACTTGCGGTTTCATCAGAGTCCTTTGTAGTTGATGACGGCGGAGAGCTTGGCGACGGGACGAATGAGGTCGACCGAGTCGGCCATAACGACTTCGATAGGCTTGTAGGCGCTTGGGGCTTCGTCTAGAAGTGCGTCCGCGTAGCTGTTCAGCCACGTCCGTCCAGCCATGTCCTCACGGAACTGCTCTACGTCGAGGGTCTTGCGGGCGACGTTGCGCCCGAGCAGCCGGCCAGCTCCGTGAGGCGACGTGCAGTAAGACTCTTCATTGCCCAGGCCCGCGATGATGTAGGTGTCGGTGCCCATACTCCCCGGCACTACGCCGAACATGCCGACACTCGCGTTAATCGCTCCCTTGCGGGTGAGCCAAAGACCAGGCTCGATCTCCTCGGCGTAGTTGTGGTGGCAGTTGACACGGACCCCGGTTGCCAGGGAGTCGACGGGCAGGCCGACACCTAACTCAACCGCAAGAATGAGGTTGTCCATCATTGCTTCGCGCTGAGCCGCGGCGTACTCCTGGCCCCACAACATGTCATGCACGTACGCGTCGTACTGCGGGGTGTCCCGCTGGACGTACGCGAACTCCTTGCTCTCCAGGCGGATGTACTGCTTGGCGCAGAGGTCCTGAGCGACCTTCACGTGGAAGTTGGCAAGCTGGTTGCCTGCTCCACGAGAGCCTGAATGCAGGACGAGCCACACACGGTCGGACTCATCCACAGACACTTCGACGAAGTGGTTGCCGCTACCAAGAGTGCCGAACTGGATGGCCGCGGTGGCGCGGAACGAGTCCTTACCCTTCAGGACATTCTTCTCAGCCACGGGCCAGCCGTGGTCATGGAAGAAGTTCTCCGCCTGGTGGATTGGCCGGGCGTGGCTGTTGCCCATCCCAGACGGGATGAGCTTGCGGATGTGCTCCAGAATGCGTTCCTCGTGCCCGATGAGGTTGAACCGCTCCAGTTCGGTCTTGACGGCAATCATCCCGCAGCCGATGTCCACGCCGATCGCGTAGGGCATCAATGCGTCACGGGTCTTGAGCGCGGATCCGACTGGAGGACCGAAACCGAAGTGGGCATCCGGCATCAGAGCCAGGTAGCCTTCCACAATCGGTGCGCGGCTGATGGCCTCTGCCTGTCGCCGGCAATTGTGATCCAACAGCGAGGCCCAGGAGCGGACTTCGCCCTCGCCGCGGGCGGTGCTTGTCTTGAATACTTCGATGGCCATTAGAAGCCTGGCTCCTCTGTTTTGAACGCCTCGATGGGGTTCAGGAAATCGTTGTCGTCTCTGCCGTCCTCGAAGTCGTACCCGTCGGGGAAGTACTCGTCGCAGTGGCAGCAGTGGTAAGCGAGCGTCTGCCCGGGAAAGCCCGAATACGGCCTTGCGGACAGGCAGTGCTCGCCGTAACAGTCGTTTGGGCATGCAGGCTCTCGGGCCATTAAGCTGCTACCTCCTCGAACTGGAACTGGTGGTTGTGAGGGTGAGGAGGGCGACCACCGAGCCGATAGCTGAGGTCGCTGAGGATGCACCAGCAGCGCCAGTAATTGTCTGAAGCTCGGCACTTGCGCTGGAACTTCGTGCGGTGCTCGCTGTTCGTGTACCGGTAGGTGAGTGAGCACCGGAAGCAAACGTGGAAGACCCGTTCATCTCGCATACCGGACGAACTGGTGAACACGGCCTCGATCTTCTCCAGTTTTCCCGGCGCATCGCAGCGCATGCAGATGGGGGGAGCAGGAAACTCTGCTTTCGCTACCACCGGCGGCGCTTTACGGATGCGGCTCACGATGTCACCGCCAGCTGACCGCAGGTAGGGCAGGGCCCGTAGTGCGATACCTTCTCCTGGAGAGCCAGGATCTCGGCGGCCACCGCTTTGACTGCCGGCTCAGCGCCTTTGACCTGTGCCTCCGCCCGGTCGTACGAGACTGCCTTAGCAGACGCCTGAGCTACCAGGTGGACGATGTCGATGCACTCATCAAGGGATCCAACCGTGACTGCGGGTAGGTCGCCAACGCGGTCTTCGGCCTGGGCGAGTCTCCGGGCTTGGCTGCAGGCATCAATGGCTTGCTTGACGTCCTGGAGAGCGGCGTCGATCTCGGCCACCGTGACCTTCGGTACGCGAAGGTCCTTCTTCAGCTTGTCGAGAGTCGCAAGCTTGACGCGCGCCTCCGCCACCACCTGCTCGACACCGAGCAGTTCTTCGCACTCGGTCTCCCAGGCGAGGAGCCTTTCCTGCGCTTCATCGAGGCCAGCGAACGCCGCGAGCTGCTCTTCTTTGGCGGTGACCTGGTCGTCCAGGTCTGCTGCTCGCTGGCGAGCCCGCTTCAGGTCGCGGTTGCATTCCGCCGCAGCCGAGACCACGACGTCGAGCTGAGTCATCTTGGCGAGGACCCGAGCGGCCTTGCCGGCACTTTCGCGGAGGAGGAACGGCGGGTCGAACTGGTCGCTTACCTGCGGGGTCAGCTTGGTCCCATCAACGTCCAGGGTGCGGATACCGAGCAGCGCCTGGATCTCTTCCGGGACGCTCTGTCCAATCTTCGTGAAGACGCGCTCCCCTTCGGTGCCCTCGTCAACGACGTAGCGGCCGGTCTTACCCTTCATCCAGGTGACTTTGTTCCCGGACGAGAGCTCAACGGTGACAGCGGCGTACGCCTCCCCGCGGTGGATGAACTCGTTGCCCGCCTCATTGAAGGCCAGGGCCGCGAGGGCCCGCACAGCCGCGGACTTGCCCTTGTTCGACTCACCGACAACAACTGTCAGGGGAGCGAGTTCGAGGCTCACGTCCTTCAAGCTTTGGTAGTTCTCGATCTGCACTGACTTCAACATCAGGCTGCCTCGTCCATTTCCATGTCTTCGTCGATCTCGTCGTCCACGACGTCGTCGAGGATGTGCCACATGCGAGACTCGGGCGGGTAGACAAACCCAGCCGGCAGTTTCGAATGCAGTATCCCGAGCAGGTCAGGGTTGTCGCGGAGGACGCGGGTGAATTCCTTCTGGTAGAAGGTCTTGGACTCTTTGCCTTCGATGTCCAGGGCGTACCGCGAGCCCTTCTTGACGATCACGCCAGTCTGCAGGCCCAGCTGGAAGAACCCTTCGATGATGTTGATGCCTCCAGGATTCGCGAAGCTGACTTCGAACGTGGCTTCACGAAATGGCGCGGCAATCTTGTTCTTCTTGTTGCGGGCGCGAGACGTGATCCCAATGATTTCCTTGGTCTTGGGATCCGGAATCTTCGTGACTTGCGCCACTTCCATACCG